TCAGGAGAAGAGCGCGCGCCAGGTCTTCGGGCCAGGGAGGCCGTCGGCGTCGCCGCGCAGGTCCGGGCGCGAGAGCTGGAAGTCGCGAAGGTTCTTGCGGTCGGCCTCTGACCACTTCGAGCCGGGCCCGGAGGCGTAGTGCTTGCCGAAGCCGCGGGCGACGAGCTGCTTGCCGAGCATGGTGATATGCGCGTTGTTCTTTCCGGGCCCGAAGTAGGAGGTGCCGGGGAAGGGCGGCATGGGCTTGGCAGCGGACGGGAGGGAGCCGAGGAGCTTCCTGAGGGAATCCGGACCCGGAATGCCGTCTGCCGCCTTGCCCTTGAGGCCGATGGACAGCTGGTAGTCGCGGTAGTTGAGGGTGTCGACGTCGGTCCAGGTCGGGCCGGGGCCGGACGTGTACCGCTTGCCGAAACCGCGCTTGACGAGAGCTTCGCCGGTCCGGGTGATGTGGGCTCCACGGGCACCGTAGCCGTAGACGAGTCCGTTGATGGTGGTCTGGTAGCGGGCGATCGAGCCAGTGCTCGTGCCGGTGTCCCCACCGGGCGACGGGGCGGGCTTGTAGTCCCCGGCCGGCATCCCAGCGCGGACCCAGGAGTACAGCGCCGGTCCGGGGCACGCCGTGGCGAAGCCGTCCTTATGGCCCTTCTTCGCCAGGGTCCGGCCCGTCTTCCGACACGCCTCCTCGTACAGGGCGCGGGCGGCAGCCAGGGCCTTCGCGCTGGGCTCCTGGCTGCCGCCGATCGCGATCTGGACGCCGATCCCGCTCACGTTGTGGTCGGGGCAGTGAGCGCCCTGAAGGCCCCATCCGCGGCCCTCGTAGATCGTGCCCGCCTGGTCGACGACGAAGTGATAGCCCACGCCGGACCAGCCGTTAGCGCGGTGCTCGGCCTCGATGGCGCGCATGATCGCGAAGCCGGTACGGGAGACCGGGGTGCCGCCGTCGTAGTGGATGAAGAACTCGGTGCGGGCGCTGAGCGGGACGCTGTTGGGCGTCCCGGCCCAGGGCTTGGCGCCCCACTCGGCGCGGGTGACGATCTTCATGGTGGTGCCCTCCAGAGGCTGGGGTCAGGGAGGGAGCACCGTGAGGGCAGAGCGGGCCTAGTGTCGCGTCCTGCCGCTTGAGGAGCAGCGGATCATCCGTCGATCACCTCGGCGTCGACGACGGTGCCGTCCTCCAACGCGGGCCGGTCGGGGTACTCGACGGCGAAGAGCGTCTTGTTCAGCCGTTCGGCGAGGGCGCCGAGGTCCACGTGTTCCTCCGGCGAAGGCTCGGAGTCGGCGAGGCCGGTGATCTCGACGGCTAGGGCTGCGTCCTTGCCGTAATGGTGACGGTGCTGGCGCTCCAGGTACCACGCGTCCGCGCGCCAGTCCGGGGCGGTCCGGTCTTCGGTGACCTCCTCGACGATCTGTCCGGTCTCGGGGTCGCGGTACTTGCGGGTGGTGGTCTTGGTGACGATCCCGCCGTCGGCGACCCTTCTGATATTGGCCATGGCGCGAGCGGCGGCCATCGCGCGGGCCGTGCGTACCCGCTCGAACAGCTCGACGTAGGGGTCTTCATCGCGGTTGGGCTTCTGCCCTTCGTCGCGGGCGGCGGCTTCGGCGCGGCCTCGGGCCATCCACCTCCAGTACGTGGCGGCGCTGATGCCAGCGGCCTCGGCGGCGAGCTCGACCGCGATGCCGGACCGGGAAGCGGCCAGGATTCGGCTTTCGACTTCGGGGGACAGGAGGGTGGGCCTGCCGGCCCCGGGACGACGTGGCTTGCGGCGGTTCGACATGCTCAGGCGTCCTTGCGACCGGGCGTGAAGTGGTGGCCGCAGGCCGGGCAGGTGGTCACCTGGGGTCGTCCCTCGTCGTCAGGGCTGAGTTCGGCTTCCGTGCCGTAGCCGTCGTCGGGTAGGTGGAGAGTGGGGGGCTGGGTGTCGCTGTCGTGGATGGCGCCGGGCAGGGTCTCGGGGTCGACCTGGCGCAGCAGGGTCTCCAGTTCCTCGTCGGGGATGGCGAGGGAGTCGTAGAGATCGGGCTCGGCGGTGACGATGTCCTCGAAGAACGCGGCGAGCGCGCGGGGCTCCCAGCCGCCGTCCTGGGTGATGCGGTTGAGCTTGATGATCACGGCCTTGGCCTCGGTGTCGTTGCGAGAGGCCCAGCCGCGTTGGACAGGCACGAGCCAACCGCCATCGTCGTCGACGAGGATGCCGTCAGGTGTCGGCATGCCCCGGTGCTGCATCTCGTGCAGGGACTCCCGGCGGCCGTGGCCGCCGATGGCCAGGCCGGTGCGCTCGTCGACGATCGGCTGGTCCAGGAAGCCGTGGGTCTGGATCGATTCGATGATTCGCTCGATCTCGTGCTTCTTGGGGTTGCCGGGGCTCGGGGCCAGGTCGGCGAGGGGGATGTAGGTGGTGTAGCGGGGGGCGGGCACAGCCATCGGGGTCCTTCCGGCAGCGGGGGTGATGCCGGCGGCGGGCGCGGTCTGCGAGCCCGCGGACTTCAACCGCGGCGCCCTGCCTCGCACGCAGGACATGCCGTCATGGCCGGGCCGCGCTCGCCGCCGACCCGGCACCGCCCTCGTTCCGGATGGGGCAGTGCCGGGGCTCGTCTGCCTGTGGCGACGTCACCATGGGCAGGCGAGCCGGGCGGAAGGTAAGAGACGCCGGCCGGTTACGTCGTCGCGTGGGCACAGCCGGCGAAGCGGGCCAGGAGTGTCGACGAGGGCGGTTCAGTCGCTGGTCGTCTGGTCGCGTCGGCTGATGGCCACCAGAGGTCGCCGTCCCAGGTGACTGAGCCGGGGGTGCCTCGGAAGGCGAAGGACACCTCTGTGCCGCCGACGGCGCCCCCGCTCGAACTCCGAAACAAGAGTCCCCACTACACACCGGGTGACGGGTGCTGTACTATTTTTCTAGCTGGGAGAGCGACCCAGCTATCTGGGCCTAGGTGTAACGGATTTCCGCCCCATACGTACGTAGGGGCGACGCCCCAGCACCCCGCCCGGGAACCGACCCGAAGAAGCCCTGGGCGTACCTGGGGTGAGAAAGGACTGCCATGTCGAACGACGCTGGCCAGACGACGGAGACCCCCCTGTCCCTTGGGGACGCTGCCCTGCTCTCGGCCTTCGCCAAGCACTTCAGGACCCGCGTCGTGCCCCTGATCGACGAGAAGGCGGACGCCGTCAAGGCCCCGCTCCTCGCCGCTTACGCGGACCCTGACAGCGGCATCAAGTCCATCGACGTGAGGATCGGCGGAGTTCCGATCGCCACGCACACTGTCTCTGTCTCCAGGGGCAAGTACGAGGTGGCGGACGAGGAGAAGTTCGCGGCCTTCGCCGATGACTGCGGTGAATGCGAGGTGATCATCCAGGTCCGGCCCGCCTTCCGCGACGCCATGCTCAAGCGTGCGGTCTACGACAAGACGACCGGCATCGTGGTCGACAAGCTCACCGGAGAGCCCATCCCCGGCCTCCGGTACATCCCGGGTGGGAAGGCCACCGGGTCGATCAGCACCAAGTGGAAGGACGGCGGCCAGGAGGTCCTGGAGGCGGCGTACGCCAGCGGTCAGCTCCGCAGCCTGCTCAACGGGGTGCCCATGCTCCCCGCGCCCGAGCAGCAGTAGCCGACCGCCAGCCCCAGCAGCCCGGCCGCGCTCACAGTGGCCGGGCCCCGCTTCGAAGGACCTTCTCCTTGTCCAGCCACGCCCAGATCAGCCCTGCCCTCGGCGGGGGCATATCCGACCGCGCGTTCCGTCTCTACTGCTTCCTCGTGATCGAAGGCGGTGGCGAGTGGGTCACCGTCCAGGACGCCGCCGACGCCTGCACCCTGACCAACCACCAGGCGCGCAAGCCACTGTCGGACCTGCGAAAGGCCAAGATGGCCGAGTCCCGCCGTGTCTACGAGATGGGCTCCAAGGGCCGTAAGACCTGGCACACCCACTTCCGCACCCTGGACCAGACGAACGGGGCGGCAGCGTGATCGACCGCAGCGCCCTCCGGCGTAGCCCCCGTCGGAAGTACCACGTCGAGGTCGAGTCCGAGACCGTCCGCGATACCAACCTCAGCTACCGCTCCCTCGGCATCCTGACGTACTGCCTGGACCAGCACGAGAGCTGGCAGGTGCGCAGCGAACAGCTTTCCCGAGGCGAAGGGCGCGAAGGCCGCGACGCCATCCGGAAGTCGCTTCACCAGCTCGCCAAGTACGGCTACTACCGCCTGGAACGGCGCCGCTTCCGCGACGGCAAGACCGTCATGGGTGCGGCGATCAGCGAGTACCCCATGGAGCAGTGGGCCCGCGACTACGAGATCTTCGGCGAGGACCTGACGATCCCCGTCGTCGAGCAGCAGGACGGCTCGTGGCAGGTCCGCTACCCCGACGACACCTACGGGCCGGACGGGATCACGGCCGGCACAGTGCCGGGCGCCGACGACGCCCCGGCTGACGGCGAGCAGACGCCTGCCCCCGAGCCGGAGGTCGACACCGAAGAGGTCCCGGCCAAGGAGGCGAAGCGGCCCCTGCCCCCGGCGGCCCGCGCCGCCGCCGGGCAGAGGAAGCGCAGGCCCGCCACGCCGCGCGCCACGAAGAAGAAGCCGGACGAGGGCTCTGCGAACGGCGAGTCCCCCGAGCCGAAGAGGAAGACCCCGGCGCAGGAAGTCGCCGCCTGGTACTACGACCACGCCACCAAGCACCTCGGCCCGTACGCAGGACCCAAGAAGTCCGGCTGGTACTTCGGTCTGCTCAAGCTCAGCGAGCAGGCCCTCGAAGCCGGTTACGAGAAGCAGCAGGTGGCCAAGGCGTTCCAGCGCACCGGGGTGCACTGGCCGAACGCTCCTCACTTCCAGCGGGCGCTGAGCGACGAACGCAACAACGCCCCGATGCCGGTGCGGTACGGCGGGCGACCCGCGCCCTACAACGACACGGCCACCTGGGGCCCCATCGGCAGCGACGACCCGCCGCCCGCCCCCGCTCTCGACGAACCCGTCTTCAGCGTCGTCCCCGCCTAACGAGAGGAGCCCGCAGTGAGCACCATGACCATCGAGCGGCACCGCGGCGGACGGGAGCCGATGCCCCTGGGCAACATCGTCAGCGACCGCATGCTCGCCGCCCTCAAGCGCGGCGGCGCCGACCTCTCCCAGCTCGGAGTGAACGCCTCCGGGCACGACGACGGCGGACTGTGGGAGGACGTCGCCGTCCCGCAGGCACACGCGCGAGCCCTGGCGTGGCGCAACAGCGTCCTCGCCGCCGACCACGACGACTACCTGAAGTGGCGCCTCGCAGACCTCGACGAGAACCAGGGACCGGACCGGTTGAAGGGCTGGCTCGACAGCCTGGTCGCGGCCAAGAAGACCCATGCCCGGCCCAGCACCATGAACTTCGTCGTCGCGGGCAACGTCGGCTCGGGGAAGACCACCGGCATCCTCGCGCTCGGCAACGAGGCCAGTGAGCGGGGCCTGTTCGTCCGACTGGTGCAGCACTCCACCTACCTGGCTTGGCGCCGCCCCGACGGCGGGCCGAACGGCATGAGCAAGTACGACGTCCGCAAGCGGTTCGTCGAAGAGCCCGACCTGCTCATCCTCGACGAGCTGTGCGGCGAGATGGACGGAGTCCAGACCGACTTCGTACGCCGGGAGACCACCGACCTGGTCGGCTCCCGCATCGCCGCAGGCAAGCCCACGGCGTACTCCACCAACCTCCGCCGCGACGCGATCAAGGCCATCCTCGGCGAGCGGCTGCTCTCCCGCATCGAGGACCGCGCCTACCTGATGAAGGTCGTCGGCAAGGACCGGCGCCAGCCCCGGCAGGCCCTCGACTGGTGAACGACCCCGACGCCTCTGGTACATGCCCAAGGCATACCTGAAGCGCAGCAGGGGGTGACGCTATAGGGTTTGGGCAACCGAGAGCCGATGAGCATAGGCATCTCGGGCCGACCCGAAGCGAAGGAACACCCATGTCCAAGCTGCCTGCTGCGCGTGCCGTCACCCAGGGAGAACGCGAACTACGCGACTGGCACAAGCGGTTGCGTTTCGGCGCCGCAGGCGCCGGATTCGGCATGATGATCGCCAGCCTCTACCAGCTCCACTGGGCCGGAACGCTCGTAGGCTTCCCCACGATCGCCGCCGGCGCGATGGCCGTCTCCCTCGAAACCCTCCTCGCCTTCAACGCGGGCGCGGTCACGACCATCCGGCGCCGCGATGCCGATGGCAACGAGACCGGCTACTACTGGTCGCTCTGGCTGATCTTCGGATTCCTGCTCACCATCTCGATCGCGGCCAACGTCGGCCACGCCATGGCCGCACTCGCCACATGGTTCGGCAGTGGCCAGGCACCCCAGGTGCTCAACGAGAACCGTGCCTGGGTCTACGGCATCGGATCCGCTGTGGCCGCGATGGTCCCCCTCGGCGGTAGCTTCGGGCTGCACATCTCCGGGTTCGTCCGCGCTCACGGAGCCGGATCGGACTGGGTGGACCCTGACGGCACCTGCGTCGCCCAGGACGAGGCGACCGCCGCCCCGCCCGCCCCCGCGGTCAGCGAGGACGCCGCCGAGACCGCCGAGCCGGTCGTACCCGAGACCGAGGAGGAGCGTGACACCTCCAAGGAGGACGACGAGAGCGGCCCTAACGAGGACGACGAGCAGGACGACGACAGCGACGCCACGCTCACCGAGGAGCAGCTGTACGCGATCTGGAAGGACGCCCGCGACAAGAACGAGGAGTCCCGCTTCGGACGGTTCGGAGATCTCAACCCCTCGCAGCTCGGACGCCGCCTGGGTCACACCCCGCAGAACGGGCGGAAGAACGTCGGGCCCCGCTTCGAGGCCCGCTACAGGGCGGAGAAGTTGAAGGAGCAGGGCGGGGGCGTCAACATAGACGAGCTGGCCAAGGCGACGGAGTCGTCCTCCTGACCTTCGCTGAGAACGACGTACGACGCGGCGGGCGCACCCTCTTCGGGGCGCCCGCCGCAGTCATGAGCGGCCACGGTGGGCCGACGGGCGGGCGACGGTGCCTCGCGGAGCTGCATCTGACCCTCCGCCCGCCTTGAAGAAGGGCGATCACCCCAGGTAAAATTAGTACAGCAGACGTCACGCCGCGATCTTAGGGGCGTACCCGTCGCAACATCCGGGAGAGCAGCCCGGATACCGACCCGAAAGGCACCACCATGGCTGGAATCACCACGCCGCAGCGCACCCGCAGGAGCCGCCGGCCGACCGGCATGCCCAACCCGCCGCTCGTCCTGTTGACCGGGCTGGAGAAGACCGGGAAGAGCTTCGAGGCCGCACGCGGCACCGGCTCCGACCTCGTCGGCCGATCCTTCTGGATCGAGATCGGCGGCACGGAAGGCACGGCCGACTACTACGGCCGCGTCCCTGGAGCCGACTACGAGATCGTCGAGCACGACGGCTCCTACCAGGACATCCTCGACGCGATCCGGTGGGTCAACCACCAGCCCCGAACCGACGGCAAGCCCAACCTCCTGGTCATCGACACCATGACCGCCCTGTGGGACATGCTCAGCGACGAGGTCGCGAGGTACGCCCGCAACAGGGCCATCCGCAAGGCCGAACGCAACCGCTCTCGCATCCCCACTCTCGACGACCCCGTCGTCGTCGACTCCGACCTGTGGAACCGGGCCAAGGACCGCTGGGGCGAGGTGCTGTGGCAGATCCGCCGCCACCAGGGCCCTTGCCTCCTGCTCGCCCGCACCGAGATCGTCACCGCCTTCGAAAACGACAAGCCCACCCGGAACACCACCCGCAAGATCAAGGCGGAGCGCAACCTCCCCGCCGCCGTCGACGCAATCGTGGACCTGCACGCCATCGGCGACGCGTGGCTCACCGGAGTCCGCAGCCTCCACATGGACATCCGACCGGGCGAGACCCAGCGGTTCCCGGACTTCACGGTGGACGCCCTGCTGCGCCGCCTCGGGCTTCAGGACGCGGCCGACTCCCGGTCCGTCTCCGAACTGCGTCCCGACGCCACCCTGGGCGAACCCCTGCCCGGATCGCCCGCCCCGCAGCAAGCACCATCCCTGACCAGCGAGCAAGCAGCCGAGATGATCCGGCGCGCGCTCATGCACCCGAACAACCCGGAGGCGGAGCTGCGCGTGCTCCGCGAGCAGCACGGCCGCCTCACCCTCGGAGCGGTCACGACGCAGACGGGATGGGGAACCATGAGTGCCGATGACCTCATAGACCGGTCCCTTGAGCACCTGAAGACGAAGGCCGAGCAGGCTCAGGCCGAAGCGGGTCAGCAGGCCACAGGAGCCACCTCCGAGACCGGCGACATCGAGCAAACCCTGGGTGGGCCCGAGCAGGGCTCGTCGAGCACCACGTCCGACGAGCCCGAACCCGAGCCGGACGACTCGGTGCCGCCGCCCCCGGACCCGCAGCAGCCGGAGCCGGGACTCGAACCGCTCGAAGAGATCAGCGAGGCCGAGGAACCGCAGGACCTGCCCACCCGCGTTCCCCGCCCCGCGCAGGCAAGCAAAGTCGACCGCGTCATGACCGTCCTGCTCACCGAGGCGGAGATCCAGGCGCGCACCCTCGGGATCACCCGTGACGACCATCTTGCCTCCCTCGCGTCCGAGGGCGCCGTGACGATGACGAGGCTGCGCAACTACGTTGCCCGGCACCGGCACCAAGTCGCCGACCTTCTGGAGACGGACGGGCACCAGGGCATTGCCGACGCGTACCGCCGCGCAGGCACCCCGGAGCTGAAGATTGCGCAACTCTTCGCGCCCCTGCACGCCGACCTGGCCGCCACCGACTGACCCGGCACGCAACACCTCGGCGCACCCGCGAGCGCCGGTCGAACCTGAGGCGCGCGCCTCGTGATCTACGGATCGTGCAGGCGCGCGCCTCAGCCGTCCCCGCCCGCGCGCCCCGAGGCACGGTTGCTCACCGGGCGCGCCCGAGTTCCCTGCTCGCTGCGCACCGGAGCGCACTCCGCCCGTTCGCACCGCAACCGGGGCCAGGCGGGCGATCCCGACGCGGCGGCCGGCACGCGCCCGAGCGATCCCGAGCGTTCAGGCGCGGGCGGGCGCGCTCAACCGGGCCGATGACAGAGGCGCGCCGATGCGCCCCCGTACCGGCTCTCGGCAACTCGGCGCCACCATCAGCCGCCCACCCCAAGAGCAACCAGTTGCGCGCAACCACCTGACCTGCGAGAACGGGCGCGTTGCGCTCCATTCCGCAAGAGGGCGTCCCGGGTCGGTTGCGCATCCCGAACCAGGCGGACATACCGAAGGGGCGCGCCTCATCGCGGGCGCGCCCCTTCGGTGTACGCGTGGTGATCAGGAAGCCGGTTGCGGGTGCCGGCGCTCGAAGCGGCGCTGCTCGCGCGCCTCCTTGCGCGCCTGGTGCGAGTCGGCGCGGACAGCGTGGAGCAACCGCGAGAACTCCTCCGGGTGGTTCTCGGCGAGCAACCGCATCGCCTGAAGCCGATGGTTCGGTGCCGAGGGCAACCGGCCCCAGCGCGCCTCCGCGTAGTCCAGGGAGTACCGCAGGAAGCGCAACTCGGCTTCGAGTCGGGAGCACAGTTGCGATGCCCGGGCTTCCTGGGCCTTGCGCGACTCGCCCTCCACCTTCGGCAGGAAGGCGAGCGGGTTGCTCATCATGCGCTCGGCAAGAGCGAAGGTGCGCGGGGCGACCTCAGGGTTGCGGAAGGCGAGGCCCTGTACGAGGTCGCGGCCGGCGCGCGGACCACGACCGGCGCTGTCCGCCACGAACTGGCGCCACTCCTCGACGAACGCCTCGTCGTCGAGCTGGAGCAGGAACTCGGCCTCGTCGAGCGCCAGGTCCTCGACCGCGGCTTCTACGGGCTGGCGGGCAGCCCTGAGCTGATCGCGGAAGGTGTTGATGCGGGCCTGGTACTCGCGCTTCGTCTCGTCCGGGCTCTTGGGCAGGAGCGTCTTGAACTCGCGGGCTGCGCGATTTGCTGTGGCCAAGGTGCGGCTGGCCACCGCAGCAGCGCAGAAGGCCGCGGCCTGGACATCGCGGGAGACCCGACGATCCGTCTCGCCTCGGACGAAGGACACCCAGGCGTCGTAGAACGCCTGGTGGGTCATCTTCGTCAGGCGTTCGGCCTGTGCCGATACCTGCTCGGCAGGCGGCTGCTCGGCCATCCCTACGATTCCTCCTGGTCGCGGCGGCCCCGAGATACGGCTCGGGATAGTGGCGGTGGCCGCCTCGCAACCGACCCCACTCCGTGTGCCGGTTCATCGCAGGAGCAGCCGCTCCCCGGCCCTGCGCGCCTGCGCGGCGCGCCGTGGTCTCGGGCTGTTTGTCCCGTCGGCCCGACCCGGGAGAAGAAAGGCTTCCCAGGCACCGACAGGCAGTCCTCAACGCAGTGAGATCGGCGGCGAGGCGGCCACCTGAAAGCGAATGGTACCCGCCGGCCCTGGGCGGGCCCGCGCGCTGACCTACTCGGGGGCGTTCGCGCTGGCGGGAGTCGTGGCGCGTTCGATCACCGGAGCGATCCGGGTCGGCTTCCACAGCAGGTCGTAGGTGCTCTGCGACACGGTGAGGACGGCGATGATCGTGGCGAAGGTGAGCGAGCCGTGCTGGAACTGCTGCCAGCCACCCGACGCCGCGACCGTCACGACGCCGGCGACGAGCGCGAGGACGACAGCGACGATCTTCTTGACCTGGGGCGACCAGACGGGTCGCTGCACGATCGCGGTCAGCAGCGGCAGGAGGGCGCCGACCTGGGCGCCGGTGGTGAGGGAGTCGACGAGCGACATGGTGTGTGCCCTTTCCGATGATGGAGATGGAAGGGCGCGAGCGTGGACGACGGGACACGGTTGCGTCTTGTGCTCAGGGTCGTGCGGTCTCGCGCTGCTCGACGTCCGCCGCGATCTCGGCAGGCGGCTCCGGGGCCGTGCGGCCCAGCGCAGTTCGTACGAGACCACGCAGGTCGTGGATGTACTCGATCGCGCTCGCCTTCCATCGACGCCACTGGCGCTGCTCCTCCTGTAGGTCCTCGACGCGGCGTTCGAGGTCGGAGTACTTCGCTTCCAGCGAGGCCATCCGGTCCAGGGTCTGGGTGGCTACGGCCCTCTGCTGCTCCAGCAGGCTGGTGAATCCGTCCGTCACGGTCTTGACCGCGCTGGTGGTCGCGTCGGTGTCGTTCTTCCGCTTGGTCTGCCGATAGGCGAGCCAGGCGCCTCCGAGGACGCCGATCATTCCGAAGAGGGGGGCGAGCAGGGGTGCTGCCGACACGAGCCCTGCCACTGGCACTCCCTGGGCTATCGATCGAGTGTGGGTGCGCGGGAGCCGGGGCCTGGAACGGGCCCGCGGCTCCCCGCAGGACGTACGGTGCACCCTGCGCGGACTTGCGTCTCGTCCTGCTGCGTCATGCCGGGGTGATCCCGGCCGTGCTGTTCCAGGCATCGCGGACGGCGGTGAGGATTTGCTCGTCGCTGACGGCGGCCTGGGCGCTGTCCGTGTCGGCGGGATCGTGGCCGGCGGCTGCCGTGGCGGAGACGATCGGATCGGCGGCGATGGCGGGCGCGAGGCCCGGGCTGGTGAAGTCGCTGGGGTTGAGGACGCTGCGGGCGAGAGAAACGCGCAGCGGGTACCCGGCCGTGGTGGGGTCCTCGGCCAGGACTTCGCGCGCGACACGGGTGAAGGCGGTGCGCACCCGGGCGGCGAAGGTGGCGTTGCGGACGAGGTAGTTGTGCTCGTCGAGGAGCGAGCAGACGGGCATTGGGTTCCTCACTTGGTGTAGGTGACCCGCAGTTGAGGCGGGTAGGTCTCGCCGTAGCCGCGGGCGCGGCCGTAGTACGTGGTGCTGGAGTTGTTGGGGTCGAGGGCGATACCTCGCCAGCTCGTGCTGTCGAACACGCCGGTTATATCCACCCATTTGCCGACGTTCTTGCCCCAGTCGACGGTCATGGCCTCGGCGTCGCAGGAGAACGTTGACGGACGGCTGGTGTGCTTGTGGGCCTTGATGACCGCCTTGCCACCCGCGTTGCTGTACCAATGGTCGAAATAGAGGTAAATCTCCGCTTTGTTGATCGTGGCGCCGGTCAGATCCGTGGCGAGCGCGGAGGAGAAGCCGATGAGGCTCGATTGCATTCCGTTGGTGGAGCTGTAGTAGCCCTGCATGGCTTTGTTGCCGTAGTAGCTGTTGTACGAGCTGCGGTTGGCGTAGGACCCCGACCACGTGGCCGGGTACGTCTTGACGTACCGCTGAACCGGAGGAGTGGCCGTGCCGCCGCCCGTGTTGTACTGGCCGGTCTCCGGGATGTACGGTCCGACGTCCTCTATGTAGAAGACCCCCGGGTGGTTCGAGCCACCGAACAGCCGGACGGTCTGCCCCGCCGGGCCGGACTGGACACGAAACGTGGTGAGCAGCCGCCGCAGTCCGACACCGAATGACCAGCCGGACCGGACGGTCTCCAGACGAACACGGTGATACCCGGCCCCCGCGATGGGGTAGATCGCGGACTGGATCTGGTTCGACGAGATCGTTGGCGTCGAGGCGCCGCCATCCCGCAACGTGAGGACGAGTTCACCGCCGGCCACGCTCGGGTCGGCGTAGCAGTCGAGTACCACCCGGTACATGCGAGGGCCCTCGGCTTCGAAGGCGAGCTCCACGAAGCCGTAGTCCGTAGTGCTGGCAGAGACGGCGCTCGCCTGGTAGTCGATTGCGACGAGGCCTCGGGCTCCCAGGGTCAGGTGCTGTTCGATCGGGTCACCGCCGATGGTGAGCTTGCCGGCCACGGCGAGGTCACCGAATCCTGCGTTGCCGGTCTCGTCGATCGTGGCCACAGCGACGCCACCGTTGGACAGCGACAGGTAGTTGGGCCGACCCGTCATGAGGGCGACGGCCTCGTCGCCTGCGTCGTCGAAGAGTTGAAGGCCCTGCGGAGAGAGTTCCGCGCGAGCTCCAGCCGCTCCGCTGGAGACCACGACGCGGGCGGAGACGTTGTCGAAGGCGACACCACCGGCTGTCCCTGAGACGGACGCGATACGGATGCGGACCCGGGTCGTGTTCGCAGGCGCGGCCTCTGCGGGTACTCCTGTGAGGCGCTGCCACGTGCCGCGTACGGCGGCACCGTCGCCTGTGGTCACGACGCTCGTGCCGATGACCGCGCTATCTGCGCCGAGCCATTCGGCGTAGATGCTGATCCTGGACCCGGCCCAGTCGGCGGAGGCGAGATAGTCGACGCCGAACCACATCCGCTGGTTGGGGACCGCGGGCAGGTCGGCAAGCGTGAGCGCCCGGGTAGCGGCGGTCGCGCTGATCGCGTCGACCCTAACGGCGCGCGGCGAGTTGTTCCCCGTCGTGATCGACCAGTTCGCGGCCGTGGCCACACGCTGATCGGTGACGGCGCCCTCGAAGCCCGGGTCGGCGATGATGTTCCCGTCAGCACCGAGCGCGAGCCGATCGGCCGTGAGTGCTCCGGCCTTGACGTGGGTGGCTTCGATCGCGCCCGCAGAGATCTTGGAGGCCACCACCGAGTTCGCGGCCAGCTTGTCCGACGTCACCGACAACGCCGCGATCTTCTCGGCCGTCACCGACAGGGCAGCCAGCTTTTCGGCCGTCACCGACAAGGCGGTCAGCTTTTCGGCCGTCACCGCGTTGGCCGCGATCTTGTCGGCGGTCACGGCGAGCGCGGTCAGCTTCTCGGCAGAGACGGACCCGGCAGCCAATTCGAAGGCGGTGACGGCACCGGCCTGGATCTCCCGGGCCCCGATCGCGTCCGCAGCGATCTTCCCGGCCGTGACCGCATCGGTGGCGAGTGCTGCCGTCGTCACCGATCCGACGACCAGGTTCGTCGAGTCCACCACGCCGGTCTTGAGGACTTCGACCGTGACGGCGTCGAGCTCCATCACGCCGCTGGCGCTGGACTGTCCGCTGCCGTAGTTCAGGTACAGGATCGGCGAGATGAACCGTACGGCGTCGTGCACAACGCCAGGGGCACGCGGATCGGCTGCGACGCCAGGCGTTCCGAGGCCGTCGGGAGCCGCGCGTCCACGCAGGTAGCCGATGTAGGTGGTCCAGTTACCCCCGACGGGTTGGACCGTGTTCGAGGCGGCTACGTAGTGGGCTGAGCTGTACGTATTGGCCCCGTGGCGGGAAACGAGGGTGACTCCGTCGGCGGCGATGCCGAGCGCGCCCACGTACAGGGCGTCGGTGCCCGATGCTGAGCCGCTGGTGGTGCGGGCCCTGGCGGATATCCGGTACAGGACATCGGGGTCGTACGGGATCTGCACGGTGCCGCGAACCACCAGGTACCCGGTCGCGCGGCCGACGCTCTGGCCCGTCGGAGCATCCGCCAGGGGCAGGTGCTCGAACTGGGCTCCGGGTGCCTGGTTGAGGACCTGCCACGCCGCGGGGTCGGCCATCGCGTCGACGTACCTCTGGGTCACGCCGTCGGCGAGTGACCCGCCCAAGGCGTTCATGGTCACCGCACCCTTGGCGATCTTGTCCAGGGTGACGGCGGCCTTGGCGAGCTTGTCCTCCAGAACAGCGCCGGCCGCCAGAGCAGTGGCCCCGACCGCTCCCAGCGCGATCTTCGTCTCGGTGACCGCGTCCCGGGCCAGCTTCGTCTCGGTGACGATGCCGTCGATCAGGTCCTGCTCGACGGCCTGTCGAGGGGTTCCCTGCACGGCCGCTGATGCCGGGCCTGTGGTCGTCGCCGTATTCGCTGCCATCAGCCGCACCCACACAGGGGTGTAGCCGTCGACTGCGATGGTGACGGTACCGCCGAGGGGCGCCGTGATCGTCGCGACGTGGGTACTCAGGTCCGGGAGGAAGTCAGGCGACGGTCCGATGTGGACCTGGACGAGCGAGAAGTCCGTCGGGGTGGTGTAGGAGTCGTCCCACTGGCCGTCCCACCCGACGACGAGTCCGGCGAGGACCGGCTCCACCGACGGGGGCGTCGGGGTCGGCGGCGGCGGGGTGTTCACGGCGACCAGGGCGACGCCGCCGTCTGGCTGGACGCCGACCGAGCCGCGCAGCTCGCCGGTCTCGTCGTAGATGTCCATCGAGCCGCCCTCGATGGAGGAGTACGCGGCCTGCGACGTCCGTTCCAGCGCCTGGAGCCGCTTGTCGTACGAGGCAAGGAGCCGTGCCAGGTCTCCACCAGGCCCGGGGTCGAGGATCTTCACCATGCTGCGGACCATGCACAGGAGGTGTTCTTAGCGTCGCGTGTCGGCCCTGGGGCGGCAGCGTCCCCATGGGGTGATGGCGATCCGGATTCCTGGCGCACGACCTGGCCTTGGCCGTACGATCGGCTTGTGATTCCTCCCCGCGCACGCGGGGATTCTGCTGCTCCCCGCGTGTGTGGGGATGCGCCTGGTGGATGCCCAGGCGGCCTGTCGATGCCCCAGTTCGTGGTGCGTCGCCCACCGCAGAGGGAGGAACCACCCACACGATGCCCAAGCTCACGATTGCGGCTCTCGCGGCTCTTGTCGCTTCGCCAGCAGAAGATCCTGTGCTCTACGTCGACGAGGACGAACGTCTGACCGTCGGCCCTGCGGCTCACGCAGGGCACGCCAATATCGTGCTCCGCCAGGAGGCCCTGGTCGATCTGCTGGGGGCTTCCGCCGATGACGGCGTGGAAGCCCAGTGGAACGCCCTCGACGAGAACTTCAGCCAGGAGCACGTCCTGGAGCACCTACGCGCGGAGGCCGAGGAGGGCATCGAGCGCGTCCTGGCCGAGCGTCGTGACCTGGAGGACCAGGAAGCGGATGTGAACGGATGACCGGCGGACGGCAGGAACTGGACCTGCTTACTCACCCTTGGATCAGCGTGATGGACCTGCGGTCGGGCGAGGCTCGCGAGGTCGGACTGATCGAGCTGTTCGACCGGGCCGAGGAACTTCACCTCGCCCACAGCGGTCTGGAAGGAGTGGTCGTCTTCCGGCTGATCGCTGCCCTCTACGACGCTGCCGCCGGACCGACCACGACGGCGCAGTGGGATCGGGCCTGGACGGCACCCGCCTTGGACACCGCGCCCATCCTGGCCTACTTCGAGCAGTGGCAGGACAGGTTCGACGTCTTCCACCCGGAGTACCCGTTCCTCCAGTGCGCTGCCGTGACCCGACCGACTCAAAGCGTCGGCGTGCTCAACATCTCCCGCTATGGACGCGGGGGCGGCTTCTTCGATGGGCGACTCGCGCGAGGTGTGGACGAGCACCCGCCCATGACCCCCGTCCACGCCTTCCTCGCCGCCCTCGTCATGCTCGGGTACGACGTCGCCGGCATGAAGACCCCGCATCCCGACGACCCGCGCGGGAAGGCCGGAAACCGGGTGGGGATGCTCGCGCAGGTCACCCACGCGCACTTCACGATTTCCGGCACGGTCAAGGACATGCTGCTGCTCTCGCTGCCGCCTGCTCCCCGGACACCCGGCGACACGCCAGCCTGGGAGCGGCCCAGCCCTGGTCCCGCGCACGCTGCGCGGCCGATCACGGGGCGCTTGGATCTGCTCACCTGGCCCAGCCGCCGTGTCCGACTCTTCCCCGGACCGGACGGCGCCGTGCGCAAGGTCGGGTTCTACCCAGGAGACCGGTCAGTCCAGAGGACCTGGGACGAAATTGCCGAGATCGACCCCATGACCGCCTGGATTCGACAGCAGAAGCCCGGGAGGTCCATGAAACCGGGGAAGCTGTTCCCCGTCAGCGTTGTGGCATCTCACGGCAGCGAGCGTGTCGGGGCGGCGGCCAAACTGCTCACCAACTTCGGGCACTGCGCGGCTCTCGACCATGTCCTGGCAGCGTGCGAACGCGGAGTCCTCTTGCCTGAGCAAGTGGTCACCGCGACCCTCGCGCACGTCACCCACACCGACCCGAAGAAGTCCCTTCTCCAAGGGGTCCATGTCCAGCACGCGCCGCTCGGCGTTGCCGGTGAGCTCGCTCGCGTGGAGGAGCGGGCCGTTTTGGACAAGATGGCGAGCGGCGTCGCCAGGGTCAGGTCCGAGTTGGCTGAGCTGCACGCGAGGGTTACAGGCAGGCCGCACGCGCCCGCGCTCCTGCGCGACCTGTCGGGAGAGTGGGCGGAGGTGGTGCTCACCGAAGACCGCGCCGGGGCCCTCGTCGATCTACGGGAAGCTCTCCTCGTCGAGATCGACGACGTCCTGATGGCGCGGAACAGCCTCTTGAACCACGAGCAGAGGGCTCGGGTGGAGGCGGAGAGGAGGCGGCTGCGCGGCCTCGTCCGAGACGCGCTGGACCAGAGGGTGCCGGAGGTCGTTGGAACTCAGTAGTGGAAGGAGTCGGAACGGCGGAGGGTCAAGGTGACGGTGCCGTCGGCGCTGATCTCGTCGGCGACGATCCGGTGCCAGACGTCGAGGTCACCGACCCAGGGGACGTGGACCTGCACGCGGATGTCGTCACCGAGTGCCCAGGAGCCGAACCTCGCGTTGGGGTGGTCGACGATCTGGATGGACGGAATCTGAAGGGCCTTTGTCCGTCCAGCAAGCTCCAGTTCGCCCCGTCGGCGGAGCGCGGTGGGGGAGACCAGCGTCTTGTCGGTGACCGTGGTGACTCGGCGGAGTCGTCCGTCGAAACGCGCGATCTGCGCGCGGGCCATCTTGCGACCCTCACCGCGGCCTAGGACTACGACTTCGTTGGCGTAGTCGTCTCCCATGCCTTCCGGCCGGGCGATGGCGACTATGTTCTCGTCGCCGGCGAACCGCAGGTCGTGCCGCTTCCCGCCGAGGCGGGGTCGGCCGAGGCGGAGGCGGTGTGAGATCTCGTTGCCGTCCGAGGTGGCCCAGGAATGGTCCTCGCGCCAGTCAAAGGGGATGGTGCGAGTGAGGGTGTCGAGCGTGGAGCCGCAGTCGGGGTTGTCCCACCACGCCAGCTCCCACGGTGAACTTCCGTCTGCGGCACCGAGTTTCTCGCCGTGGTCGTGCTGGTCGATGGTGAGGCCGATGTTCCCGTACGGGCGGCTTTGGACGTGCGCCCAGATGTTCCGGAAGGCGTCGAATGCGTCAATTCGCGGACCGCCATAGGGCTTTGGTGGCGGAGGAACGCGTTGGGTTCCTTTCTTGCCGTCGACCCAGCCGTCATGGTTTTTATCTTTTCCGGCAAAAGGGTCTTTCGGGGTGATGAGCTGCCCGGAGATCATGTAGCTCTCGTACGGGATGCCGTGCGGGTAGCAGGACAGCCCTTCGGCCTGGATGGTTGCCTTCGAGCCTTCGTAGCTCGTCTTCGTGACGATGCCGCCCCAGCGGATATGCCCGTCGACTTCGAGGTACAGCTTCGTCGCCCATTCCTGGAGGATCGGCTGCCCGTCCGCACCTCGCATTCGGGCGTACTCCGGCTCGATGGTGCCGGTGAGCGAACCGGGGCCGGACAGCTCTCTCCTCGGGTTCGAGGACAGGCTGAGGGGCACATCCCAGTCGAGGATCGCCTCCGGCAGCGCGCGCTGCGCGATGTACCGCCAGGCCATCAGGTTTCGTCCTCGGTCGGGTCCTCCGCCCAGTCGACGTCGAGCACACAGGTCGTGGCGACGTCGGCCTGCAAGACGCCAGCGTTGTCGTCGTCGAGCGAGATCATCCCGGACAGGGTCTGGACCGTTCCCCTCATGGACGAGGGGATGGAGATGGTGTCAGCCGAGATCAGGTGGATGCGCTGGGAGCCGTCTCCGGCGCCGGTGTCGAGCGTGACCGACTCGCCCTGGAGCGAGCCGAGCTTCCACGCCGACGAGCCCCATACGCCGCCGCGCATCACCTGCACCCCCGCGACCGTGAGCATGATCCGGGCTTTCGTCGCCCAGGGCGGCACCTCGACCGTCCAGCGGGCGGCCGGCGGCCACGCGACCCACTGTCCCTTGCTGTTGCCGGCCCAGTTCTGGTCTCCGCTCGGCGAGGACGTGTAGAGACGTCGCCGAGCGCGGGGAGCCACCATCTCGCGCAGGTCCTTGATCATCGCCTGGGTGATGGAGGACGTGTTCGCGGGGATGTCGATGCGAGCGAGGGTGATCGACGAGTCGTTGGGACGGACTTGCCGGACGCTCGTGGTCGTCGCTGGAACGTTCGAGACGATCCGGGTGTAGATGTACGGGCCGACCGTTGGGTCTCCGGGCAGCGGCCACGTCTCTCCGGCCGAATACGGGTTCTCGATCCGGGCCACCACCAGATCGGAGCGTTTGGCTGCGCCGGTCGCGGCAACCGGCACCTGGTCCGCGCTCGGGAGACGCGCGGCGTACGCCTGATACCGGCCGCCCGGCGCCCTGTTTAGGATCGCGCACGCCCCCGGGTAGACGTTCACCGCAGCCGCGGGCGACGAGAGCGCCCGGACCTGAAGGTCACCCGAACCGACGATGCCCTCCCCGCCGGCGAATGCGGCGTAGGCCAGCAGCCTAGCCACTTCGCTGGAGTGCTCGGCGCCGCCTTCGGTGAACCACGGCACGGAATCCCACGCCACCGTCTACCTCCCTGATCATGTTGCTTACGTTCAGGGGCAGACGGTGTTCGCGACGGCCCCCTTGTGTCGCGGGCTCGATGCGCCGCCTACATGTACGAGAAGGCGTTGCGCCACGCGACCGTCATGTGCGCGGTGCCGGTGGCGTCCGCGCCGCGCAGCACGATGTCCAGACGCCCCGGGGGCAGGCGCATCTGCGGCATGAGCGGTGAACCCCGGGTGATCGCTCCGGCAACCGAGGCGCCACCGTTGCGCAGAGCCGTGCGCGCCCACGGGCGAGGATCGATGACGACGTACTCACCGGCCCCGAGGGCCAGGTTCAGGCCGAGCTTCCATCGGCCGATGACCTCGACCACGGGCTGGCTGATCGGACCCCGGATCGTGATCACCGGCCAGGTCGGGCGGTTGCCGCCCAACACGATCTCGCCCGGCGTGCGACTCGACGCCGTCCCCGTCATCGTGAGCGGCGTCGTGAGCGGGCCGGCCAGGCCGCGGTGCGGCGCAGGGTTGAGGTCGACCCGGGCTACCTGCTCGACGTCGTCGTACGCGATCCCGTCCACGGACACGAAGCTCGCGACGACCGGGGTATAGCCCTGCCGGGTCAGTCGGGAGGCCGCCGGGGCGAACTTCCGGGGCCTGCCGAAGAACCTGCGCGAGCGCCCGCCCTGCGTCGTCGAGAGCACGGCCGGAGTCGCGAAGCGGGAGCGTACGGCCTCGGCGTCCCATGCCTGTGCGAGCAGGGATACACGGTCGAGCACGGCGCCGTGGCGGCCCAGGCGGGTGCTGGCCCGGTCTACGGCGTCGACACCGATCTCGAACGTCAGAGTGGCGCCGGGCCGGTAGTCGAGACCGAAGCGGACGCCGTCCTGTCGCGGCATCGGCACGTCCCCGGAGTCGATGTCGCCGTAGGCGATGTCGACCTCGTCCAGCAGGTAGTACCCCGTACGGAGCGAGCCGAACGTGAGCGTCGCCCCCGGCATGATCCCGTTCCCTCCGTACGACAGGGTCCACTCGCCCTCAGCCGGAGGCATACGCACCTCCTCGCCTGATCCGGCGCAGCTCGAAGAGCGCGTCGTTCAGCGCCTCTCCCGGGGTGGTGGCCCCGTTCGTCATGGTCAGGTTCAGGTCTCCGCCGACGAGCGCAGGTGCGGGGCCGGCGGAGGACGTGGCGCGAGCGGCGGGAGCGGGCCGGGCGGACTGGTGGAGCCGCACCGCGCCGTCCGCGAACTGCTGGGTGTTCCGACCGGGGTAGACCACCGTGCCGCCGAAGTACCCGGCCACCGTGCCCAAGATCTCTTCCGAGCGCTTTCGCTTCGACGGCGCCAGGGGGATGTACGCCTCGCCGGGGTAAGTCTCCGGCTCCGCCCATAGCCGCATCTCGCCCGCGCGAGCGATCTGCGCGACGTGCCGTTCGCTGCCGTTCGAGAACGCCTTGATGCGGTTACCGAGCAGCCGGATGCCGCCGTTGGCGTACTTCACGATCCCGCCGTCCGCGTGCTCGGAGACGTACGGCTTGCCCATCGTCGAATACTTCACGGTCACGTTCACCGTCTTGCCGGTGAGGCTGTTGATCTTCCGCTGGATAGCCTCGACGTTCGAGACCGCCGACCCCGTGGGCGCGCTGATCTCGACCTTCTTGCCCTTGAGGTCCCGGACCTTGAACCCCAGGTCCTTGATCATCTGCTGTGCCGTCGCGGTCGGTGCCTCCATCACCAGCTTCTTGCCGGGCGGCAGTTCGGCGACCTTGTTCCGGATCGCGGTGAGGTCGCCGGTCGCCTTCGTGATGATCGCGTTGACCGTCACGTTCTTCCTGTTCGGGGCGTTCGCGATGTCCGTGGCCAGCGCCCCGATGTCGGCACGGGCGCCCTTCGTCGGTGCGGTGATCCGCACGTTCTTCCCGCCAGGCATGTTCTGCACGGAGAACCCAAGGAGTTCGAGCTGCTTACGGGCCTCCGCGGTCGGCGCCTTGACCGTGATCGACTTGCCGGCACCGAGGCTTTCGAGCTTCGAGCGCAGCCCGAGGATCTGAGCGGTGGACTCCGGGATGCCCTTGGTGGTCATCAGCGTGGTGATGGTCTCGGGCACCAGACCCATCTGGTCCGCGAGGGCCTTCGCCTGAGCCTCGGGGACGTTCATGTCCATAGCGAGCTGGATGGCCTTGGCGCGGGCGCGCTCCATGGCTGCCTGGCTCTTGTCCATCGCCTCGGACATGGGCATCATGCCCTGCTCGGACGCCTCCTGAGCGCGGGTTGCGACGGCGAGCATCGAGTCGCGCAGTTCGGTGAGCTGGGAGTTGAGGGTCTGACCGTTGCGGGTGCTGGTGTTCACCAGACCGTCGTTGTCGACGAGGGCCGCGCCCCACCCTTCGGCGCGGTCGATGTTGCCCTTCATCGTCTCGTCGATCTGGAGCATCACCGAGTTGAGCTGCGCGGAGGCGTCGTGGAAGCTCTGCGCGTTGCCGTTGAGGGCGTCGAGCGCGCGGCGCAGGCTGGCGGTGCGCTCGTCGGCGCTCTTCGTCTTGTCGCTGTAGCCCTGGACGGCGGACTGGAGCCTGTCGTAGGCGGATGAACCGGTGCTCGCCGTCCCGTTGACGGCTTCGTTCAGTTCCTTGGCCTTGGCCTTCGACTTGTCCAGTTCACCGCTCATGCCCTTCAGGGCGTCGGCCGCGGCCTGGTACCTCTCGCCCTGGGGGGTCATCTTCAGGACGTCGGCCTTGGGACCCATCGACACGTAGTGCTCGGTCTCCTTGGCCAGGCCGCGCAGCTTCGTCTCCAGGCCCTCGATCGAGCCGCCCTGGTCGAGGTAGGCGTCGGTGACCTGCTTGAGGGTGACGTCGGCCGAGCGGAGGGTGTCGACGAGCTTGCCCTTGCCGTCGGACAGCTTCACGTCCTGGAGGTACTGCGCCGCCTGAGCGCGGACGTTCGCGTCGATCTGGCCGTTGGAGTCCGCGAGGGCCTGCGCCAGGGAGCTGATCCGCTCTTCGTGCGCGGCTGCCGCACGGGCAGCGGCCTCCTGCTTCGCCGCGAGCAGTCCAAGCCCGATCGTCACACCGGCTATCGCGATGCCGAGGGGGCCGCCGAGTGCGGAGGTCATGCCGCCGATGGCGGTGGAGGCGACCCGGTTCGCCGCGCCGATGCCGCGCAGCGTTCCGGTCAGGCGACCGCCGTCGGCGGAGGCGGTGCGGTACGCGGCTCCCATCCGCTGCCACAAGGTCACCGACGGCCCGACAGCACCGGGCGTCCCTCGCATGACCGTGCCCAGCGAAGCAGCGGACTGCGCGGCCGCCAGGACGGACGTGCCGAAACCTCTCAGCATGCTCGTGACACCGGAGATGACCTTGAGCGCGAGCACCGTGCCCAGGAGGACGGCGAGGCCCGTGTTCAGCAGGGGGAAGGCATCGGTGAGCGCATTGAATGCGTGGAGCAGGCCGTTGAAGGCCATGAGGAGAACGCCGAGGCCAGTCCCGGCGGACGACAAGTTCCCGATCGCGGTGGCCAGGTTCGAGACCAGGCTGATCACTGCGGGCCCGATCGACTGGCCGAGCGAGTCGAAGAAGGTGCCCAGGGCCGGCATCAGCTCGACACGGATCTGCCGGATGAGGTCCGTGACGCCGTTGTCCTTCGCGGCGCGCCCCAGGCCCCGTACGAAGTCGGCGACCAGGCGGTTGAGTTCGTGGAACGTGGGGGCGGCGTCGCTGAAGAACTGCTTCATCGACAGCTGGCCCTTGGCCGAGTTCGCCCACCTCCTGAAGCGCAGGGTGGTGCCCTCGAAGCCATCGAGGAGAGCGTTGCCGGTGTCCTGCGCGGCCCTGCCGACGCCGCCCAGGCCCTTGACCAGGTTCCAGGTCGAGCGGCCGAGCTGTGCCGACTTCTCCCGCGCGTTGTCGAAGAAGCGTGCCAGCGCCCCTGTCTCGCGACCGGCCTGAACGGACGCTCGCGCGTGCGCGGTCAGCGACTCGATGCCGTCGCCCACCCACTCGGTGAGCGGACCCGCGGTGACGAGGAGGTCGACGCCGGCGCGGCCGAGGTTCGCGAGGCTGTCGGCCATGTGGCCGACCACGGTGCTGTTGCTTGAGGCGATCTTCTTGAAGTCGGCGCGGAACGGACCCGACTGCATGAACTCGGCACCGCGCTTGGCCAGGTTGCCCATCTGCCCTGCGCTGTCGCCGAGCGCGGACTTCAGCAGTGGGAGCACCGAGCTCGACAGGGGCTTGATCTCGTCCGAGATCTGCGAGAAGAAACGTTCCTGCACTGATTGGCGCATTTCGCGCCAAGCGCCGCTCAGGGACGCGACGGCTGAGACTGACTTGCGGGCGGAGCCCGACAAGCCGTCGAGAGCCTGCTCCAGGGCCTTCTGCTGGGCCTCGGTGACCTTGCCGTCGGCCGCTGCCTGCTGCTGGGCCTTGAAGGTCTGCTTCAGGGCCTCCCCAAAGCCCTTGAAGGCCACCACCGTGCCGATAGCCGCTGTGCCGGTTGCGGTGATGAGGCCGGGGAGTGCCCCAAGGACGCCGACGGCCGGCGCGGCGGCCGAGACCAGCGCGGTCAGTCCCGCCGCGTACTGGCCCAGCGCGGCCACTGCGGGCTGAGCGACGGAAAGGAGGGAGCCGAAGAGCAGCGTCCGCAGTGAACCCCGGCCACGCGGCATCCGCATCTGGACCGGTACGTCGACCGGGGTGCGGTCGGCCTCCCCTTGCGCACCCTGGATCAGCGCGCGGATTCGGTCCAGCAGGCCGCCCCGACGCCCGCCGTCCGCTTCGTCGTCGGCGGTGACCGGGACGCGGACGTCGGTGTCGCCGACCTGCTGGACGATGGTGTCCAGCTCGGCGCGAAGCCGCCGGTCGTCGAGCTTGACCTTGACCTTCGCGGAGAGCCCCTTCGACGCCTCCTTGACGGCGTCGTCGAGCTTCCTGCGGAGGTGCTTGGCGTCGACCTTGATCTTGACCTTGACGGCCAAGCCTTCGGCGGCGGCCTCGACCTTTCTGCGCAGCGTGCGGGCGAAGCCGTTGAGGTCGGCGACGACCGGCACGTCCAGGCGGCCAGCCTGAAGGCCCTCAGGCACTGCGGACCATACCTCTCTGCATCGCCGCCGCGAGCATCGTCTTGTGCCCCGTGCCCGGGGAGGACTGCTGCGGCGGGCTGCCGGCCCGCTTCGAGGCGGTGTCGGCAGGGTTGTACGGGCGAGGGATGGACGTCGGCTCTGCTCGTCGCCGGTCGGCCGCCAGGATGCTGACCTCTTCGATCAGCTGCGCGAGGAGTTCGGTCTCCTTGGTCCAGCCGTCGATCGGGCCGGATCGGGTGCGGGAGTCCTCGGGGAGGCCGTCGACCAGGACGGTCAGGCGCCTCAGTCCGAGGAAGCCGGGTTCTCCGGGCTCGCGCCAGATTCCGCGGGCATCGATGCGGTAGAAGCGTGCGAGGTCGGACTCGACGTCTCCCCATCGGTCTCGGAGGAGCTGACCAGCCCGAAGGACTTTCCCAGGTCCAGGCCGTACACCTTGACGAGGGCGACGGTGACGCGGACGTACGTGGCGACCGACGGGTTCAGATCCTCGAACCGCGCGTACTGCTCCGCGCCCAGCAGGGTTCGGTGCACCTGGTAGATCGCCTCGACGAACTGGCGCGGCAGCCGCGAGCGCTTGAACAGGAGGTCGATGATGGTGGCGGCGGTCGGGTTCTCGCTCGCGTCGAAGATGTCGCGCAGCAGACCGACGAGGTCGAGCTCGTCGGCGAGGAGCGGGTCGAGGGCCTTCGCCGGCAGTTCGGCCGGGTACAGGAACTGCTCGCCGCCGAACACGACCGGGATGCCGTGCGGGTGCTTGGCCTCGCGGCGCGCGGCGGCGTCGAGGTCGATGACGAAGGACATGGTGCGGGCCTCTCGTGTGCGTGCTGAGTCGCGGGGTGCGGCAGCGCGCGGACACTGGCAAGCCGGACTGGCTTGCGTCGCGCGCTGCCGCGAGAGGTCAAGCAGCCGGGGCGAAAGCGGGGTCGTTCGTGATCACGTACCAGGCGTCGGTCTCGTCGCCGCCCTGCACGGCGAGACGGAGAGGGAGGACCGATTCCTTCGTCTTGGCGAGGTCCTTGCTCACGCCCTCCATCTGCATCGAGCGCGGAATCATGTACCGGTAGTGCTTGCCGCCGTCGATCACCTCGATGCACGCGGCAACCTCGGTGCGGCCACCGATCCTGGGCGGCGTGAAGCGGTAGTGCTTCTTCGTGTCGGCGGCCGTGATCTCGGTGATCTCACCGCCGCCGTACACCGCCCGGAAGTTGTCACCACTCCACTGCTGGAGGTCCACCTCGATCGTCGAGGCGTCCTGCGTCTGGAAGGTGCGGGTCGGGTAGCTGCTCTGCGCGCTGCGCACCTGCTCGAAGTTGGGCTCCGAGTTGAACTTGAGCGAATCCTCCGTGGTGAGACCCACAGCGCGCCATCCGGCGGGCATCGCCACGGTGGCGTCGGCCGGCGCGGCGGTGCCGACGAGGGCGAGCCAAACGCGGGTGAGGGACGGGATGAGGATCTGGTTGTTGTTGGCGGTCTCGCCAGCCATGAGGTGCTGCTCCCTGGGTCCGGTAGTCGGGCCCGGCACCTTGGGGAGCGCAGATGCTTAGCGTCGCGTGCTCGTCACGGCGGATGCTGACCGCGATGGGGCGCAAGTCGGCCGCGCCCGTGGGGACGCGGAGTAGAGTTCGTGCCGTGACGGCAGACGAGGGAAGTCAGTTGGTGGAGGCGAGCTACGCGTCTGCCATGGCTGTCCTCGTGGATGAGATCGACACTGTTCAGCAGGTCATCCCGAGGGTCTGGGGCGCGGGAACCGGATCGTCTGCCGACTTGATCATGTGGAGTGCCGGGTCCGGCAAGAGCAACCAGGTGGTCTTCCTAGCTCAGGCCAGGCGACACCGCGAGGAAGCACATCGGATCGACAGAGCTGGACGCTTCGGTAGGGCGCTCGCCGAGGCGATGGAGGCCCGTAGGGCTGTTGGGCCTGAATTCCCTGCTCAAGATCGCCCTAGGTTCAACGGTGTTCCCGGCCTGGCGCCCGAATGGGGAGTGCAGGGAACCCTTTCTGGCAACGAGCCGTCCTTCGGCGATGCACGCGAACGCGCGGCGCAGCGGCTGGCCGCTGCCCATGAGGCCCTGCACGACGCCCTGACGGGTATGGCGAGGGAGGCGCGCGCCCACGAGGCGTGGGCCGACCTCCTGGAGAACGCCGTCCTGCTTCAGCTGGGCGTGCTGAGCGTTCTCGACGAACACGGCCCCTTCGTCCATGAGTGCAGCCCGTGTGGCCTCACCCGCCTCAGGTGCGCGATCGTTCCGCGCCCTCCGACGGCAGGCGCGTCCTTCCGCGACCCGTTCGAACTCGCCTTGGCTGCCTGACCTCCGTCCACGGGGCTGGCTGACCCAGGCCAACCCCACGGAGAACTCATGCAGAAGCCGACCCTGCCCCATGCCCTGATGGATGTCGTTCCCGAGAGCGGCCCCGTCGCCATCGTCCTCGGCATTGCCGCGGTGATCTTCGGACCGCCCCTTGGCAAGCTGGCCTGGGCGTTCTGGTCCCCGAAGATCCATCGTGCCCTCCTCCGGGTCGCGCGGAGCTTTGGCCCCGAGGTCCCCCCGCCCGTCGACGACCTGGCTGAAAGGGCTGTCGAGGACAGCCGGCAGCAGGTTTGAACCACGGCTTCGGCGAGCGGGCCCTCAGAGCCCGCCCGCCGAGGCGCCTCAGTACGGTCACTTCCTTCTCAAGGGTGCATGCAGATCAACAGGCCCATCACCCATCGCGGTTGACCGTCGACAAGCGGCGACCACACCAGCGTTCCGGACGGACGAACGCCGCTGACGACAGGCTGTCCGGTGCGGTGCGGCGCTTCGGGCAGCTCAGCAGCGGCGATCGCGCAGGTGAGCAGGATGCGGCGGAGCTCGGCCTGTCCTGGCCATCCGCCCGGGTCGCCGTACACCTCCAGCGTGACCTCCGGCTCGGTGGCCCAGGTCAGAGTCCGCAGGTCCCCGCCCGGCCCGTGGCTCACACGCAGGTGCGGCCACGGGGCCTCGGCAATGCCGGACACGCGGTCAGGGCCGCTGAGGGCCGCCGTCACCGCCGGGTGCTGCTGGAGCCATGGCAGCAGTGCCGAGACGGGGTCAGCCGAGGCCAGGTTGAGGCCCATCAGCCGCGGGCTACGTAGCCCTGCCGGCGGAGGCGGCGGGCGTAGTCGGCGTCGACCCGGATTCGGGAGCCCGGCTGGTACTCGGTGCCGCTGATGTTCAAGTGGTGGGAGAGGGTGATCAGCTCAGTCGGCCGGGCCTGCGTGGCGGTGGCCGTGGCGTCGGCCTCCGGGCTCGTGGGCGGGGTCTTGGTGGTCTTGGTCGTCATGGCGCGCACCATGGGTGGTCGAGTCACCTAGCGTCGCGTGGTCCTTCGGGGTGCTCACGTTCGGGCGGCGACGGCGGCGGCAGCGCGGGCCATGAAGTGCGTCCCCTCGGCGGTCAGGCCATCCGGGTAGACGGTTCCGACCTCGGCTTCGACCACCATGGGGGTTCGGGCGGTCACGGTGACGGTGACCTTCTTCCCCGAGATGACCGGCTGGCCGGTAGTGATGTTCCGCGCGATGCCCTCGGGATCGAGGGAGACGGTGCAGCGGCAGTTCTTCAGGTTCGCGACCGCCCGGGAGGTCTGGTCGCGCGGCGACTTCATGTACGTGGCACGGCCCACTCCTCGGTGCTGTCGGTCCCAGTCCATCGACGGGACGGAGAAACGGAGGTTGGCCGGTACGAGCTGGCCTTGCATCTTGGCGTGCGTCGGGCGCACCTGATCGTCGGCCATCGTGATCCATCGCTTCGTCGCCGGCGCCAGTCGCTTCGCCTCGATCTCGACCTGGAAGGCGATGCGCTGCACGTGCGGGGCGACCATCCGCGCGAGCATGGCTTCGAGTGCCGGATTGACGGTGAACTTCGCCATCAGGGCACCTTCGGCGGGTTCAGCGTCGCGCTCACCTGGACGTAGTCGACGGCCGGGCAGCCAGGGACCCGGTGGAGGCGGGCTGTCGCCACGGTCCACGTCGTTCCCGTCTCGTCACGGACGATGTCGCCGGGCTCTACCGGCCAGGCAGCAGGGTCCAGACGCAGGGACCATGCGGCGTCGGGCTGTTCGGCGGCGCCGCCGGGCCACGTGCCTCGCGGTGCCGGGGCGGTATAGGGGTTCGGTGGGACGGGGACACCGTTCGCATCCCGCTCCCAGGGGTGGGTGAGCGGGCACAGGGTCAGTATCCGGTTGGGCAGTACGACGGCCACGGTCCTCCTTTCGTCAGAACCACGGGCGGGTGCGGCTGGAGGAGTACGGCCACGGGGCGCGAGCTGGACGGCGGACAGGCTGGAAGGTCAGACGGCGAAGCCGGTTGAGGCTCCCGATCACCGGGGGCGCACCGGCCTGCCCGGTGGCCGGCGTCGACTCGTACGAGACGGACTGCCCCTCGGCGCTTACCGAGGACACCCGGCGCCCCGCCGCGCCGTTGCTGTCGGGGCGCTGCCGGATGGCTTCGGCGGCGTGCGCGACGACGTACCGCACGACGGCTTCCTCGTGGGCACCGTGAAGCCCGACGAGGAGGTCCACGTCGTACGTGCCGTCCGGAGCGGCGCGGTAGGACTCGACCAAGGCGATGTCGTCGAGATCGAGTGCCCACGTGGCTGCGTCGTCCAGGTCCCCGGATCCGTGAGGACGGAGTCCGCGGAGGGTGGTCAGCGTCGGGACGATAGGCCGATTGAGGTAGGCGGATACGTCGGCCTGCGCGTCGCGGATCTCCATCTCGTACGTCGTGCGCTGCGCGGGTGTCAGCGGCAGTGGAAGGCCGAGGGCATCGGCGACGGCTTCGGGTGATGCCACGAGTCCCTGCCCGGTCGGCAGGTCGAGCATCACGGAGGTGTCGGTCACGGCCCGCGCGGCTGAGTTCGGGGTGAAGGTGACTGTTCCCCAATACCTGCCGGCCGGAAGGGACGGAAGGACGAATCGATAGATGCCTGTCCGGAGCCGGACGGCAGGGGAGACGGAGGCGGTGGGCTCCCCGGACCGGTCCGGGGAGGCGTAGAGATCGAGACGACTGACCGTTCCCCCGGCGAGGGCCGGGTCGCAGTGCGCCCCGGCCCACAGGGGCCTGTGGTCGTAGACCGACATCCGGGCCGCCTACGCGTTCGTGACGGTGCTGCCCGCCTGCTCTTCGAGGCGCCTGAGGATGCGGGTGGCGATGTTCTCGGAGACCACGGCGCCCTTGGGCTGGAGGAGACGTACGACGGGGGTGCGATGGGGGCCGAGGTACGTCTGCTCGACCAGCCGGATCGTGCACGAGAGCGCGGACCCGAGGGGCGTGAGCGGCACGAAGACCTTGTCGAGGTCAGCGGGCGGCTGGCCCGTCGCGTCGTCGAGGATGACCTCCGCTAGGTGCTGGTCGTCGGGGATGACTTCGGTCGGGGTGACGTAGGGGTCCGGTGCCGGGGGCTCCGGTGCCTCCTCGACGAGCGGCGGCTCAAGAGGGGCGGCGTCCGGGATGGCAGCCGGTTCCGGCGCGGTGGCGGGCTTGGTGGCCGCGTCGCCGGTCGGGCTGGCGTCAGCCGTCTTGGGCGCGGTCTTGCGAGTGCGGGTGGTGGCCATGGGTCTCCTCAAGCGGTCGATCCGATCGCGCGCACCCTGCCGCTTCTGCCTGGCTTGTGTCGCGTGGAACCGGGGGCCCGATCGGGCCCCCGGCGGCTACGCCTCGTAGGTGTAGGCGTTGGCCTTGGATACGGCGCCGGCGTCGTCCGCGAGGTCGACGGTGACGGCACCGGAAGTGGCGCTGGGCGTCTTCACCGAGAGTTCCGTGGCCGAACGAACTCGAAGTTCGGTACCGGGCTTACCTCCGAAGGAGACGGCAGTGACGCCGTCCAGGGCGTCGCCCTTGATTGTGATGACGGTGCCACCGGTGGCCGGTCCCTTGGCCGGGCTGATGCTGGAGATCGCGGCGGGGGTGAACAGCCGGTCGAGTACGGAACGCCGCACGACGCATCCTGCGGGGTAGAGCAGGAAACGCTTCGAGCCCTCCGGCTGCATGTCTCCTCGCCCGTACGGCTCCGACTGGTAGATGTCCGCTGTGACGGTGACGAGCGGGTCGTCGAGGAGTGTGACGGGGAGAGCCGCCTTGGTGATGCGGCTGCCGTCCTTGCGATACAGACCCATGCGGTCCTTCCTTCAGGTGGTGGGGGTAGAAGGGTGCGCGGGGAGGGAGCCTTGAGTCGCGTCCGTCCCGGCGCTCAAAGCAGGCGGAGGTGGTCCCAGCCGGTGGGGCCGACGCTGAATACCAAGAGCCCGGAGGTCGAGACCTCGCCTGAGCGGGCCGTGTACCAGTCGGATCCGTTGTCGAGCGTCGGGGCCTGAATCCACAGACGCCCAGACCCGAGTTGCTGAGCCCGGAAGTGGTGGAAGTGGCCGGTGACGAGGATGGCGGCGTCGGCGACGGCCTGCCGTCCGAAGGACTGAGAGCGCCACCAGTCGGCGGCCTTGTCGGGGCGGGGATACTGGTGCCCGTGGGCGAGCCCGACCGTGGTTCCGGCGACGTCCAGGCTCACGGTCTCGCGCCACTTCTCCGGCAGTACGAAGGAGACGTGTCCGAAGGCGTCGACGTTGCGGGCGTAGGCGTCGGCGACCTGCGACATCACCTCGATGCCCCAGTCGTCGCTCGGCGGGCCGACAGCTTCCCGGCCGCGGCGCACCCGGCCGTGGTTGGAGCCACAGGTAGCGGCCACCACCCGGTCGAACCTTCCGGCCAGTCGGTCCAGGCCCTCGAAGGTGATCCGTCTGTGTACGCGGATCATCTCCGTCATGGCCAGGTCGTTGGTGTACGCCTGCTGGCCGGTGTTCTCGTAGTTCTCGACGCAGTCTCCGGCGTCCATCCAGTAGGCGGCCGTCGGTCCCTGGCCGATGGCCTTCAAGTCGCGGACGTGGTCGTCGAGTCGGTCGAGTCGGTCGGCAACTCGTCGGACCAGCTCTGGCGTTCCGCCATCCTTGCCGACCTTGCCGGCCTGGGCGTCGGCGTAGACCACGACGAGGGCACGCTCGCCGGCATCAGCATTCGGACGGGACTTCCGGCGACGGCGAAGCGCATCGCGTACGAGCGCATCGACATCGTCTGCGGACATCCACGACGGGGAAGCGGGCTCGATTACGTACCGGCATCTCCATACGGGCCGGGTGACAGCGTCGTCTCCCTGCTTGTCTCGGTGCCAGGCTGCCGGGTCGTGACGTGCTTCGACGAGGCGTACACGCCAGCCGTCCGGGATGGCGAGCCCGAGGTCTTCGACTCGGGTCTGCCAGTCATCCGCATTGCTGGGAGGGTGCTCGGTCGGCGGGGCGGTGACGACCATCGTGCCGCCGGGCTCGTAGCGCACACCCGCCTCCCACCCGCGGGGAGCGGGCGCGGCAGGGTGCAGCACTTCGCTCGGTCGGGCTTGGGCGGAGGTGACCGGCTGGAGCAGTGCGGTGAGGTCCTGCGAGAGGGTCATCGGGGGCACCTGCACCCGTTCGGCTGGCCCCGGCGCCGATGCCGCGCCACGGTGTTCGAGGCGACGGCGGGACCGTGCTGGCTCAGGACGGCCGCGATGGCGGTCGAGGTCACGGTGGCGGTGTCGAGTATTCGGCGCAGCGTCTCTGCGGTCTCGGGGGCGATGCTGGACAGGGTCGCCCCGACGGTGCACGGCGGGCCCTTCCGAGTAGTCGATGCCTGCGGAAGAGCGGCGAGTTCGGCTTCGAGGCCATCAAGTGCGGTGATCGACACGCGCGTTCCCCTGTGAGTTGCTGATGTGGGCGAGTTCGAGGAGGGGGCGCCAACGAAGTCCGTGCGGCGCCCCCTCTGTCGGGTGGGATCAGCCGGCGGGAGCGGTCCAGGTGCCGATCACGAAGCTCTCCGGGCGAGGGATTTCGAGCGCGACCCGCTCGTCCGCTCGGAACGTCACCAAGCCCTTCTCCACGTTCTCGCCGTTCTCGGTGCTGACCGTGACAGAGACGGACTCCCGGTCGTGGAGCTGGGCGCCGAGACCGAAGGCGCCCACGAGGAACTGCTCGTCGGCCATCGCGGTCGTCTCGACGACGTCCAGCCTCCAGACGCGCTTGGTCGCGCCGACCGCGATCTGGAGGGCGACGCGGAAAGCGCCCGTGTCGTCCTCCTCCACCTCCACGTGCTCCCACATCGTCGGAGACAGGACGATGCCCGTGGGGTCGTACTCGGCTAGCAGCGCCTTGGTGATGCTGCGGCGTATCTGCACGCTGTACTTGTCGGTCGCGAGCCCTCGGTACTGCTGGACCCCGGGCGTGTTGAAGATGCCCGTCAGGGACTGGCCGTCACCGACAGAGTGCAGGAGGTCCCAGTCCTCCTGATACTTCACACCCTCAACCATTCGAGAGTTAATGAATGTCTTCAGTCGCGGCTCGTCGGAAAGAATATTCTTATGCGCGTCGAGCAGATGGGCAATTTCGCTGATCGGGTACATGACAGGCACTAGGGCCAGCTTCGATCGCGGTGCGCGGCCCCAGGTGTCGGTGTCCGCTCCGGTCGCCGGGCTGGAGCCGTCGGCGCCGTAACGTTCCTTCACCTGCTTGGCGTTGTTGGTCCACCCGGTCTCGCGGGCTCCGTAGAGGACGGACTGCTTGGTGGAGCTCTTCGGGAAGAGATCCCGAATGTGCATCTTGCGGTACTCGCGCTCGGCGATCCCGAGGTTCTGCGCGGACCCGAGCGTCTGGTGCGTGACGGTGCCGCCAGACAGGCTGAAGATCGACTTCCCCTCCATCTCCGCCCTCACATACGGGCGGTCACGGAAGCCGGCCTGGGCCGCGTTCTTGTACGCGTCGCTCTCGACGAACAGGTCACCGAGGCTCTTGCCCTCCATGCCGCCGTGCGCGGGCTGCTGGCCGTAGAACTGCCCGGCGGAGGACGGGCCGTCGGGCTCGTCGAGGTACTGCTTCACCTCGCTCATACCCTCCGCGTCGGCGAGGAGCTGCTTGAGCTCCATTGCCTCGTTGGAGATCTTCTTGAAGGCCGTGGCCTGCTCGGTCGAAACGACGAAGCCGCCGTTGTCCTCGACCTTGAAGGTGCGGCTGATTCGTTCGGCCTCCGCCGACTTCTCGGCGAGCTGCTGGCGGAGGTTGTTGATCAGGGACTTGCTCTCAGCCATCTCGGCTGCTCTCTCCACGTGCTGGGGGGCGGTTGACGTGCGTCGCTCGCCCGGCCAGCACCGGGACGACCCGACAACGCCGGGTATTGGAGAGAGAGGAGGCCCCTAATGTCGCGTCGAAAGGGTCTGACCTGCGGAAACTCCTTTCAGTGGAGGGTTCGAGGGACCGTGGAGCTGGATCGCGCTAGAGCTGGATCGCGGCCAGGCGCGCCTTTACCTCTGTCGCGTCGAGATGAACGGTCGCGCCCATCTCGTCGACCTCTTCCTCGGCGTTGTCGCCGTTCTCGGACTCGTCCTCGTCCTCGTCGACATCGTGAGGTTCGTCGTATGGGTCGTCCCACAGGTCGATGCCGTTGCCGGCCACGGCTGCCGAGCCGCTGGCGGGGAGCCGTTCCCCGACAGGGCCTTCCTCATCGTCCTCGGCGGTGAGGTCGAGGCCCTTGGCGGACAGGGCGCTGAGGAGGCTGCTCACCGAGGCCCGTACGGGCTCCAGTTGCTCAGAGGCGTCCGCGGCCTGGACGCGGGAGGTCGCCTCCGCGAGCGCGCGCAGGGTGGGGCGGACGAGGAGGCTGTCGGCTGTCTCGGCGCTGTCGGCAGGGCGTACCGATCCCTCGTCGGGGATCACCACGGTGGCCAGCGCGACGGGCTGGGGCGTTTCGAGGGCTATCTCCGTGCCGGACATGCTGTACGGGACGGCGTAGGTTCGAGCGCCCGAGTCACCCTGGTGGACGGAGACGATGACCCGGTCCGGGTAGGTCGCCTCGACGCAGCACCAGGTGCCGTCCTCAGAGGCGAGCAGGCCGTGGACGGCATCGCTGACCTGCTCGCGGATGTCCTCGTAGGAGGCGGGAAGAGGCTGGAGAGGCGACACGGGAACTCCTGTGGGGATACGGGACTTGGCTTCGAGGACGGCGGCGTGGGCGCTCGCGCGGGCCCAGCGGGGCGCAGCCAGAGCCTGGCGGACGGCCTGGTGCGCGGACTTCTCCTCAGCTGGGGCCGGAGAGGCGAAACGTGGCTCTGTCACGGTCGGCTCGGTGTGAGCATCGGCAGTGAGAGGGCCGAGCAAGCGGATGGGAGTCGAGTCCGGTCCTCGTACGACGTGCACGGTGTCGAAGGCGACCGGGATGGACGGGGTGGGCACGGTGTCCAGCGGCAGGCCGTACCCGAGCGTGATGTGCGGCGTGAAGTCGTGGTCGACGTTCAGCGAGGAAGCGAGCGGGGACGACTCGATCGCGTCCACGATCCGCTGGCGCAGCGACGCCAACCCCGGCACGTCGACCGGCACGAAGACCGGCTCGCCGTCGCCCGTGTCCGGGAACCGGCCGATCCCCCCGATCTTCCCCTCCACGGGGCTCGCGCCTTCAAGGGCTGCGGCCACGAGGTCGGCGAGGTCGTCAGGGTGGCCGGGAAGCCGCTCGGCGTCGCCGAGATAGGCCAGCGTGATGTGCAGGTCCCGTGCAAAGGTGCCGTCCGGGTGGGCGATCCTGCCCGCGATCTCGCCAGGCACGTACAGCGCGACCATCGCCCCGCGACCAACCTGCCGCTCGGCGGCCTTGAAGTCGAGGTGCCCGCCCGCTGTCGTCTTGTGCTCCAACTCCGTGGCGCCACCATCGGCCTTGACCTCCAAGGACCGGGTCATCGGGTGCGCGCCATGAAGGACGGGGGAGACCTCGTAGAGGTCGAGCTTGTGGATCACCCGAACCCCGTCCGACCGCTTCGTGGCTCCGCTCGGGGGCACGCGGTAGCCGATGCTGAACTGGGCTTCGCCGTGCTCGTGCCACTGGCGGACCTGCTCGTAGACGTCGCGGCCCCGCTGGGTCCTCAGGTTGAACTGGATGGTCGCGACCAGCGCCCCGGCCTCCGCCGGCCAGTTCGGAATCGAGGCGAACCGCGCATCGCCCGGTCGCCACTCGGTGATCTCCAGAACCACGCCGATGGGGTCCGTCCACGCGTGGTGCCAAACCGTTTTCACAGGTCTGGTCGCCAGGGTGTGCGCGAAAGCTCCCGGAACGATCAAGTCGGCGACCTCGTCGACGACTCCGGTCACGGCGAAAATGGCGCGGCAGATGCCCTTACGTGACGCAGGCGCGCGGGGCGCGGGCGCGGTCGGCACAGTGGTGTTCCTTCGGCGGCTGGACGAATGGCCGCCGCGGACCGTGCAGTGCCGGCCTGGTTACTGTCCTGCGGTGCGCCGCCGTCGCGGGCCTGCGCGTACTAGGCTGTGCGCAGCGGGGCGAGCCCCGCAGTGGCGGCCTGTACGGGCCGAGGATCGCAACAACTGGACACGCCCGAGCCCGGTGCGAGAAGCACCGGCTCCGATGGTGTGCACCCGTCCGCCCGTACCCGAAAGGCCACCCCGACCATGAGCTTGCACATGCTCCGCCTCGACACCGCCCCCGAGCCCAGCGACTGGGACGAGCTCAGCAGCCAGGAGCCCGCCGAAGACGGCTTCCACTGGCAGGACATGCTCACGGAGCACGAGATCAACGCCTCGTACACGTACACCGAGGATGTGAAGCGCATGCTCGGGACCGTGCCCGGCGCGCCTGCCCGTCTGCAGGAGATCGGCGAGCTCCTGCTGATCGGCACGGTGCGGGAGGCGATGAGCCTGGCGGTGTGCGTGCTGCGCCTGGAGGAGAGCGGTCTTTTGCGGCGGGCGCCCGACGGGAAGGGGTTCATGGCGGCCGGGCACTCCCCGGCTGCGTGAGCCCTTCTACCGAGCCACTTCGACGTCTGACTCCGGGACGGCGGCTTCGGCGGCAGTGCGAGCATCGGACCATCCGCGGCTCCAGTACCAGGCGCCGAACTGCTGCTCGGCGTCGGCGCTGCGGGCGTCGTAGGGACAGGCGTCGCCCGGGTCTCCCTGCGCGAACGCGTCCTTCCCCTCCTGCATCAGCTTCCAGGCGGTCTGGCGGTTGAGCTGCACTGCTGAGGGCTCCTATCGCGTCGGCGGGAACAGGGGGTCTTGGCCGCCGTGCTCGTCCGGCGGCGGCCCGGCGGTGGCCTGACTGTGGGTGCGGGTCATCGGGGCGTCGTCGACGTCGATGGCCCACACGCTCGGATCTGTGTACCGCCACACCTGGCCAGTCTCATCCCTGACCCACCCCGTCAGTGTGCCGTCCGGAGCCTGATCGAGCCATGCCTCCTCGCCGCCTGGGCCCTTGTACGCGGCGAAGGCATCGGCGGGGTCCGTCTCGTCGCCTTCATCGTACGGATCGCCCGACCAGGGGCGCGCGTCGCTCTCGGGACCGGCTGCGGCATCACCGTCCGTCGACGAGGAGCGATCGTCCGGCTCGGGTCCGGTCTCGTCGAGCGGCGGCTCCTCGGCTGCCTCTGTGTCGCCCTCCACACCCGATGACGAAGCATTCGGCTCGGACACGGCGGCCCCGGCTGACGCTGGCGCGCCGTCCTCGGGAAGCGGGCCGTTTTCCAGCTCAGGGGTGTCGTCCTGGTCCTCCTCGTCGCCGAACGGCTTGCCGCTTTTTGGGAGCGCCTTGATCGCGAATCCGTATCTGATCACGCCGGGCAGGGTGAGGACGGCCGCCCCCTAGTGTCCTGCGCTCACCAGGGACCTCCTTACGGCGCGGAGTCGAGCACGGTGGTGTGCCGCCCGAGCACGGCGCGCACCGACTGGACGTCGTTCCCGGCGACGGTGCGCTGGGGCCCGGTGGGCGTGAGCAGGATCGGCTTGCCCGCGTGCAGTTCGACGAGCGCAGCCGCACGCACGGAGCCGATCACCGGCCGCTCCGCGTCTCCGGTGACCCGCACCTGATAGGCGGAACCATCATCAAAGCGACCAGTGACCAACATCGTTACCCCTTCTATCGGGTGGCCAGCAGGCCAAGGAGGAACGCCCTCAAGTCGTCGTCCTCGTACCAGTCCCCGGTGAACATGGCCTGCATCGAGCGAGCGATGGTGTCACCCGTGGTCCTCTGCGTCTGCTGCTCGGCCAGGAGACGGCTGAGCCCCGAGGCGTTGCGGACGCGGGCACCGGGGCGGCCCGAGTGCGTCCGCGTGAACCAGTACATCTGCGCCGCCATTTCCAGGTCCGGGATGTGCGCGACCAGGTGCTGTCCCAGAGCGTGAGCGGCCGTGCCGTTGCCTTCGTCTCCGAGGTCAGCGACCGTGGCGCGGCCGACGCCGGGCTCGTACTGGCCGCCGTCTCCGCTGGTCGCGGTCAGACGTCGCACACCCGGATTGCTCAGCCAGTCCCGAGGAAGAAGCCGCTGCACCCTGCGGACGGCGCGCTCGGCATCAGGAACGGTGTCGGGACCGAACACGAACCCCGCCGTGCCCTCAGGGCCGAGGTCCCGTATGCCGGCCAACGCCCCGGCGACCGCTTCGGGAACCGCTGCGGCGTACTGGCGCCGCAGGTCCTCCCACTCGCGCCGTGCGGTGGCGACCTCCATCCGCGCGGCAGCGATCTCTACCTCGACGTCGGGGTCCAGCGCCGTGGTCCGGGCCGCCTGAAGGTTGAGCAGACGGTGCTCCGCGGCCGTCAGGTAGTCGTCCGCGTGCTGGAGCGTGCTGTGCGGGTCGTCGCCGAAGTCGTCGCCCAGCAGGGTGGACAGGCGGCGGGTCACGTCCCGGTCGACGTCCGCGCCAGCAGCACGTACGGCCGCGAGGTGCCGCAGGGCGGCGAGTCCCGGCCCGTTGTCGGAAGCCCGGTCGGGCGCGGAGCGGCGGCCGGTGGCACGGCCGGGCAGCCGACCAGCGGCAAGCTGCGCCCACGTGGTCGGCTTCCACCACGACGCACTGCGCTCCCTACGGCCGAACTGACCGGGTTCCGGAAGCAAGTTGGCCCACTGGAACACGCGGGAGGCCAGCGAGTCACCCTCGACGTCCGGCAGATCCAGCGCGGCATGGAGGCGGGCCAGACGCCGGGACTCGGGCCAGTCCCGTACACGGGTCACCATGCGGTTCAGGAAGGCCCGAAGACGGGACAAACGGTCACGGCTGCTGCGCCACAGCTCGGCGATCTTCCGGGCCGCGGCCTTCACCAGCTCGACGAGCCGACGGCCCAGGCGCCAGAGCAGTCCCATGGCCCGGGCGAGGAGTCCTGGCTGCTTCGAGGCATCCGGCGCGGCACGGCGGACGATCCGCTCTGCCGTCCCCTGCCTGCCGTTGTCGAGCTGACGCGCCAGGTATGCGGCCAGCGCATCGAGGTCTGCCGGATCAACGCCGCCGTCCTGAAGGTGCTGGAGCAGCGACGTCACGGCGTCATCGGCGTGCCCCGTCGCCTCCGAAGACCCACCGCCCTGGGCGCGGGTGCCGGGCGCGGACGGGGCGCTGCGGCGCCGGACGGGCGCGGGCTCGTCGGGGACGGGGATGAGGCGGAGGAGACCTGCGACCCGCTGCGCCAGGTCCTCGTCAGGCTCACCGGGGAGGGGTTCGAGATCGTTGATGGTGCGGAGCGCGGCGCGGACGGTCCGGTCGTGAGCCTTGTCCCGCGCACGGCGAAGGGCCTGCTGAGCTGAAACTCGGTCCCGGCCCGTGATCCCGGCGGCGTCCAGCGCGGCGCCGGCTTCTCGGCGGGCCTGCTCGCGGGCATCGCGAAGAGCGTCCGGCGTGAGCCGAAGCGAGATCTGCTCGCGCAGTGCGTGGACGCTCCCGGGCTGCTCCGTGCCGGCCACCGCCTCGTCGACGATGCGGAGGGCCATCATGCGGCCGTGCTCGGCGATGATCTGGCGGCGTACAGACGCCAGCGGGGGGTTCGGCTCGCGCGGAGCAGGGGTCTCCGGTGCTGTAGCGGCCGGGGTGGTGCTGTCGTCGGCGCGGGTGGGCTCCGGCAACTGCCACACGGGCATGCTGGCGGGGACCATGCGACGCTTCCACTGCCGGTCCTCGTCCTCCAGCAAGAGACTCCGCATGCCGCCGGGAGCCTCCTCGACGTCGAGGACGCGGTAGGTGCGGACCTCGTTGTCGCGACGCTCGTCGGGTATTGCGATGACGTCGCCTTCGCCGACCTGGGCGGCGGTGGACGGCCGGGGACGGTCGAGTCCTTCCGGAGCGTTGTCCGGGTCCAGGTGGTCAGCGGCGCGCAGCGCCGCCCGTCCGTCTCGGGTAGCGGGGTTGCCGTTGGCCCGGAGCTGGGCGGCAAGCGCGCTGGCCTGGGTGTCCGTCACAGGCAGATCGGCCCCGATACGGGCGACGGCCTGCTGCGCGTCGGGGTCGTCCTCCGGCGCGGAGCCGTGGTCGGCGATCACGTCTCGGTCTGCCGGCGTGAGGTCCGGATCGACGGTCGGACCGGCGACGGGGTCGAGGACGGCGGGCGGCTCGTGCACGGTCAAGTCGCCCTCGGCCTCCGGCACGGTGTTGCTGAATGCCGGGGTGCTGCCGTCGGGGCCTTCGGCCTTCGAGATGACGGTGGCGGCGTCCATCTCGATACCGCCGAGCTCGCCCGTCGCGATGTCGACGTAGTCGAGGGTGACCCGGTCGCCGTCCCGGTCCGCGTCCCGGACTTCCACCGTGATCAGGGAGCCGTCGAGGTCGAGGACGATGACGTCGCCCTTGGAGGTGTCCCCAGCCGTGTGCGGGGTGACGCTTGTGACCGGCGCCTCTTGCGGGGTCTCGTCGCGGACTTCGCCGACCACGCTCAGGCGCGAGGCATCGCGGGTGACCGTGCCGTCAGCGGTGGTGACCGTGATGCGATCTCCGTCGGCCTCGTCCACGGGGCCGAGGAGCGCGCCGTCGTCAGCGACGAGGTGACCCGGACGAATCCGCTGGCCGGTAGAGGTCCAACCGGCGGGGCGGCGGTCGTCCGCGTCGTCAGCGGTCAGGGACGCCGGTGCGACGCCCGTATCGGTGTCGCCGTCAGACCACCGGACATTGGCGGTGGTATCGGTGACGCCCGTGACCGTGCCGTCGCGTCCATCGGCGCCGGTTACGTGGCTGCCGGGGAAGAGACCCGCCCCGGTGGAGTCGGTGGCGATACGGTCCGGAAGATCGCCGCTGGCGACCTCGCCCTGGGCGCCGCTCACTGGGGTACCCGGCGCGGACGACTCGGGCGCCTCGGCGCGGGCAGCCGTGGCAGTGAGCGGCGTGTAGACGGTACTGCGGGAGCCGGAAAGGCTGTCCGGGGACTCGCCGATCCGGATGCGCCACATCTCCTCGGTGCGGCCCCGGCGGGTCACAGTGACCCGCTCCGGATAGTCGAGCACGTACCCGGCGAGCGTGGTGGCACGACCGCGCCGGGTGGTCCCGTCGATACGAGCCATGTCGCCTGGGGCCAGGTGGTCGATGCTGGCCCAATGAGCGGGCTGACCACCGACCGGCTCCGGCTCGACGCTCGGCTCGGGCCGGGCCCCCGGGTCCTCGGTCTCGTCAGGCTTCGACACGGGATCGGCGGCGGGCTTCGCTTCCGAGCCCCCCGTCCTATCCTCGGCCTCGTCGTCCTGGCGGGCACGCGCGTCCTGACCGCTCTCCTCGCGCGCCGCTTCGGGCGTGGTTCCCTGCTCCGCTTCGGGACGGCTGCGACCTGTCCTGTCAGCGGACGGGTGGCGCTGCTCGCCGATGTCGCCGGCAGGGGCGTCAGAGTCCGTCGGCGAAGTGCCCGTAGTCTCTCCGGGGAAGTCCGTGCTACTCGGGGAGGTGCCCGGCTCCCCGGGGCCGTCGGGCGCGCGGCCCGCCTCATCGCGGTCCTCGGGAGGCAGACTCTCACGGAGCCATGAAGCCAGGAGAACGCGCCGGTCCAGATCCCTGAGCACGTCACGGTTCTGCTGCTTGGCCGGAAGCGTGGACAAGACGTCCCTCAGCCATTCGAACTCGCCCTTGGCGTGGTCGATGTCCTGGCGCAGGTCGCCGCTGACCAACTCGCTGGTGCGGAAGTTCGCGACGAGCTGGACGATCCCCTCGTAACGCTCCCGCACTGCCGGGTCCTTGGCCAGCCGCGCGGGCAGCTCCGGAAGCTCCGGATAGTGCCCGGCGAGATCCATCCTGACGGTCGCCCAGATGTCCCCGTTCGGGTCGGTAGCGCTGACCGGAGTACGCAGAGCCCGCACGACGAGCGCAGCGACGGCCAAGTCCCTCGACGCGGCACGGGTGATGCCACCGTCACCAAGGACGAGAGAGGGGCTGCTGTCCCAGGTGGAATCCTTGGCCGCGCTCCCGCCGACGAGGCGGACGTGGCCGATCTTGCGGCCATCCATCCACACCTGGAACACGCCATCGCCGCCGCCCTCACGTATCTGGGCGCGCTCGACGAAGGCCCGCACCTGCTCGGGGCCGCCGAAGCGCGCGGCACCTTCCTCCTCGCTCTCCCGGCCCGGAGAAGCCGACGCCAAGCTGATGTCGTCGACATCGATCTGGCTGCTGGTGTCAGCGTCGGACGCGCGCGGCCCCTCGGCCGGAGAAGGGCTGGACGAAGCCGGCGAGGTTTCGGGGATGGGACTCGCGTTGCGCCGCTGCTCCTCGTACTGCTCCCGCTCGATCTTCTCGTGGGCGCGCCGCTGGGCCTTGAAGGCGTTGTACGTGACGCGGCCTCCGTTGGCGTCGTACCAGTCGATCAGCTCCTCGCTCGCGTACTCACGCCAGCGACCGAACCTGGAGAGCGAGCCCCCGGAGAACAGATCGCGCTCGTTCACGCGCGGCAGACGACGGCTGTTCTTGCTGTAGAAGTAGCCGTTGGTGGCCTCGATCGCGGCCTGGTAGCGGGCCTCGTCCCAGTCCGCGAACTCCTGCTGCATCCGCTCCTCGCGCGTCAGCGGACGGCGGGTGGCGTCGGCGCCAGAGAACCCGAGCGCCGCGTCCATCGCCTCACCGCGGCGACGCACTTCGTCAGCGTCGGCGGCCGGAGTCTCCGGGAGGGCGTCACGGACACGCTGGTCGGCGTCGTCTCGCCGGTCCATCTCCGCGGTGACGCGCTGCTGGTCGGCCGGGGACAGGCCCGCTCCCCACGCATCGGCGAGGTCTTCGTCGGTCCAGTCGGTCAGGTCCTCCGGCAGCGTGATCAGGGGCTTGACCAGTCCCGCTTCCTGCTCGTCGCCGTCCTGGTACAGGTCGCGCAGGTGCCGCAGGGCCTCCGGCAGCGTCCGCCCGTCGCGGTCGCTCCACCCGGCGACGGCACTCGTCGTGAGCGGCTGGTGCCAGTCGATCTGCTGTCCGCCGGCACTGGTGATGATCTCGAAGAGGTCCGCGAGATCCCGAGCCTCGTCAGCGGTACGAGCGGTGAGGGTGATCCCCCCGAACCGGCCGCCGTTGCGCGCCTGGGCGAAGTGCCAGCGTCGCATCCCATCGGGAGCGGTGTCGTCGGTCCAGGTGGCGATCCCCCCTCCCGAGGAGAGCGACAACGTGGGGTTGTCGGCGAGCTGGGCAAGGAATGCCCGCCGCTCCGGGGTGTTCTCCTCGGCGATCAGGCCCTCGCCGCGCCTCCACGCTGCGCGCAGGCCCTGCACGTCGCGAGGCGCCCTGCGGGGGGATGGCCCTTCCGAAGCCGTGCCACCGTCCTCGGGGGCACGCGAGTCGACATCGGGCAGATGCGGGATGCCCGGAAGCCCCGGCAGACCCGGCCCGTTCGGACCCCGGCCATCGGACCGGCGGTTACCACGACGCCGTCGGCGACGCCGCTCGTCGTCCTCCTCGTTGTTCTCTGCGGAGTCGGCGCCGTCCTCCTCGTTCTTGCTGTCGTCCTCCTCGTCCTGGTCGACGTCCGGCTGCGAAGGACCGCCGGACCCACCGGCCGGGGCATCGGCCGGTGCGGCACCGTCGGGGTCGCCGTCACGGCGACGGTGGCCTTGTCGTTCGTCCTCGTCGCTCTCGTCGCTCTCGTCGCTCTCGTCGCTGTTCGGGGCGCCGCCCTGGGCGTCGTCGGCGGCGGGTTCGTCGGACGCATCCCGGCTGTTCGAGTCCTGGGCGTCGTCGTCGATCTCCTCGTCGGGGTAGCGAAGCCGGAGCTCGGCATCCCTGCTGTAGAAGTGCTCCTCGCCGCCCTCCGTCACGATGCGAACCCGGCCTCGGCCGGTGCGCTTGGGCGGTTCGGCCACCGTGTGCGTACGACCGTCGGCGTCGGTGTACCGGTCGCCCTCGGACAGGTTCTCCGGGCTGCGCATCTGCACGGGGCGCAGGCGGCTCGTGTCCCGGCCCTCGTGGTCGGCGAACATGTCCGGCGTGCCGTACAGATCGTCGGGCTGGTCGAGCGGGTTGTCCGGGTCGGCGGCGGCCGGCTCCTGCGGGGCGGGTGCGGCGACGTCGAAGAGGCCCCCGTCATCGACGGGGTCGGGGGTGGGCTTCTTGGGCTCAGCTTTCGGGGCGCGCCCGGCTCTGCGGTCGTTCTCCGCTTCCAGGACGGCCATTCGCGTGCGGTCGGCGCCGGTCAGCTCACCTTCCAGCATCTCCCGTTCCATCAGGGAGACGATCTCGTCGGTGATCTCCTGCTCGCTCATCGAGGACGGTGCGCGGTCGCCTGCGGGGCGGAGGGCTTCGAGCTGTTGCTCGACATCGTCGCGGTCGAGCGTGACCGTGTCGTCGGGTCCTTCAGGCGCTATCTCCGGCACGTTCGGGGCAGACGGGGCGTCCTGGCGGGCGCTGGTCAGCTCCTCCGGCCGGAACGTCTCGCTGCTCGGGCCGTTGGAGACGTTCACGGTGCCGTCGTCGTTCTCGCTGCCGACGTACCACCCTTGGCCGTCGAGGTCGGTGACGGGCTCGTCGAACTGGAAGCGGCCCGCGATGAGACCGCTGCCCGCTGCCGTCTGGGACTCCTCCGAGAGATCTTCCGCGAGGGGCTGCGGGGATTCCTCGTCCGAGTCCCCGGGGGCGGTCGGCTTTTCGCCGGCACCACCCTCCTCGGGGCGGATCGCGTCGAGGACCTGAGCGACCTCGTCGGCCGGAAGCCGTACCTGCTCCTGCCCCCGGTCGCGGGGGCGCTCCGGGCGCTCGGGTTCGGGGAACTTCTTGTCGAACTCCTCCAGGGTCAGGACGGCAGCACCGACGGCACCCTGGAGGGGTACACGGGCCGTACGACGCTCCTCGACGATCTTGCGCCGCTGGGTCTCGGTGAGCTTCTTGTCGAGGTCGTCCTCGTCGATCTCCGGCAGCTTGTCGAGGTCGGCGATCCGTCCCACGATGTCGTCGAGCAGGTTGGCGCGGGCACGGGCGTGCTCGATCTGCGGGGTGAGGTCGGCAGCGGTCTGTGCGGACTGGAGCAGGGCTATCTGCTCGTCGAGTTCCGGCAGCCGCCGCCGGTCGGCCTCCTGGAGGGCGGGGGCCTTCTCCAACGCGTTGGCGAGCCGGGTGATCATGCCCGACCCGGCGCCGCGCTTCTTCAGGTCGTCCGGGGTGCGCTCGAAGCTGGAACGGGCGAGGTCGGGGAAGCCGACATGGGCGACGAGCTTCCCGTCCGCGCGCCGTTCCGTTCGCACGGCGACGTCCAGGCCGCCGAGCTGGCCGACGGTCTTCCACGGGCTCACGCCCTCGTGGGCGTGGTCCAGGAGCTGGGTGGTCACCTGCCGGTGCAGGGCCGCCGCCGCGTCGGCGCGCTCCGTGTAGGGCATGCCGCCGATGGCCATGCTGAAGGTCCCGCGTACGTCGCGGATGCGGGGCAGCGCCGCCTCGCGGCGGGTGATGCCGGCCCGGGTGTCGGCGGTCTCCTGCTCCAGCTCTGCCAGTGCCTCGGCGCGCCGTACGCGTTCGGCGGCCTCGTTGTGCTGGTCGATCTCCAGGTCACGCAGCTGACGGCGGGCCTTCATGAGCTGGCTCATGTAGGGGTTGCCGCCGATCTCCGCTTCCATCGTCTCGTAGTCGGGGTAGTCGACGTCGAGTTCGGTGACGGTGTCGCGGGTGTCGCTGTCGGCCATCTCAGGGCGCTGGATGTCGACCAGGCCCTCCGCCTTGGAGGCGACGAATCCGGCCTTCCAGCCGTCGAGGCTGCCCTTGGTCGCGAAGATGTCGACCTCGACCTCGTCGTTCTGGTTGCCGTAGCGCAGGATGCGGCCGTTGCGCTGCTCCATCTGCGCTGCGCCCCAGTCCAGGTCCACGTGGGTGAGGGAGACCATGCGGTTCTGCGCGTTCATGCCGGTGCCGGCGACGCTGCTGGAGCCGATGAGGACGGAGACCTCGCCGTCCCGGGCGCGGCGGAAGAGCTCGGCCAGGTGCTCGGGCTTGCCGGACTTCTTGGCGTCCTGGACGAAGGCGATCTTGTCGGCGGGTATGCCGCCCTGGACCATGAGTCGCTTCAGTTCGGCGTACGCGTCGAAGTCGCCTCGGTTGTTGCCGCCCGGGACGCCCTCGTTGAGGAAGATCATCTGGAGGGCGCCGGGGACCGGGTGGTCCTCCGTGCTGCCGTAGTGGGTCTTGTAGACCCGGTCCTTGTGCTGGTGGTAGCGCTCGACGTGGCGGGCGGCGACGGCGGCGAGCTTCTTGCCGGCCGGGGCCTTGGCGTCGACGAGCCGCGGGTCCAGGGCGACGGATGTGCCCTCGTTGGACACGGCGAGCATGTTGTCCTGGGAGCGGTCGACCTCGCCGTTGTGGATCGCGCGGCCACGGGCGACCAGCTTCTTCAGCCGGGCGGTCTGGTCCTTGGTCGGGTCGACCATGACCAGGTTCGGCTGCCCGCCCCTGATCTTGGGCCGGGGGATGCCGACGTCGTCGGCGCGCTTGGTGTCCGCGACCAGGCCCCACATGGTCTTCATGGCGCGCCTGTTGTGGAACTCGCTGAACCGCTCGACGACCCGCAGGCCCGAGCCGTCGGGCGCGTTCTCGACGCGGAGGGTCTTGCGGCCGAAGGTGGCGGCCCACAGGTCGGGGGCACCGGCCTTGTAGGAGTCGAGGACCCAGGGGGCGGCCAGGGCGAGCATCGTGTACTGCTCGGTGATCGAGTTCGACAGCGGCGTGCCGGTGGCCAGGGTGACGGTGGCGCGGCCGGCGCGCCGCCGGTGCAGGTCGGTCAGCTTCTGGTGGAGGTCGACGCCCCGGATGGACGCGGGGTCGCCGCCGCCCTCACGGGAGCGGAAGCCGACGCCCTTGTAGCGGTGGGCTTCGTCGACGACGGCGTAGTCGAACCCGAGGTCGTCCCAGTACGTGGCGCCGGGGGTGCGCATGGGCGCGGCGTTCTTGCTGATCTTGTTCTGGACCGTCGCGATGCGCTGCTCGATCTTGGCGACGATGAACGGGTGGTTCGGGTTGGTGGCGTCCTCGTACTGCCGGTCGAGCTGTTCTCGCAGAGCCTCCAGCTCGCGGAACTCGTACTCCTCCTGCGCCTCCGGGCTCATCTTGATCGACCCGAAAGCGGGTTCGGTGAAGATGACGAGGTCCGGCTTGTTGGCGCGGAGCCACTCCAGGGTGCTGTCGCGGCGGCCGTCGGCGAGGTCGGCCGACGTGATCAGGTGGATCTCGGCGTTGGGGTAGAGGTAGCGGGCCTCGTCGTACCACTGCTGTGCGAGGTGGTCGGGGACGACGGCGAACGGCTTCTCGATCTGTCCGGAGCCCTTGAGGGCCTGGGTGCCCATGACGAGGGTGGAGGTCTTGCCCAGGCCGACTTCGTGGGCGAGGATCACCGACCGCTCGAACTGCATGCGGGCGGCGCCGGACAGCTGCCACGGGTGCGGGTCGCGGTCCGGGGTGAAGCCGTCCAGGGACGGGCTCATGCCGTCGTACGAACGGACGACGTGCCCGTTCATGATCGTGTTGTAGGAGTTGGTCAGGCGGGTGAGGCGGTCGGCGTTGGCCGTGGCGTACTTCGCGAACTCCGACCGCATCTGGTCGGCCTTCTGCCGCACCAGGCGGGACGTTTCTTCGTCGACGTCCCGCCGCTTGTCGTCGCGGTAGATCGTCAGCGAGCCGTGGCCGAGGATCGCGCGGGCGATGTCGACCGCACCCTTGCCCTTGGTCCCCTTCTCCTCGTTGGCCGCGACGCCGTGCAGGACGTTGTTGGCCTTCGGGACCTGGCCGGTGTAGAGCATCCAGCCGTAGCGGTCGTCGTGGGCGACTCGGAGCGTCTTGTCGCCCAGGTACTCGCGCAGGAACCCCTGAAGCAGCTCGGGCGGCGTCCAGTGCGCGCCCATCTCGGGCGTGAACTCGCCGATCGTGCGGTCAGTGGGCTGGACGGCTTCGAGCGCGGCGACGTTGACCTGGAACGCAGGATCGCGTTCGGCGGCGCGGCGGGCGTCGGCGAGCTTGTCGCGGACCGGGCCGGAGAGGTAGGCGCCGGCCAGCTCCAGGCGCCCGGTGACCGGGTCGGTGAAGACCTCGGTGCCCAGGGCCCGCAGGGCGTCCTGCGGGTCGGTGTTCAGCAGGCGGGCGATCTCGCCGAGGTCGACCTCGCCGGTGGCGGCGACGACCGCGGACAGGGCGGTCTTCGGGTCGTCGGTCTGGTCGAGCGGCTGCCGACGGGCGGCGGCCCGCTCGGTGAAGACGCGGGAGAGGACCGGCTCCTGCTTGTCCGCGTCCCAGCGCTCCAGTGCGAGGACCGACCCGGCGTCGGGGTCGGAGCGGAAGTAGCCCCAGGCGGTCGGGGTGCGCTCCTCCGTGCCGTCCTCTCGGACGCCGGTCTTCATGCTGCGGAACTGGCCCGGCTTGGACAGCGGCCCGTACTGCTGCACGTACGAGGTGTGCAGGTCGCGAAGCTGGGCACGCAGCTTCTCGGCCCGCTCGTCCTCCTCCCGCTTGCGGTCCAGGACACGCAGTTCGGCGGCGACGTCGCGGAGCTGCATCAGGGCCCGGAGTTGGTCGGCCTGGCCGTCGGACGGCTCGACTACGACGGGGTTGCCGCCGTTGACGTGCTGGTAGAGCTGGCCGTCGTCGCCTTCGTAGAGGCGGCCGGTCCAGTCGTTGGCGTGCTTCTCGCGGGCGGTCTGGAGGTGGATGGGAAGGCGGTCGTCTCCGTCGGGGTGCGGCTCGTAGCCGCGGCCGTCCTCCTTGGCCTTCTCGGCGATGTCGCGAAGGGCGTCGCGGAGTTGGTCGGCCGCCTTGCCCGGATCGCCCTTGACGGTCAGGCGCGGGCCGTACGGCGACGACTCGGTGGTGAGGTCGCCCAGGATGTGCTCAGGGTGCTGAGCGAAGTAGGCGTTGACGTGCTCTCGGGTGTCCCCGACCTTCCGCTCGGGCGCGTTCAGCCAGGAGGTGTCTCCCGGCTCCTGGCCGTCGGCACGGCGACGCAGGACGAGGACGTCGGCGACCACGCTGGTGCCGGCGTCGCTGAAGACGCCGGACGGCAGGCGGACGGCGCCAATGAGGTCGCCGTACTTCGCGATCTGCTTGCGGGCCTTGTCGCCCTTGGAGTCCAGGGTGTGGCGCGAGGTGATGAGGAGCGTGACGCCGCCGGGGCGGGTCAGTGCCAGTTCCTTGGTGACGAAGCCGTTGTGCAGGGACTCGGACGGGTAGCGCTTATCGCCGAAGGGGACAGCGGCGAAGGGCACGTTGCCGATGGACGCGTCGAAGGTTCCGGCCGGGGCGTCCGTCTCGGCGAAGTTCTCGTTCAGGACGTTGACGTCCGGGTAGATCGCCTTCGCGATCCGTGCCGTGGTCGGATCGAGCTCGACGCCCGTGAGGCGGGCGTCCTGCGGGGAGACACCGAAGAACGTGCCCGACCCGGACCCGGCCTCCAGAACGTCGCCGCGCTCGAACCCGAGGGCCTTGAGGCCGTCCCACATGGCCTCGGCGATGCCCTGAGGCGTGTAGTGCATGGACAGCGTGCCGCGTCGAGCCTGCTGCCACTCCAGCGGCGTCAGCTCGTTCGAGAGCATGGCCCGCAGGTCGGTGTACTCCGCCCAGCGGGCGTGGTCCTGCGTGAACTTCCCGAAGCGCGCGCCACCCTGCTGGTAGCGCGGCTCCTTCTCGTTCGGCTCCGACGCGAACATGATCGGAACCGAGCCCCAGCCGCTCCAGCGGGCGAGGGTGCGCTTCTCCTGCTCGGTGGCCGGACGGTTCTCCTGCTCCAGCCGCTTCAGGACCCGGATCGCCTCGACGTTCGCGGCAGCACGCTGAACGGGCCCGCGGGTCGCGGCGTCGGCCGGGTCCGGCCGGAACCGGCCTACATGTCGTACACCTCGTCCTTCATCGCCAGCAGATCCCGCATCTCCGGCGTGAGGGTCGGCAGCTCCTCGGTCTCCGGCTCGGGCTCCGGCAGCAGGTCCCGCAGCACCATCTCGGTCGCGGTCGCCCTGATCTGCCTGAGCTGACCCGCCCGCTGCTCGTACTCCGTCGCCGCCGGCACGGTCTTCTCCAGCGCCTCCTCGGCCACCAGAATCGCCGTCTCGATCTCCCTGCCCTTGCTCAGGAAGAACTTCTCCGGGTCGGCCATCTGCGCCAGTTCCCTGGGCAGATGCTTCGTCCAGTGGTCCCTGGCCACCTGGCTGTAGATGCTCATCCTCAGCCCTCTCATCCGTACTCAGTGCGGCGCGCAGGGCTGCCTGCTGCGCCTCGATCTCCTTGGCGGAGATGACCTTGCGGTCGTCGTCCCCGCCATCCTTTCGTACATTCGTGCGCGCGGCGTCGATGCCGTGCAGCGCCGCGTTGATCGCGGCCAGTCGAGTACGGGCCTTGGAACGGTCCGACGAGTCCAGCTCGCGGTCGGTGGACCGCAGCATCATTTCCCGGGACAGTTCCTCGGTGACCCGCTGGAACTCGGCGAGCAGTCCCTCAGGGATCTCCAGGACGGCGCCCTTGCCGATCTTCCCGGTGATCGGATTGGTGCGGTCCGACCATCCGTAGCCGTGCCCCTTGAACCGGCCGTAGAGGGTCTGGCGTTCCTTGGTCGCTGACGGGAAGGAGTCCGCGCGCCGGGAGGACTGGTACAGCTCGAAGAACATCTTCGGCACCCATACCTGGTGGGTCCGGCCGTACAGGCGGACCGGCTCGGTGTTGGGGTCGGTGTCGTAGTTCTCGACGAGCGCGGCCAGGGCCTCGACCATGCTCGGGAAGGAGCCCAGGCCGCCCCCGTACCGGTCGGTCTTCGCGTTCCATCCGGCCTTGGGGCCGCCTGCCCAGGTGGAGCCGGTTTCGTGGTACGAGACCTCGCCGTAAGAGTTGCCGTCGACCCGGACCGAGATGTTGTAGTGCGCGTTCAGCGGGTCTTCGCGGGTCTCGGCACGCCGCACGGTCTCCTCGTGGCCCTTCGCACCGCGACGGTTCTGCTCGTCGAAGATGGCCCGCCGGCGCTCCTCCAGGGCCTCGCGCTCGGCTCCGGATGTCAGGTTGCGGTTCTTCTGGAGCTCGCGGAACTCCTTGACGAGATCGCCGTCTTCGAGGCCGGAGGGCTCGGGCCGGCGCCGGTAGACCCCCGCCTTCCTGTTCTGACGCTCCTCGTACACCGCTCTGCGGCGGGCAGAGAGGATCTTGTTCTGCTCCTCGTCCAGCTTCGGCAGGCGTACCGGGAGCCTGGCGGCCTCCGCCTCCAGGGCTTCGTCGTCGAGGTCCTGCACGGGAGGGCGCTGCTCGATCTGGCGGAGCTGCCGCTCGCTCTGCTCCTTCAGGGCATCGTCGAGCCGGGAAGAGACGTCGTCCCAGAGGTCGCGCTCGGGGGCAAGGTCGTCTTCCTCGTGAGTCGAACCGCCCGGGTCGTGGGCTCGCTTCAGCCGGTCCAGGTCCTGGATGTACGAGGTGAGGGCGTCGTCGTCGAGGTCCTGCGGGGCCGCGACGCGCGAGATCCGCTCGGTGGAGCGGCGGCGGCGGTCCGCGTACAGCGCCCGTTCGTCATCGTTGAGCTTGTCGCCGCGACGCGAGCCGTAGGTGCCGCGCTCGCGCTCGGAGTTACTGATGGCCTGGGCGAGGTCGACATCGCTCAGGGCCGCTGCACGCTCCTGAGGGGTCTTCTGCTCGCCGTCCTCGGCGACGGCGCGACGGCGCTCCAGCTCCGCTTCCACCTTGCGCACGGAGTTGAGGGCCTGCTGCTTGCTGCGCGGGGACCGTGCCGTCTGGGCGTGGAACTGGAGGTTGGTGCGGTGCTCGCGCAGGTCCGTCTCGGACATGACGCGGAGCTTCTTGTCCTCCTCGTCGAGCGGCTGCGACGGCTCTGGAGCATCGGACTTGCGGGTGGTCTCGTCCGTGAAGCGGACGTTGCGGCCCTGGCGGACGAAGGCGGCCAGGATGTCGGCGGCCTTGCGGTCGCGGGTCTCCGGCTTCCACTGGGTGCCGGTGATCCGCGCGCTCTGCACCGGGGACCAGGCGAGCTTGCCGGCCGCGTTGACGGCGCGGTCGTCGGTCGGATCGTCCTTGACGGTGCCGCGTACGGCGACCACGCGCTTGGTCTTGTGCATGGTCCACGCGAGGTGGACGCGGTCGGCCTGGGACGGGTCGGTGGTGGCCAGGTGGTGGCGGGCGATGATCTGGTCAGCGATGGTGAGGTGGCCGCCGATGGGGAGCCGTACGCCGTCGACGGTCGCGTGCCGGTCGCTGTAGCCGCCTTCGACAGACGCGATCCGGCTGCCGTCCGGGCCGTACACGGTGACCGGGCCGGGGTTCCAGGACGTTGCCCAGTACCCGGGCACGCCGTCGACGGGCTCGGCGTCGGCGGGCACGCCTGCCGGCCGGTCGTCGCTCTCCTCCGGTGCCTCCTCGGGATCGGGGGCCTGCTCCGGCTCCGGCTGCTCGCCTGCCGGGCCAGGTTCGGACTGGCCGGAGTCGGTCCCCGGGACGTCGTTCTCGGAGTCGTTGCCCGGTGCCGGGGACGGCGGAGCGGACTGTTCGTCCTTGTCGTCCGGGGTCGGCTGGTCGCCGAACGGCGGGCGTCGCAGCGTCTCGGCGAGCCGGTCGGTGGCGATGCTGTGCTTGGGCGGGTGCTCCTGGTCCCACAGGGCGCGAGCGGCGGTCCACTCCTGGTGGTAGTCGCGGCCCTTGTCCGAACGCCACGTGCCCCGGTAGTCGGCGAAGGCGGGGTCGGAGAAGTCGAGCGGCTTGCCGTCCTTGCCCTTCAGCGTGCCAACGATGTGGTCGGCGAAGCCCTTCGCGTCCGCCTGCTTGTCGAACCACCACCCCATCTGCTGTCCGGTGCCGGTCGCGTGCAGGTACCAGTCGCCGTCCACGCGGTGGGTGACGAACTGTCCGTCGCCGACGAGCTTGAGCCGCGGCTCCTTGATCAGCTCGTCGAGAGCACGAGCGGCAGCCCGGTCCTGTTCGCTTCCGGAGGCCCGCAGGTCTGCGGCACGCCGGGCCCAGTTGTCCCGCGCCTGCTGGAGGGTGGTGAACCGGCCTCGCGGCTGAGCGGCCTGGCGTACCGGCTTCGGACGCGAGGCGGAACCCTCCTTGTGGCGAGAGGCGCGGAAGTCGCTGACCGCACGGCGGATCGCCTGCTCGGCGCCCTCGCCCTTGGTGGAGCGCCAGTCCTGGAGCCAGGTCCCGATCTTCGGGTCGGAGAAGTCGATGGGCTGGTTGAACTCGCCCGGCATGATGTGGCCGTTGCGGACGTTCTCGTGGATGGAGTCGGCGGCGGCCTCCGCCTCGCTGCGACTGGAGAAGTCGCCGACGTCGAGGTAGCCGCCGGTGCCGGTCGCGGTCAGGTACCAGCGGCCGTTGGCGTCGTCGCGGGTGGTGACCAGGCCGCCGGTCGGCGTGATCTGCAAGTCCTCATCGCCCGCGAGACGTCGCAGGGCCGCCGAGTTGGTGCCGGGCTGCTCGGCCAGCTCCAGGAAGTGCCGACGTACGGCGGCCGTGTCCGTGAAACGGCTGCCGGGCAGAGCCTGCCGGTTGGGCAGGGTGTCCGTGTCGACGTCGTGGGTGCCGTCTTCCGGCTCGTCCTGGTCGTCGTCCTCCGGCGCGTCACCCTCATCGTCGCCGATCGCGTTGCCCTCGTCGTCGACGTCGTGTGGCTCGTCCGGCGTGTCCGGGTCACCGTGGTCGTCGCGGGACAGCCCGAGGCCGCGACGGTCGTCGGCGCCCCGGCGGGCGTCCTCCTGCTCGACCTTCTTCTGGTTCGCGGTCGGCGCGGAGCCGTCGGGGCGCGCCACCATGGTGATCCACTTGGCGCTGGTGCTGTGCCGCCGTCCCGTGTAGGTGCCGTCGGACGCACGGTCCTGGACGAGGACGCGGTCGCGAGGCAGGGCGCGCACGACGCGGGCGAGATTGCCCGACCAAAGGCGGGCAATTCCTCCCGTTTCGATGAACCTGCCCTTCGAGTCCCGAGGGTGGAGGGCAGAGTTCCACGGCCGTCGTACGGACTTGGCCTCAAGGGTGCGACTCAGGTCGGTCGGGGCGGTGCGCATCAGCATGCGCGGACGATGCAGAGCGCGACGGCCTAGCGTCGCGGCCTGCCTGTCCGGCGGGGCTGCCCTCTACGGAGACGGGCTCACATCGTCTCGGTGAGGATGTGTACCGCGAACCAGACGGAGAATCCGGCCCACCCGACGGCGAACGCCGCCCGTCCGACCTTGGAGGTGCGGGTGTGGAACAGAGCCCGGACGGTTTCGCTCAGGGTGTCGCCCTCGCGCCGGTTGACCAGGGCGATGGTCTCGGCGACGGCGAACATGCAGGTCCAGACGAACCAGACGGTGGGCCAGATCACGGGGTCTCCCTCGGAGCAGGGCCGGTGCGGTACCGCAGCCGGCAGCGGCAGTTGGCGGTGAGGTCAGCTGGGGCGAATGGGTCGCCGGGGTAGCGCAGGCGGACACGGTCCACCTCGAACGCGGTGCCGGTGGGCAGGGTGATTCCGTCGAGCTGCTGGTGCTGCGGCCGTACGCGGCCGTCGCGCCTCGTCACCCAGGTACGCAGGACTGATGGCCCGATGCTCTCGGCGGCAGCGTCGGCAGCTCCGTTCACGGTGGTCACCGCAGAGGACTCGGCGATGTGGCTGATGAACGGCGCGGCGCGGTCCGCGAAGAAGCTGGTGATCACCTCGTCGAGATCGGCGAGGGTCGTCGTCTCGTTCTGGGCGGCGTCCAGGGCGTCAGCCAGATCCGCGAGCAGGGCGAGGACGGCGCGCCCGGACACAGCAGCCGCGGTGAGAGCAGCGGCGGCGGCACCGGCCGGCACGCTGCCAGCGCCCGTCAGGTGCTTGGTCACCTTCTGGGCGGTGGACGACGCGGTCTGCTGAAGGACCGGAGCAAGGGTGGAGGCCACCTCCTCCTCCCAGCGGGCAGCACCGACGACGCGCTGACCGTCGATCGCCGCCGTCCCTCCGCGCAGATCGGTGTCTCCGTCCGGGGACCAGTACCTTGTGTGCTTGCGCAGCTTCGGAGAGCGCAGCCGGGCCCGGATCACGCCTTCCTGGCGAGCCAGGAGCGCGGCGAGCACGGCCGTGACCGCTGAGACCGCCGTGTCGAAATCGGAGTCCGTGACCTCGTAGCCGCCGCCGGAGGCGGACTTGCCCTCCAGCGGAGTACGCGCGGCCTCGACATCCGTCGCCGCGTCCCCCGAGCTCGTTGCGGTGGCGGTGGAGCGGGCCGCCGCCACGTCGGCTGACGCCTCGCCGTCGATCCGAAGCGGGTGCTTCTCGCGCGCTGCGACTACGTCTTCGGCGGCCGAGCCGAGGGCGGGCGCATCCAGCATGCTCCTTGCCGCCGCCACGTCCTCGGCAGCTGACGACCCGGAGGCGCCAGTGGGCTCGGCGACAGCGGCAGCCGCCGACCCGGCACCGGCAGACGACGGCCGTGCAGGCGGACCTCCAGCCCCAGGCAGGCCCGGCGTACCACCGGCTGCGGGGTCCTGCGCAACGCCGAGCGCGGCAGCGTCAGCCTCGCTCGCAGGCACGGGCGCCTTCTGGGGGCTGATCCACAGGGCGCGGGTGTGAGGCACATTGAACGGCCGGCGACCGGCGATCTCCCGGTACTCGTCGGCCGTGATCAAACCGGCGTTCCACTCTTCCCGGGCCTCCGCCCGACGCTGCCGCCTGGGGAACTCCAACGCCTCGACCCCGCTAGTGTCGAAGCGGATCGACCAGCCGTCGTCGAGATCGAAGTCGAAGGCGGACGCGATCAGGCCCAGGTGCGGCAGCTCGGTGTGCTGCCAGTAGTTCCACTCCTCGCGGTCCGCGTTCGCGTAAGTCCTCTCGGACGCGTTTCCGACGATGCTCTCCGGCACCCCGAAGGCGCTCAAGATCTCGTCCTTTGCCGCCTTGGCCAGGGACTCGTAGTTCATGTCCCGGGGCCGGGTGCTGGTGTCCACGTAGTTGAGGCCGCCCGGCCCGCTGCCGACGACCACGGTCTCGCCCGCCTGCTGCGCACCGGGTGCGAGACGCTGTTGGATGCGGTCGATCTCCCGCTGGTCCAGCCCGTCGACATCGATGGCCACGATCCCGCTCGGCCTCGCGTCGTTGTCGATGAAGGCGATGTTGTAGAGCCGGGCCTTGATGTCGAGGTCGACGGACAGACCGGCGGCTTCGAGCGGGGTGACGCCGCAGTAGGGGTCGGTCGGGTGGGGGTCGCGCAGCCAGACGACGCGGCTGGGATCGAGCTCGCGGATTCTGCCGTCGTACGTCGTGAACTGGTAGTGGCTGAGGTAGTCACCGCGCGGGTCAGGGATCGGCTCGACCCGGTTGGGCGGCAGCAGATCGAGCCGGGTGATCATGCCCGCGCGCGAGCGGGTGATCTCGACGAACGCGCCCTTCTTCGAGAGCAGGAACTGCGCTGAGAGCCGCTTCTTGAAGACGGCTGCCGTCTCTAGAGGGTTCGCCCGGACGTTCAGCACGCGCAGCAGGGGATGGTCCGTGAGGGTTTCGGCGAACTGCCGGTCATCGCCGCCGCGTCCGATCTCGATGCTGAGGGCGCCGGGGTGCTTGGAGATCGCCTCGACGGCCTTGAAGGTCCAGACGCTCCGTTCGTAGCCCTCTTGGATGACCCGGTCCAGGTCCCATCCGGCCCCGCGGTTCTCCGTGCCCCACACCGTCGTCGTACCGGCGTACGTCATCGACACGTACGACGATCCGATCGCCGCGGACTTCTCCTCCACCTCCACCTGCGCCGGGCGGGAGGTGAGGAGGCGACGAAGCCCAGGCAGGAACTCGCGCGGCATCAGGCCCCCTCGCTGGCGAGCCACGCTCCTACGGCCACAGCCGCCGCGCCGATCTCCACCCACGCGAGCGGCGGCACATACAGGAAGGCCGTCACGCCGCTGGCCAGAGATGTGGTCCCGGTGAGCACCCGTGCCGCGATCCGCCCGCCTCGACCACGGGGGTGCAGGACGAAGTAGCTGAGGCCGAGAGCGGCTGCCGTCGCGGCGGTGCTGCCCAGGACCGGGTGAATGAGCCCGAGCGAGAAGAGGACGAGCAGCGTGCCGATCGCGGCGAGGAGCAGGCCGGCGGCTTCTCGTACGAGGCGATCTGTCGAGGGGGACTCAGGTGGTGTGCTCACGGCGCGCACCCTGAGCGGGGGGTGGGGCTACTGTCGCGTGCTCGACGAGCGGGTCACCTCGGGCGGGTGACGCCAGCCATGTACGCGCCGATGCCCCGGCGCTGGATTCGTTCACCGGGGATGATCCGCACGCCCTTCGGCGGCGGGGGCAGCTTCCGCTTCTTCCGGATGGACTGGTCCCCGCCGATCAAGTGGCGGTTATCCACCTTCTCCTCGCAGGGCCGGCCCTTCACGTCGTCGTACGGGCGGCGGCAGCCCTTGCAGTAGACCTCCAGCGCTTCCACTCGCTGCCCGGCGGTGGCCTTGAACGAGCCCCTGAAGTCGGCGATGCTCGCGACTCGCGGTTCGACCTGGATCTCGGCCGCGACCAACCACGTGTGCGTGAGGTCCTGAGGCTCAGAGGACGATGGGGAATGGTCCGGCTGGTCCCTCTGTCCGACAGGCGGGGAGACGGGGTTGGTCGAGAAGAGGGATTCCTGCCAGAAGGCCCGGCCCGTGGCCGGCAAGAGGGGAGCAGTGGCGGTCGTCACTCATTCCTCCAAGCCGATTCGCTGGGAGGTTGACGCAATCCGTAACCTCTCCCCTCGCCGTACGTCGGAGAGCTGGGATCTGTTACGCCTGGGCGTCGAGGGAGTCCGTTAGAGCGGGGCGCATGCTCTCCAAGACCGCGTCCAGGTCGAGGCGGGTCACGATCGGCAGATGGTCCGAAACGTGCTTCATCTCTTCCCCGACGGCGACATCGAGCACGGCCGGCGCGAGCTCGCGACTGGCGATGTTCCAGTCGATCCGCCACTGGCCGCCCTGCCTCGCGGAATTCATGTGGCCAGCCGTCGGCTCGGCGGCGAAGGGCTGCCCCATGCGGTCGCGTGCCCACAGAGCCAGGTCGACGAATCCGGCCGAGGTGAGCGTGCTGTGGGGGCGTACGTCGCTGATCCGGCGTTCGCCGAAGAGGAGGGTCCGGTTGGTGTAGAACGCGCGGTCGGCGTGGTCCCCGGCCAGGACTTCCGCCCACGTTTCGTCGGTCGGGGCCTCGCGGGCGGGGTAGCTGTTGAAGTCCCCGCCGATGAAGGCCAGCCAGCCGGGCTTGGCCAGGGTGGTCAGCCACTCAGCCTCGGCGAGCCGTCGATCCGGGGAGAAATAGCAGAGGTGGTGACTGACCAGGCTGAGGGGGCGGGCGCCGTGCTCCGTGCGGAAGCGCTCGTCAACAAGGGTCACGTTGGCGGGCGGGTGCCAACCGTTGAGAGGGTGCTCGAAGACGTCCTCCACGACGAGAGGGCTGTCGTCCCGCTCTCGTACGAAGATGGCGTTGTCGTTGATGCTGTTCGCGGTGCGCGGCGCCGGGTAGCAGCGCATACCGGTCTTCTGTTCGAGAAGCCGGTGGTGCTTGGGTTGAATCTCCTGGGCAAGCCAGACGTCCGGGTGGACGTCCTTGACGTGCTTGATCACGCGGCGCAGGTTCTCCCCCCGCATGATGTTCCAGGTCAGGACTCGCAGTTCGTTCACTGTGCTCTCTCCGGGACGGGGGTTCTACCGTGGTCTCGCAGGCGTGGGCGGAGCGCCCAGGAGGTTGTGCATCGCGTGGGCGACGGCGTCGGGGAACTCGCTGCGGCTCCAGCCGTCGGTCTGAAGGGTCTGGAGCAGCGTGGCGAAGAGACGGTCCTCGCGTTGCTTCCGTTCGTGGTTGACGACGTACGTTCCCGGCGTCTCGTACGGCAGGTGCCGACGAAGTCGGCCCTCCAGGAGAAGCTGGGTGATCGGCAGGCGGACGGTGGCCGGCGAAGTGTCGAACTCGTCGGCCAAGATCATCTGCCTGGGCAGGGGGGAGTCCGGGGGATACGTGCGGTCGTCGATGCGCTTGCGGATCGTCATGGCGATGAGGTCGGAAACGGTGCGGGCGCCCATCGGGGGCCGTGTACCAGGACGGGCAGCTCGTACGGCCTTGTAGCCCTCGAACACCACCAGCCCCTCACCGCGGAGCACGCGGATCGCTGCCTGGACAGTGAGCTGCGCGGTGCCGAACCGGTCTCGCAGCCCGGCAAGGGTCCGGACGGTGCCCGCCCGCCAGGTACCGTCGCGCAGTTCCTGGCGGAGGACGACGAGCAGCGGCTCATCTGGACCGGTCACAGGTCGGAGCTGGGAGCGATCATCTCGCTCACTGGGCGGTGCGAAATCAGGGGCAGGCATTCCGGGCTTCCTCGACGAGGTCAACCGGCTCGCACCCATGGAGCTCCACGAGCGCCTGTTGGGCGAGCATGAACCTGATGTTGTCGTTGTCGTAGCTCATCGACGTCAGGTCCGGCTCCGCGACCGGAAAGGGCCTGGCGATCTTGTATCGGGTGCCGATCACCCCCCATGGCAACGCTGCCTTCACTCGCGCGGCGGTAAGACCCTTGAGCCGGTCGGGAGAAAGCTCGACCGCCGAGAGTGCACATGCCAGGTGCACGGGAGGGGTCGAAGTGATCTCGCCGTCCCTTACCGGGCCTCGGAGGCCCGAGCGGGTGGTATCGCCCAAGAGGAACAGGGTGCCGAGGATGGTGTCCTCTGCCGGCAGAAAGCAGAACTGGCAGAGCATGTCGAGCATCGCGCGCCGCTGCCGGGAGGGGTGCCCTCCGCTGAGGACCGGCTGGCCCACCCCCCGGCTGACCGTCCACCGCTTCCACAGCACGTGCCAGCGGTCGCGCGAGATGTGATCGTCGTGGTCATCGCGGAAGCCGATGCCGAAGTCACGGGCCACGACAAGAGGCGTGACGTCTCGCTCTGTCGTCCATCTGGCGACCAGGGGCACAGGCATGCCCTGGTACGTCAAAGGGAACGGGGACATGATCAGGACTCCTCTCGTTGCTCGCTGCGCGCGCAGGTGTCCGTCGAGGGCGGCACTTCAAGGGGGACAGAGGGAGGCCGACCACGTAGCCGAGGGCCGACTTCGACGAGAAAGGCGAACGCGGCGAGCAGGCCCAAGGCGATGACGGCACCCCAAGGCGTCACTGCAACCTCCCTGACGAGACGGCCTGCATCGGGCCGCAACGGAGCTGGGGGCCCTCCGCACGGCGCCGTCGAGGGCAGGCCGCGCGGAGGGCTGACTGTGGGGAGACGGAGGCTCAGCCGACGGGCGGCGGCGCCAGCTCCTGGGTCGCCTGGTGCGAGGCGGCGAGGGCCGTCAGGAATTCGCGATCCCGCCGGCTGCCTGCCTCGGCCATCCTGAAGCTCTGGTGCTGCTCCCAGTGCTCGCGGACGCCGCGCCGGTGCATCAGGCTGTCGGTCTGGACGCGCAGGGTCTCGGGCGAGAGCAGGCCCAGGCGGTACTTCAGGGCGGTGAAGGAGAGCTGCCGGTTCGCGCCGACGGAGCGCTTGAACTTCTCCAGGGTCTCGTCCTTCGTGCGCCACAGTTCCAGCAGGTCGGGGTCGCGCAGCGTGTCCGCCAGCATGTTCTGGTGGAGCTCGGCGGTCCCCAGTTCGAGGCGCTGCCTGTGCTGGACGTGCGAGAAGGCGATGCCGATGGCGCTGACGCCGGCAGAGATGAGGATGGCGGTGGACGTTCGCATGGGCGGTCCTTGTGGTCGGACTGGATGATGAACGTTGGGGGCCCTGCCTGGACTCCGGTGGCGAGCCCGCAGGGACAGGGGAAGGAATGGGTCGGCCGCCCTTCCCCCACGGAGAGCGGCCGAGGCGCCCGCTGACGCCGCCTTCACGCCGTTACGAGCGGTGAAGGCCCCGGTCTGCTGATGACCGCCTCGCGTGCTCCTGCTGCACCATCCCCAGGATGAGGAGGAGGGCGGTCACCTCGCGCGCGACGTTCTGCGCGTACTCGGCAGCGTCGACCTGCGTGGTGAGCCGCGGGACGTGCCTGAGTCGGCGGATGTCGCCGAGTACCACCGCTGCTTCGAGCGCCGCCTTGGAGTCCCGGGGGATAGACGAGGTCAGCTGGGACACCTCGTTGTAGAGCCCGATGCCCTCGCGCACCAGGTCCTTGACCATGGAGACGATGGTCAAGGTCTCCGGCAGTCCAGACCCCGTTATGTCCCAGCCGATGATCTTGCCCAGTCGCTCGCGCAGCTCGCCAGCCGGGCTCGTCGGGGAGGAGGGAACAAGCCAAGCGGTCACGTCGGCGGCAGTCAGGAGGCGGTGCTCCCAGGCCAGGGTGACGACGTGGGCGTAGTTGCGGGCGCCCAGGGAAACGAGCAGCTCTGCGGCGAATTGCCGGACGTCTTTGCTGACGCGGTTCAGCTTCCGCGCGATCTGCACCGGCTTCATACCCTGCGCGAGCAGCGGGATCAGTTCGCTCTGCTCCACCGGGAGGTCGAGCACCTCATCCCGGAGCCGGGGCGCGGGAATCGAGTCGGTGGCGTACGCGACGGCAAGCGCGAAGGGGATCTCGCGGACACCGTGGAGCTTGGCCTTCGCCGATTTCAAATAGCTGGTGACCGTGCCCGCCGCGATCCCGAGCGAGGCGGCGACAGCGGGGACGTCCAGGCCCTGCGCCACGCCCATCAACGCCTCGCGTTCACGAGCGGCAAGGCTGATCTGCCGGATGGGGAGGGACAACGCGGTCACGGGGGCGACTCCTCGGTCGGATCGGGGCTTCTTCTGGAATAAGGCGCCGAGCGCGGCTTCGTCGGCTCGTGCGATGCGGTACATGAGCAGAGTGGACGGGCTGGGGCGACGCCGGGCTCCCCTCAGGGAGCCGATCGCGCGGATCAAGAGGGTGCCGCGTCCGGCACCGAGTCGCTTCGCCCCTGCGAGGAGGGGGAGGGGCGTGTTCTCTCGGCGCCGGACGGGCGGTCGGACCGTCGGGGGACGCGGTCCGACGTTCGGGAGGGGAGCACGCGTCATTCGTCGTCTCCCAGCAGGTCAAGGAGTTCGACGAAGGCCAGGGCGTAGCGGCGGAGGTAGCCGGCCAGATCGCCCGGCTCCGCCTTGCCGTCATGGAACCCGCGCAACTGGTCAAACAGGCCCGTGGGCTCCGGCAGGATCCGCTGCCGCGCGAGGGCGATGAAGGAGTTCGTGGACCGCTGGAGCTCGAACAGCAGTCGAGCTGCGTCGCCCTCGGAGAACGAGGCGCCGCTCTTGTGCACGCGCCGCCAACGATAGGGGAGCCGGGAGAGCAGGCCACCGCGGGACGGGGCCGGCGGTTCGCCACCGGTCACCAAGATCTCGTCGAGGGTCGCCACGAGATCGTCCCCGACGCCCTCGGCGACCACGTCACGGGCGAGACAGGCCAGGAGCCGCGTCATGGTGGTCTCGTCACTACTGGCGAGCAGCATCATCGACCCCCGCCCTTCACGGGCAGGACAGCCCAGACGGTGCGACCGTTGTTGATGACGCCCCAGTCTCGCGCGGTCACGGCCACGAGGAACAGTCCGCGCCCGCTCAAGTCGTCGTCGGCAGCGGTCTTGAGCCGCGGCTCCACGGAGCTTTCGTCGCTGACCTCGATGCGCAGCTCACCGTCTGCGAGGGCCACGCGTAAGCCGACGCTGCCCCTGCCGTGGACGACGGCGTTGGTCACGAGTTCCGAGGCGATCAGCATCGCGGAGTCCGTGGCCACGTCGGGCAACCGCCAGAGACGGGCGTGGGCGGCGATCATCCGCCGGGCCTGCGCCGGTCGCCCCAGGCCGGGCGTCATGGCGACCTCGAAGCGTCCGGCGGCCACCGCCGTCTTGGTCAAGCTGACCTGGGTGAGGGTGCTCATCGGGTGCCTCCCGTCTCCGGGGACACCAAGACGACGAACCCGCCCACGCTGTCGACCCGCCTGAGCTGGACCTCATACTCGCCCGCGTAGGGGCTGATCTCGTCGTACGCCGGCACCACGACGCCATCAAGGAAGCATCCTCGAATCTTGCGTACGATCTCGCTCCATCCCGCACGGTCAGCCGGGATGGTGCCGTACACGTCGGTGCTCCACTCGCCCTTCATCCGCCACCCCCTGGCGTTGACGAACTCGCGGGCGCCGTCCAGCGCTTCACGCTGGCCAGGGTTGGATGGACCAGCGGCGTAGAGGCAGACGCGGGGGACGCGGCGCCGTGCTTCGATCTCCTCCAGTCGCCGGGTGAGGGCGTCTCGACGCGCGGCGGCGATCCGGACGAAGGGATCTGGCAGGGTGCCCAGCCGCTCCGGCCACCACCGCGTGTGGAACTCCCGCTCCGCGTCCATCCACGACGGTGTGCTGTGGACCTGGCGTGATGCGGGGGTGGGCGGGTGCAGCGGCACGTCGTAAAGGTGCGCGGCCCGGTCCAGGTACTCCGTCAGGGCGACGCCGAGCCGCATTTCAGGCCCTCCTCGCCGCGTGCTGAGGGGACGCGGTTCAGCGGATCCAACGAAGGCGCTGAGGACCTGGGCGGGGGGAGAGTGGACGGGGCGGTTGGCCTTGGAGGGGCCGTTCGTGTCGCGCTCGAAGTTCGAGTCCGACGGAATCCACCGTGCGGCGGTCGGCCGACCTCGGGTGGTGCTCTGGCTCATCTCGGCCTCGGCTTCGTCAGGGGGAGGGGGGAGGGAACCCGTCGCCTGAGGAGGGCGCAACCACCCTCGTGAAGCTCGCCGGAGTTCCGTGCAACTTCCTGCTGAACTAGCCTGTCGGGCACTCAGGTTGGTGTGCAACTGAGACTCCGCTGAAAATTCAGTAGAGGCCCGAAATGGAATATGCAGTGGCATGCACAGGGGGTTGGGCGACATGCTCACGAGGTGTCAGACTCTGCTCAACCTGGCATGGCGCATGCACGAGAGGGATGGGGAGGTGCGCAGGTGGCGGCGAAGGTAGGTCCCAGCGGCCGGCGGCTGGAACTCGGCATTCAGCTCAGGACGCTTCGCGAGAACTGTCCGCCGGTCGAACCGGGGCGAGTCAAGGGCATGACCCGGAAGGAAGCCATCCGGGGCCTCAAGGAGATGTCGGAGGCCAAGCTCGCTCGGATCGAAGGCGGGGAGAGTAACTTTCGACGCAATGTCGGCGACCTGAAGGCTCTCCTGAGGCGGTACGAGGTCACGGACCCCGAGCTGGAGGACTACCTCGTCGAGCTGAACCGGGAGTCACCCAAGGAAGAGTGGCTTACGACGCACACACGCTTCTTGCCCGCGGGCATGCCGCACTACTTGGGGCTCGAAGCTGAGGCCATAGGGATCATCGCCTACCACCCGATGCTCGTCTACGTGCTGCTCCAGACCGAGGAGTACGCGCGGGCCCTCCTGGAGACCCATCGCCCGGTGGAGGACACGACTGCCGAGTCGGTCAGGAACAAGCTCGAAGTGCGGATGGAGCGCAAGCACCGAGTCTTCCATCCGCCGGGCCGTGAGCCTGCACGGTTGAGGATCATCCTGGGGGAGGCAGCCCTGCGGATCCCGTACGGTGGCAAGGAGGTGATGCGCGCGCAGTATCGCGAGATCATCCGACTCGCGGAGTTGGACCACGTCTCCATCCAGGTACTGCCCTTCGGGCCGGGGTACCGCTCGACCCATGACTTCGCCATTCTGGACCTGGGAGAGCTGCCCAGCCGCGTTCAGATCGATAATGCATGGGGTGCGATCAGCACCACGGACAAGCCCCGAGAAGTCGACCGGTTCCAACGCCGGTTCGACACGATGGTCGGTCTGGCCTTCGGGGTCGAAAAGACCATCGAGTTCCTGCACGAACTAGCAAAAGGATGAACGGCCATCAACACCAGCCCGGCCACTACGCCGAACACCGACACCGACTTCACCTGGGTCAAGTCGTCCTACAGCAGTGACGGCACCGGCAACTGCGTCGAGGTCGCCAACACGCTCCTCACGCATGCTGCGGTCCATGTCCGGGACTCGAAGGTACCGACCGGACCCCGACTCAAGTTCACCCCGCAGGCGTTCAGCGCCTTCGTCGGAGCCGTGGGCGACGGTGCGGCTGATCCCCGCGCCTGAACGCTGATCCCGAGCCTGCCTTGAGGGCGGCCCCTTCCTCCGGCCTGGACCGGTGGGCGGGGGCCGCCCTCACGAATGATCTGCCGCGGTTCCGGGCGAACGTCCGGCCCCCTCGTCTTGCGTGCGCACGGATGCTGCCTGGCTCGTCCTAGTCCCGCCGCGCGGAAGGCGGGACATAGCCGTGCCCCGGGGTGCATCGCATTGAGAGGCGGTCCCCGGGGCGTTCGGTAGAACCCTACGGTCCGTGTGGCCTGGTGGCCACCGGTTTCCCGCCCAGGTCTGGCCTCCGATCGTTCGGTCTGTCACAGCCGCAGCTCCTTTGCCGTTCCCCTCATCAGGAGGCAGAGCGATCACGGGGGGCCGTATGCCAGGCATGGCGCGACCGGACGAGTTCACCGGCCTCCGGGCGCGGCTGGCCAGGAAGGCGGCGACCCCGCCCCTCCCGGTCAGGAAGCGGGCAGCGCTCGGGCCGAGCTCGGTGCCCGAGCCACCGGATCTCCGCGAGGCTGTCGCCCGGATGCCTGATGCCGGCCGGTCGTGGACCCTCCTGATGCCGTACGGGGAGCTGCTGACCAGCAACCAGCGGCTCCACCACATGGCGGCGTGCCGGGCGCAGCGGCGCCTGCGGCAGGAAGCGGCAGAGACCGCGCGGGCCCGCGGCCTGCCGAAGCTGGAGCGGGCCGCCATCTTCTACGTCCTCCACCCACGGCCGATCAAGAGGAACCGCGACCCGGGGAACTGGTCCGTGAGCGCGAAGGCGTACGTCGACGGCCTGGTGGACGCCGGGCTCCTCCCGGACGACAACTCCACCCACCTCGCCGGGCCCTACCCAGAGATCGGGCCCCCCGTCCCGAGCGGCGGGGCCCGCATGTCCCTGGTCATCGTCGAACTCACACCGATAGAGCCCTGACCTGCACGTTTCCAACCGGTGTAACAGATTCCGGCAGACGGCGTACTAGACGGCGGGACTCCAACCCGGAGGCCCACCCTGTGATCCCGCACAAGGAGATGCCCCTCTTATGTCGGCTCTTGCTGTCGCCATGCCCGCGTACCTGACCCCGATGACGCTCTCGGAGCTGGACGCCCTGATGGCGAACACCAGCGGCCCCAGCGCCCACGTGATCGAGCTCCACCCCCAGCTCGCCGCCCGGCTCCTGCGCCGCAACAAGCACAACCGGCCCCTGCGCCAGACCGCCGTCGAGGACTATGCCCGCGACATCGAGTCCGGCACCTGGCTGCTCAACGGCGAGGCGATCAAGCTCGACGTGCGCGGCAACGTCCTCGACGGCCAGCACCGCCTCCACGCGATCGTGAAGGCCCAGCGGCCGGTCACCACGTTCATGACCTGCGGCCTGCCCACGGAGACCCAGGCCACGATGGACTCCGGCCGGCGCCGCACCGTGGCCGACGCCCTGTCCCTGGTCGACGAGGACAACTCCACCACCGTCGCCGCCATCCTCGGTCGCGTATGGGGCTGGAAGCAGGGCGACCGCAAGTTCACCCGCCGCAGCCGCCCCACCACCGCTGAGTCCACGGCGCTCCTCGCCGAGCACCCCGAGATTCGGCGCTCCGCCGAGATCGCGCTGCGGACCTACACCGCCTTCCCGCACATCCCGCCGTCGGCGCTCGGCACCGCGCACCACCTGTTCAACGCGATCGACCCGGCCGCCGCCACCTGGTTCTTCCAGCGCCTCGGCGACGGCGCCGAACTCCCCAGCGGCCACGCCATACTCGCCCTCCGCGCCCGCGTCACCTCCGAGCGCGCCAAGGAGGGGCAGATCGCCTGGGCCCGGCACCTCGCCTACCTCGTGACCACCTGGAACGCCCACCGCGGCAACCGGAAGCTCTCCCGCCTGGTCCTGCGCCCCGGTACCCCGGTCCCCACCCCGAAGTAGCCCGAACCACACAGGAGATGCCCCTCCCATGAGCACCACCCTCGCGAGCACCCCGCCCGCGATCCTCGCTGCCGTCACCGCGTACGCGCGGGGCGGCGAGCAGGTTGCCCCCGAAGTCCTGGACCTGCACCTGGCCGACGTCGCCGAGAACGCCGCCTGCTCCCTCATCCGGCACCGGTTCCGCGCCGGCTTCCCGCACGTCGCCTACCACGAACTTCTGTCTGCGGTGGCGGCCCTGCGAAGCATCCTCGACTTCTCCCCGTCCCCGACGGCCCGAGAGGTCATGGAGTGGCAGGACCAGCAGCGCATCGCCCATGCCGCAGCGTGCCGTGCACCGAAGAGGCCCTACGCCGTCCGGTTCGTCAACGGCCCGTATCGCGGCGTCGAGATGGCCCTCGACGGTCCGTCGGTCCCGTACCCGGACCCTGGCGACCCGCTCGGGCACCTCTCCACCAGCCAGTGGATTGCCGGACCCCCCGCCTTCGCGGTCTTCCCCATCGTCTGGGGAGACACCGCGTATCTCAGTCACGGCACCGTCCGCTACCGGCGCGAGGACAAGCCCGACCGCGACGGCATGTGGCTCTTCCGGCTCCGTACAGACGACCCCGCGCCGCCGGAGGGCGCCCGCCCGCACATCACCGTGCCCTCTAAGCAGGGAGACCGATGACAACCGCCTTCGCCCCCGTCGAGGACGAGCGCGTCTACATCCGGCTCCAGGCCCCGGCCGCCGAGAACCTGGCCCTCGCCGCCGGGTTCCCGATCTTCCCGCCACCGCTGCCGAACACGGCGGTGAAGGTCCGCGACGCTGTGACCTGCCCCGCCTGCGGCCTCGGCCGCCTCTCGCGGTCCTGGTGGTTGGGCACCCGGACGCTCGTCGCCGGATCAGCCTGCCAGCGCCAACACGTCTTCATCATGCGACTCCCCCTGCCGGTAGTCCGGACCGGCACCGAAGCATGAGCGCGCTCGCCGTCGAGTCCACGGTGCCGGCGGGCCCCGGACGGCTCATCGTCAGGGCAGCCGGACGCCTGGAACTCCACATCGCCGCGGCGACCGTGAAGCTCCCGGCCGCCGCGATGTTCACCGTGCCGTTGGAGTGCCGGCCCGACCCCGAGACAGCGCCCGGCGTCCGGCCGTGGCACGGCCCTCTCGACGAGAACCGGCTGTGTCCGGACTGCCAGCGCTCCCTTCGCCCGGCCCCCATCGAACTCCCTGCCGCTACATCGGAGCCCAGGCCCCGCCCTGTTCCGGCAACCGGACGCGGGCTCTGGCCCACCGTATGAATCACCCCACGAGCCCGTGGGCACCGTCCTGAGGCAGAGGGCAGCCCATGAGGACGATCACCGACAGCGCGACCGTACAAAGCGGTCGCGCTTCGGCGTTTCCGCGCTCCTACTCGCGGGCGACCTCCAGCTCGGCGCCCAGCGCCGAGAGCGTGGGCAGCAGAGAGCCGTAGCCGCGTTGCAGGTGGTAGATGCCCTCGATCGTCGAGACGCCCTCCGCCGCGAGGGCCGCGATCACCAGCGCGGCGACCGCCCGAATGTCCTGCCCTGCCACGCGGGCAGCGGTGAGACGGGACCGGCCGTGCACGGTGATGGTCGGCCCATCGGAGGTAACGGCGGCACCGAAGCTGCGCAGCGGGCCGACGTGGCTGTCCCGGGCGGTGTAGATCCGCTCCTCGATGCGCGAGACGCCGGGTGCCTGGGTGAGGAGGGCGGTCAGCTGCGGCTGGACGTCGGTGCAGGTCGCGGAGACGGTGGCCGTCTGGACGGGCCGGGGACCGGCCGGGCACCGAGCGAGCGTGCCGCCGTCCGACGAGACGAGCTCGATCCCGGCGTCGGCGAGCATGACCACGAGCGCGGAGGGAAACGTGCCGATGGGCACGTTGGAGAGGTGGACCGTTCCACCGGTGATGGCGGCGGCCAGGGCCAGCGTGGCGGCCTCCAGCCGATCCGGTGGAACGGGGACGGTCCCGCCGGTGATGCGGTCGGAACCGGTGACGTGGAGGGCAGTGGCCCCCTCCCACGTGATGCCGACGCCGCCTGCCGCGAGCATCGCGGCGCTCGTCAGGACTTCCGGCTCCGTGTTGGGGTTGAGGATGGTGGACGTGCCGGGGGCGCGGGCGGCCAGCAGCATGGCGGTGACCGTTGCCCCCAGGCTCGGCCCCCACTGCTGGGTCGTCACGTCGACGGTGAACGGCAGCGGGTCCTGACCGGGCAGGCGGGCGCCGATGTGGGTGCTGGTGACGTCGAGGGTGGCGCCGGCGGCTTCCATGGCGGCCAGGTGCCGGTCGATGAGGCGGTGGGCGAAGGCATCGCCGCCGGGCACGGGGAAGCGGACCTGACCGGCTCTGGCGAGCAAGCCGGCGGCCATGACGGCGGTGGTGCGGATGCGGCTGCCGAGCTGGTCAGGGATGACCGGGTGCCAGGCTGTGGCCGGGGTGATCTCGAAGCGGTCGCCGACGATCCTGGCCGGGGTGCCGGTGTGGGTGAGGATTTCCGCGCAGACCTGGGTGTCCAGGATGCCCGGGATGCCGGTGAGGACCATCGGTTCGTCGACGAGCTGGGCTGCGGCGTACTGGTGCAAGGCGCAGTTCTTGCTGCCCTGCACCGAGGCCGTGCCCTGAAGGCGGTGGCCGCCGGTCACGCGGATGGTGCGGGTATCGGTGAGGGACGGCAGGAGGGTCTGCTCGGTCACGGGTTCCTTCCCCTGGTGATGTGGGGCGCGTTGGAGGGAGCACGGCCCCGGCGAGGAGGAGCGCCGGGGCCGCGGGCGGCAGGGCTTGTGGCCCCGCGGGTGGGCGGGGCGCTCAGCGGCTGAGCCCGGCCGCCGTCAGGGAGCGCGCGCGGGTCTGGAAGCTGACGGCCAGGGCCTTGTCCAGGGGCATGCGGTCGACGTGCCCGTACGTGCGGGTGAACAGGCTCTGGTCGGCGGTGAACGAGCTGATCTCGTTCATGCGGGCGGGGGCGTGGGTGATGGTGCCGCGCCCGGCGGCACGCAAGACCGCGTGGGCGAGGTCGAGGACGGACACCGCCGTGCCGGAGCCGCAGTTGACGACGGGCAGCAGCGCGGGCGCGCCCAGAATTCGGGTGAGCATGGTGATCGCGTCGTCGATGTACGTCAGGTCCCGGGCCTGCCTCCCGTCGCCGTCAACCGTCAGAGGGCGGCCCTCGGCGGCGGCGTCGAGGAAGGCGGGGACGACGGCATCGGGGTCCTCCTCGGGGCCGAAGGTGTTGAAGAACCGCACGACGCCGAGCTGGCGCCCGTCCTCCACGAGGGACCGGTAGACGCCGACCAGTTGCTCGGTGGCGACCTTGCCCGCCGCGTACGGGGAACGGGGGGCGTACGGCGCGCTCTCGGCGAGCGGGCCGGTCTGCTCGCCGTAGACCTCGCACGAGGAGGCCATCAGCAGCCGCCCGGCGGTCGAGCGGACGAAGGTGTCGATCATGTGCCGGTCGACGGCGGTGTTGTGCTCGAAGTTGCCGACCTCGAACGAGGCGGGGACGGACTTGAGTGCGGCGAGGTGCACGACCGTGTCGATGCCGTCCAGGTCCCGGGCGGTCAGCTCCCGTACGTCGCGGACCAGGAGGTCCGCCGGGCGCGGACGCCGGGAGTCGACCGACAGGTTGTCCAGGGTGGTGACCGTGGGACCGGCGATGCGCAGCGCCGGAGTGAGGGCCGAGCCGATGAAGCCGGCGCCGCCGGTGATCAAGATGTTCAAGGGGGTGCCTCCGCAGAGGAGTTGAGCGGCGGACCGGCCCGTGTGCCGTCCGCCTGCTCCCGCAACCGTCCGCCCTGGCGCACCCGATGGGGAGCCGCTTCGGCCGGTCTCGCACACGGTGTGCGAGACCGGCACACGGCGTGCATCCGCACGCCCTGCCGTCGGGCGGCGACAGGCAGTAGTGTCGTGCGTCCCGTCGGTGCGCAGGAGGTGCCCATGGGCTCGAACGATGAATTAGGCAAGATCTTCCGCGACGCGCGCCGCGCCCTGGACCTGACACAAGGTGAGGTCGGTCGGGAGGTCGGCTACTCCGCGTCGGCGATCTCGCGGATCGAGCGCAACCGGATGCGCATCGACCTCGACACCCGCCTGCGCCTGGCCCGGGTGCTCCACATCCCTCCTGAGCGGGTCAGCGGGTTCCCCGCCCCCGCAGGCCCGGTGATCGATACCGTGGGCAACGTACCGATGTCGGACGAGGAGGACGCGATGCGACGCAGGACGACACTGCTGGGGGCGCTCGCCGCCGGAGCATCGGCCGTCATCAGCACGGGCACGGCCGAGGCGCTGCCGGTCTTGGACCTGGACGACGCGCTGTTCCGTCTCCCGAACACCGGACCTGCACCGCTACGGACGCTGGCCTCCGCGACGGCCGCTGCGCGGGAGACGTTCAGCGCCGCCCGGTACAGCGACCTCAGCCACGCCCTGCCCAGCCTCCTTGCCGCCGCCGAAGCAACCAGGGACGCCACTGCCGGCCAGGCCCGGCAGCAGGCCAACGGCATCCTCGCCCGCGCCTACGTCCTGGCCGCCGAACTCGCCGCGAAGCAGCACTCGGACACCGCGTGGGTCGCGGCCGATCGCGCCCTCGTCGCCGCACGGGCCAGCGGCATGCCCATCCCCATCGGCGAAGCCTCCCGCGTACTCGCCATCACCATGCGCCGCTCCGGCCGTTGCGCCTCCGCCGTCCGTCTCCTCACCCACGAGGCGGCCCAGCTCGACCCTGCCGAACTGCGCGCCGGAGCCGTACGCACCACCTTGCTGCTCACTGCGGCTTACTCGGCAGCCGCTGGACACGACCGCACGACGGCGCTCGCGCTGCTCGACGAGGCCGACGAGTCCGTTGAGCGTCGCGCGCACGCCGCCCCCGACGGGCTGTTCACCGTCGAGGCCACCAAGACGCAGGTCGACGTCTACCGCATCGGCGTCCACAACACCCTCGGCACCCCCGATGAGGCAGTGGAGCTCTCACGCGGTCTGAACATCGGCCTGATGTCGACTGCCGAACGGCGTGCTCGGGCCTGGACCGACACGGCCCGGATGTGGCACGCGCTCGGCAACGGGCAGCAGACATTCGCCGCCCTGCGCCGCGTCGAGCGGGAAGCAGCCCAGGAGGCCCGCCGTCCCGCGCTGCGGGCGCTGACGGCGAACCTCCTCTACGGTCCGACGCGTCTCCCGGGACTCAAGGAGTTCGCTGTCCGCACAGGGGCCGTGCCGGCCTGAGCGGCCCGGCCCACCCGCCTCCTACGAGCGGGGATGGCGCGCGGTCACGGCGCCGGGATGAACCATGCCGCGGGCTCGTCCTTCTCGACGATCGCGATGATCTGCTGCATCCGCTCGCTCATCGGCGGCAGGGCGTCCAGTGCGAACCAGCCGACCTCGACCGACTCGTCATCGCAGACCTGGGGCACCTGGCCCGGGTCTGCCGGGCGGCACGCGAAAACGATCTCCAAGTATTGAGCCCGGTCCCCGTTGGCGTGCTGTACCGGCGGGGAGTGCGTCACCGCCGCCAGACGCTCGACCACCACCCGGACTCCGGTCTCCTCCTCCACCTCCCGCGCCGCTGCGGCGGCCGGGGCTTCGCCCGGCTCTACGATCCCGCTGAGTGGCGTCCACAGGCCGGCAGCCGACCTGCGTTGCAGCAGCACCTGCCGGTTCTCGTTGCGGACGACCGCGACCACTCCGGGAAGCCACAGCAGACAGTCGGGGCCGACCGCCCGCCGAAGATCTGACACAAAATCAGGAACCATGTCCACACCCTAGGGCGCCCCGAGTGCCGGGGGTGGCCTTTCCGGGCGCTCTGCCGTGCCGAACACCACCATGCGCCCCACCGGAGCGCGCGACACTAGCCCTGCTCGACCTCCACAGTGCGCGGACCTGCCTGACCAGGCAGTTTCTCAAGCATCCAGGAGGAAGCACCCATGACCGCGTGGACCCCGAAGCTCACCAACTTCGCCGGCACCGACGGCACCCGCGGCTCCGGCCACTACGCCGTCTCGAACGGCATCTGCACCTTCAACGCCATGATCGTCGCCTACAAGGAGACCAACGCCAAGGACGGCGCAGGCTTCGGCATGACCCTGCCGGTCCCCGCTGCCACCGGCTCCCGCGTGGTCTTCCAGCTCAGCCTCGACGGCCGCGACGCCGACCACGGCATCTGGACCGGCGAGGCGCTGATCCACGCCGGCTCGACCGGCAAGCAGGTCGACCGTCTGCGTGTCACGGGCACGACCAACGGCGCGGCCCTTCAGAACATCAACCACTTCTACGGCGACGCCGAGGGCGCGGCCGAGGCGGAGACCGTTACCGTCTCCGGCTCGTACGTCATCGCCTGAGCCTGAACACCCCGAAGGGCTGCCAGACCCCGCGTCCGGCGGCCCTTCCGTATTACGCCGCGCGATCTGCGCCTGCCGCTTTCCGCCCGTGTCCTGCGGCGGGAGATGCCGGTTTTCACTGTGTGGACGATGACAGCCTTTACATCAACGAGCCGCGGGTACCGCTGATCACCCTCAGCGAGGCCCGCGAGACCGTCGACTTGCTCCTGAGCCTCGGCGGCGACCACACCAGCGACGGCCGCCGAGCGAAGCAGCTCGCCTCCGACATCGCGCTCCGTCTACCCGAGCCCGAGTAGTATCGGTCATGTGTTCGATATCTTGCCGCCTGATCGGGAACGCCTACTGATCATCAAGGCGTACCTGGCGCGGCAGCGGGCGGAGGCCGAGACGATTCGGACCTACCTCGACGTCCAGATCCAGCAGGTCGACGAACGCCTGAACGGCCACGGAGGACGTACAGCTCCTCCGCTCGCACTCCCATCGGGCGCCAGGCCGAGCCCGCCAGTGGCCAGCGCTCCGTCGGCACCCCTGGAGGGGTACGCCATCGAGTGGCGCCGCTCGCCTGAGGGACCCGTGCCAGAGCGAGTCCACGAGGCATCGTGCATCTTCGCCCCGAGGCCGGGGCCGAAAAGGGCCCGCCTGGTCGATGCCCACAACGCGCGCGAGCTGCTGACACGGGGCGTCGGGTCCTGCGATCAGTGCCACCCCGATGTGGCCCTGGGAATGGACATGTGACCGAGCGGGAAGTCGCCAGGGGCGATGACCAAGACCGAGGCTCCGATCGTCGTCCACCGGCCGAGCCCGACCGGCGGGCGCAGGATCACGCTCCACGACAGGATCCTGGGTCTCGCCTACGACGACTGGGATCTCATCGAGCTGCTGCGCGGGGCTGGGGTCGATGAGCCCGAACTACTCGTCGCCCGCGACTCGACGCTGATCGAGTGGCGCGGAGGCGAGCCACACGTGTATGAGGCGGCCTGACCAGAGGCGACCCGGAGTCGGACCGCCGCCTCAGGCCGTTGCGCAGTCAGGGCACGCGACGGCTTCGAGGTCGACGCAGACCACGCACTCCTGCTCCCCGCCCCCTCCGCAGCCGGCGGCTGGCGCGTCGGCGAGGTCGAGCCCGCACAGCGACCGCTCCGGTGCGCAGCAGTAGGTGTGGGCGATCGAGGGGGACGTCGCGGTGGGCAGTTCTCCGCGAACCCGCGCGATGACGGTGCGGGTCGCCTGGTCGAGAGCTGTGAGGAACGGGTCCGTCATGGCACGGAGCGTACCGCCAGGACTACGAGGTGAGCACCCGGCTTACCTGCCGGACCTCACCGCGCTGCCCGTCCCGGACGCCTCGCTCTCTGCCTGGCAGGCGGGGCAGACGGGCATGGCGCGCGGGATACCGCCCCCATATCGGATCGTCAGCCCCCGGCACCGCGCGCACGGCCCCACCCGGGACGGCTCGCATCCGAGGATGATCGCCGCCGACGAGGCGTCGGTGGTGGGGTCCAGTCGTCGGGGGGTGTCGCTCATGCTGTCGAATCTACTCCGGCTCGTGGCTCGATCAGTTCAGTGGCCCGCGGCGAGGGGATTGGCCCGGCGGCGGCTCGGTTCGGCCTCGTGTATCGCCCGCGGGACCGGCCTCCACCCGGCCCCGGTGACTCGTTTGGCGGCCTCGGCGAGGCCGGAGGAAGCCGGGTCTCCCTGGGTCCGAGTACTGGATGCCATGCTCCGATCGGGCGCTTCCGGCATGCCGTCATCCCCGTCATGTGTGGCAACTTGCTTATGGCCATGTGTTACTGGGCAGCACCTATCTCCAAGGAGTGGTGAATGGCGTATCGCTCACACGAAGACGTTCGGCTCCCCGCTGCGTACTGGGAGCACTTCACGCAAACGGTCGCTCCATTTATGGACGGCTTGAGCGGAGGGCGCAGAGTTCGCGAGATTGAGGCGGTTATCCATTTCGACGACTCCTCTGCCTTTCGTGTGGGGCCCGCTCTGCAAGATATTGATATGTGGTTTCGTTGGGCTTACGCGTTGGATCGGGCCCGTGATTCCGCAGGCGGTCGACCGCCTCGCTTGCTGCTGCTGCAACCTGTGTCGCCGAAGGAATTCACCTTCCGCATCGTTCGAACCGAAGAAGGCTCGCTCCGTGTGCGCCTGCGGAGCGGCATGTCTACCGCTCTGATCGGAGCGGCTGCCGTGGGGGGTCTGCTTGAATTCTGGAACAATTTGACTGGAGTCGCACCCCTGGGGTTCATGTTCGACGATGGCGCGCGCCGTGAACTCCCTGCTGCGCCGCGCGAGGTCAAGGAGCAAGAGAAGGGGATTTTTGGCGTTAGGGAAGGAGGGCGCGCGCCAGACTATGATGACGGTGAATTCGAGATTACTTTGGAAGGTGATGTCAAGGTCACCTGTAAAGTGCGCATTCCGTCTCGTGTGGTTGAGGCGGATAGCGAATTCATGAAAGAGTTCTACGATGCCTGCGCGCAGTTCGATGACGGCTCTTGAGAGATAGGGCGGCTTTGTGATGTTGCGCCGGCCCGGGACGCGATCTAGTTGAGCAGGCCGCGGCGACGCGGCTTGTGCAGGGGCTCGGGCTCGTACAAGGCTAGGAGGACGGCTTCGGCTCGGTCTGGCGACTTCATACCGCGCCCCTTCATGGCCCGCTTGCTCTCGACCTGGGTGTAGCCGCTCGTCGTCGACAGCAGCTTCGGCGTCGACAGCTGCGCGGCGGCCTTCTTGTCGACGTGGAGCCGCAGCCGCCCCCGGCCCGAGGACGGATCGGGCTGGAGCAGGGATCTGGTGGCCAGCCACATCTCGTCTCGCTTCCGCCACGGTCGCATGACCGCTCCGGGGTCGTCCTGGCTGGGCGATTCCGACACCATGACGCCGACGATCTGCGCCGTGTGCTGCCCGGTCTCCGCCCAGCGTTCGAGCATGCTGACGACACCGTGACCGATGCCGTTCTGGTCGACCTTGACCCGGACCGGGTGCGGTGAACCGAGAGCGTTGGCGAGCCGCTGCGCCGCCCGTATCTCCTCCAAGACCTTCTCCGCGACGGAGACCTGGTTGTCGTTCGCCGCGCCGGCGGAGGCGTGCCGGAACTCGACTGCGTCCCCGACCGCGCGGTAGACCGTGAACTCATCGCCACCGTCCGCGGCCACGTCTACACCGAGGCGGACCCACGCTCCGTCGCGGACCGTGTGCGTGGCGGTTTCGCCCTCCAGGCCGAGGTCGCAGATCCGGCGCCAGCCGTCGCCGACGGGGTCCTCGAACGCCATGGACGATTCGACCCAGCTCGGCGGGATGACGACGCCGCCACCGCCCTTCGGGAACCGGGCGAAAACCTTCGCGATCACATAGGGGTGGTCTTCGCCGTACGAGCGGATCGTGCGGTCGACCCAGTCCTGGTCGGGCATGTGGTCGGCGAGGGAGTGCCGCTCCACTCCGGCCGGACAGTCCGTGCAGTACGGGGCGCGCTCCCCGGTGATTGCGGGGGAGTCGAGGGAGGAGATCGGGATCGTGACGGTGGTCGGCTCGGCCGGGTCGTCGCCCTCGACGCACAGCTCCTCGAACCACGAGGCCGGATCGTCCATCGCCGGGTTGCCGATGGCCAACATGGCGGCGTGGCCGCCGGTGAGCAGGTTGTTGGTGCCGTGCCCGATCATCGGGGCGATGCCGCCCGCCTCGTCGACGATGAGCAGCAGGTGCGGCATGTGGATGCCCTGCATTGCGGCCTCATCGTTGGCCGGGGCCGAGAAGCCGTACGCGGCAACCACGTCGTTCCCGTACGGGTCGGGCATCTTGTACTGGACGGTGTCGCAGTAGCCGGGCAAGCCGGCACGCGGGACGACCTTCCGGATGTGCGGCCAGAGCTGTCGCTGCACCTGCCGGAACCGCGTCGCGGTCGTGATGCACAGCGCGGTCCCGACCGGGTACACGTTGGTGAACCAGACGGCCGCGCGGGCGGCGAGGTGCGTCTTGCCGACGCCGAAGCCCGCGGGGACCGCGACGCGCTTGTGGCCGACGATCGCGTCGAGCACGGCCCGCTGCTTCGACCACAGGCTCTCGCCGAGAACGTCCTCGACGAAGCCCGATGGGGAGTCCCGCCACAGGCCGTACAGCGACCCGGTGGCCCTCTCGACCTCCGTCATCACCACCGCCCGCTCCCGGGCCGTCAGGTGGTGCTTGAACGCGTTGCGGCGCTCGGTGGGCGACAGGCGCAGGAGGATATCGGCGATGTTCGCCGCGTCGCGGGAGACGACACCCGGACGGGCCGATCGCAGCGCGGACGCCGGAGGGGCCACGGGGGTGGCTCTCGGCTGTTCAGGCTGCGTGCGGGACATGATCGGGAAGGTGCCGTCCGGGCAGTTCTTACGTCGCGGTCTGGCCGAGGGCCCATGCCCAGACACCCGGCCAGACCACGCGCTTCCGGCGGTGACTACGAACCGCGCCCTGTACGCGACACCGGAAGTCTTCACGCACGAGGCCCCGCGCCCCTCCGGGGGGAATGGGCTGGGGGCGCAGGACCTCGGCACCCTCTAGTACGTTGCGCGGCGAATCCTGTTACACCCCGCCGCAGGCGGGCGGCCGACCACGGCCCGAGCTACACCAGAGGCAGGAGGCGTACCCGGCGCGGCGCCGACAGTGTCCCGGCGAGGTCCTGGAGCATCCGCCGCTCCTTCTCGGCACGGTGCAGCGCCTCGGTGATCAGGGACGCCTCCGCCACGGCGACGGCCCGCTCGTCGTCGGTGAGCCGGAACCAGGGCTTCGTCCGGAGCCCGGCCGAGCCCAGCACCTCCCGGCGGGTCTCGTAGTAGTGGCGGGCGAGGGTCAGCGGCGGCATCGAAGTCGTCATGCCTCGTGGAACGTCACCCGCTCGATTCTGTGACAGCCGCCGCCCAGGCGCCTCGATGCGGCTGACCCTAATCCCTCCCGGATGCCGACGGTGTCTGAGCGAAGCGAAGGCACCGTAACTACTTAATGGGGGTACTTGATGTTGGTACTAAAGGCGCCTGACCTACCGGAAGCCGGTCCGCCGGAGTCCGGTTTCACCGGCGCCGGAAATTCAGGCCCCGGTCACCGGAGACTGAAAACCCGGCCCCGGTGGTGCTTCGGGGCCGGGCAGGGAAGCGCGGGTCAGCGGGTGCGTGCCTTGGACGCCGCGTTCTTCAAGTCGCGGACGTACTTCGGCGTGACGCCTCCGAGCTCGGCGATCTTGCTAGTGGGCCAGGAGTACGGCTCCTCCGTGAGCGCAAGCGCCGCCTTCCGCAGGAACGGCAGAGCGGCCTTCCTGCGGGCGGTCGCCACGGACACCGTCTCGGACAGGTCCGGCAGCCGATCGGCCGCGCCCTCGACGTACGGCAGGCCGGCCTTCTTTGCCGCCGCGCGACGCTCCTCCGCGGACATCCGCTCGTCGTCGTCGGCGGTCAGCGGGGCCGTCCGCTTGCCGTACAGGGCGAGGGTGCGCATCTGCCGGAACGCGTTGGGGAGCATGCCGAGGACACGGCCAAGGCCGCGGACCCCGTCGTAGAAGAACAGCGACAGCGCTGCCTGGTTGCGCTCCTCGGAGTACGCGGTGATCTCCAGGTCGGCCTGCTGCACGATGTCCATGGCCCTCTTGAACCGGTCATCGGTGCGAGCCAGTTCCCCGAGCTCTTCCTTGACGGCCAGCTCAGCATCGGCACGGAGCTTGGCGTGGTCGGGGATGCGCAGCAGGTGGTGAACACCCTTCTGGGACCTCTGCGGCTCGACACGGGGGGTCGAGCCGTCGGCAGTTCCGAGCGAGTGGTCGGTCATCTTGGCCTCCGTCGTATGTGGCACCGGGCCGGTGCCGGCGACGGCTGGGGCAACCCCATGCCGAGTGAACACGGAAATAGTACAGCCCACGGCGTGGAGGTGTCACCGCGGCCGTGGCTTGCTCCTCTTGAGCACCGCAAACCCGAGGCTTCCGACCAGCAGCATTCGACCGGTGACGTCCCCTGCCGTATTTCCCTTCGGCTGCCCCGACTCCTCGGTGAACGCGAACCGGCCCACCCTCAGCCCGCCCGTGCCCCTGAGCCGCCCGAGACCGAGCAGCCGGATCACCGCCACCACCCCAGGTACCCAGCACGACGCAGCGGCTTGAACTCCTCGCTCTCCGGCCGCCACGGCGCGCCCGCCCTGTACGCCGCCCGAGAACAGACGGCGAACACAGACCAGGACCTTCGCCCCACGCTCACCGTCATCCCGCACGGCTCGTACGAGGCCGCGCCGAACCGACGCACAGACCCGATCGAGAACAGCGTCCCCGAGTCCTCGCCGCCCGACCGGCTCACTGCCCAGCGCCCCCACCGATGCCACACCGGCGGGAGCAGCCACGACGCCTCCGTCATCGGCCCGCCACCCGCACCAGGGACCGCGCGCCGTCCGCCGCCAGCCGGTAGACGCCCCCGCCGCCGTACAGGACCTCAACGTCTTGAGGGCGCTGCGGCCGGCGCACCTTCCAGCCCGCGTCGTACGCCTGCTGCGGATGGTCCTCGAACCACCCGTTACACAAGGTGCACACCAGGAGAAGGTTCTGCGGCTCGTTCACCCAGCCCTCCCGAGCTCCGCCCATACCGCGGTTCACCCGGTGGTGGATCGTCAGCCCGTACGCCCGCTCGCACCGCACGCACCGCCCGCCGTCACGCTGATGGACGAGGTCCTTGACCTCGTCCGTCGGTCCGGTTCGCCGTCGAGCCACGATCGGTCTCCGTCCTGCCCCGCCGCCGGGCCGCGGGTGCGGCCCGAGCGAAGCCGGCGGGGCGAGCGGCAGGAGAGTGGAAGGCGGCCGTGCCTTACGTCTCGGGCTCCTCGCCGGGCTTCGAGGGCGTACCGTCGTGTTCCTCCAGGGCCCGGTTGACCGCGTCCAGGACCGCGACGGCATCCGGGATCGTCGCCCCCCAGACGTCCACCTTCCCGTGGCCGAGGTCGCCGAGGGTGAACTCGAAGAGGGACGAGGACGCCTCGCAGTCGTACGAGTACGTGCCCGGCGGCGCCTCGGCGAGTGGGCCGTCGGCGTAGTCGAGGTACGGGAACTCGATCTCGTCGACCGCCCGAGCGATCACCTTGTTCGGGATGTGGTCGAGCGTGATGGTCGCCCGCCCCTCGTCCACGCACACGCAGCCACCGCGACCGTCCTCCTCGTACTCAAGGCGCAGGATGGGGTGGCTGACCGGCCGCGGGTAGTCGGTGAGCGGCGGGAAGGCGGTCTTCAGCGCGGCGACGGCGGCCTCCAGGGCGTCGTTCCACTGCTCCTCCCAGGAGTCGATGGCGGCGGCGATATCGGCGTGCATGGCTGCTCCGTTCGGTCTCCGAGCACGCAGCCACAAGGGCTGGCCCCGGCAGGTGTAGGGACGAAGGAGCAGCATTCGGACGTCGCCCGCTAGTGTCGTGCGTTCCGCTCAAACGGGTCACCCTCGCCCGCAGCCACCCGCAGGGCCCCCGACCCGTGGCGTAGATCTACTCCGGGCGCCGCCCGCAGTTCGGGCAGGGCAGTTCGAGCCCCGGGCTGTAGACGGCCTCGCAGACCCGGCAGACCGTCAGGTGGATGTAGTTGCAGTCACAGCAGTCGTCAGTGCACGAGGACGGTCCCGGACACACGTACGGCTCGCGCTCGGGCAGGGGGCGCGGCAGCCGAGCCTTCGGCGGCAGGGTCTCCAGGTACGCGAGGTAGTCCGGGCGCTCCCGGGTCGGGCACCCTGCCGGGCAGGGACCCGAGAGCCAGGAGTCGTGCCCTGGGATCGGGTCGGCCTCCTCGCAGCGGGGTGCCACCCATGGGTCCCAGGCGGCGGGACTGTTCGAGTGGCGCAGGGCCGTCGCGGCTTCGGTGTACGACTCTCCGGTGGCCGACTGGCGGCGACGTACGGGGCCCTTGCGGGCGTGGTCAGCGGGCATGGCAGCTCCATGGGCATCCAGAGGGGGGATCTGAATGCGCTGGCGCCGAGCACCTTGTCCGAGCGCGTCAGCGGAGCCGACCACGCGGGCCTGCGCACGGCCCACCCCACGAACCCGCAGGGCACGCCGAGCGTAACAGCCCCCGAGCGCCCCGACGGGTGTCATCACTCGTACGAGCGACAGGGTGGCGGCCCCGCCTGTCCCTCGGCCACGATGCTCGGATGCAGGATGACGAACCGCTGGAGGAGTGGGCTCGCCGGCGCGACGCCCGCCAGGCCGCCTCGAAGGGCAAGAGGCGCGCGGTGCCGCTCGGCGAGGGGCCTCACCGCGGGGCCCACGTCGACCCCGGCGCGCCACGAGCGATCGAGGAGTGGACCGGCACGGAATGGACGGTGGTTGGCCTCGTCGAGGACCTTGCCGCCGCTCAGGCCCTGTTGTACCCGCCGTCGCCCGAGCAGGAGAAGCCTGCCGAGTGGGACCGGCCCGCGATGGGCAGGGGCCGAGGGCGGCATCGGAAGCCGACCCCGGCGGAGGAGCAGGACCGGTAGGTTCAGGCTCGCGGATTCACGAACGCCCCGAGCGGCTGTGAGGGATGCGCGGTTGAACCAGGGTCTGCGCGAGCTGACCCAAGTTCCGCACCACCGTGGTGTGCATGGTGGTGTTCAGGTGCGCCTGGTGCAGGGCATTCGCGTACTCCTTGTCGGGAGCCACGATGTCGCAGTAGGGCACGGCAAGGCTCATGGCGTCGATGTCGTAGATGTCGTTGGGCAGCCACTTCTTCGTACGGTTGCTGTGCATCCGGGCTTTGAGCACCGTGGTGACGCGCATGCTCGGCATGGACAGCACGAAGGCGTTCAGCGTGGCGATGTCCTTGTCGACGGCATCGGGGGCAAGGCCCCTAGCGATCAGCTGCGCGAGCAACTGGTCGAAGAACCCGACGATGAGCTCGCGACCCGCAATGACGTTGCGAAGTTCGGATTGCCGCCTGAACCGGTTGGGGTTCTCCCGTAGCCAGCCTTGCAGGACGCGCTCGGATTCCGCTCGCTGTTCCTGCTGGACCTCAAGAGACTTCGGGTCGTATCCCCGCGCCGCCAGCTTGGCTGCTTCGTCGTCGTCGGGGCCGGCGAGCATCCGGCGTTCGACCTCACCCTGGAGATCGGACATCAGAGCGCGGAACTTCGCAGCACCGATCTGCTCTTCCAGGTCGGCAGTGGAACGAGGGCCGCGGACCGACAGCTTGCCGGGCACGCCGAGCGCGTGGCCGAAGCCGATCTCCACCAGGCTCATCGGTGCCGGAGGCATCGCGGATGGACCGAACAGCGAAGTGAGCGCGGCGTCGATCTCCCGTTCCAGCACCGCACTGCGCGGTGGGAGGGTGGCGTACCCGGTGAGCTCTTCCATCACCGAGGTCACGTCCTGACGCTGCTTGGGGTCCTCCACCTGCCCGAGTTCCCTGTAGAGCTCGGGCGACAGCACAAACAGGCTCCGTTGGTCCCTGACCGCAGCACGGCATGCCTCCAAGGCGGCGCGATGCGCCGTACCAGTGGCCAGCCCCTTAGCGGCCTTTGCCAGGTTGATCCAGTGGCACAGGTCGAGATAGACGAGCTGCTGGGACGCGCTGGCCGGTTGCCACAGGGTTGGAGGCCAGCAGAGCTGAGGATCGGTCACAGAGTGAAGTATCTCCGTGAAGCAGATGGAACGCCCCAGGATTTCCGACCGGCACATTGGCTTCGGCGGCCGGGGAGTTGACCTCCCTCGGCCGCCAGAGCGCCGGTCAGACCGCCAAGTCGTATTCCTCGGGCCAGGGTTCGTCGGTCCACAGGTCGTCGTAGTGGTACAGGCCGGTCAGGTAGTCCCGGACCCGGCGTTCCCAGTCCACGCCGTGGAGCACCCCCAGGACATACGCGGCGACGGCCGGACATACGACATCACCGGATTGCTGGAACTGGCTGGAGCGGGAGCCCTGCCACGGGTACGACGCCCGGAAGGAGACGAGGACCCCGGCCTCAGCGGGCGTGAGCCGCAGTCCGTCCCGCTCGCGGACCCAGGTGCGGGTCTTGCCCGTCAGGCACCAAGAGGGCTTGTCCGCCGAGTAGGTGTTGCCGCCCTTGGCGCGCCCCGTGGCCGGGTCGACGGGCCGCTGGCCGCGCGTATTCACCCGCTCGCCCTCGTCCCACCCGAGTGCTTCGGCCATCGTGGTGGTCGGCAGGGGCTCCTTCGGCGGCTCCAGGGTGACCCAGCGGTACCGGGAGGCGATCATGAAGGCTCGCTTCCTGCGGGAGGCGACGCCGAGGTCTGCGGCCTCCAGGATGGCCCATGTGGTGCGGAACCAGTCGGCGCCGCCGAACTCGACGCTCAGCTCCTCCAGGATCTCCTCGGGCAGGTTGTTCGACTGCTCCATGACCATCCACTCGATGGGCGCACCAGCGGCCTGCAGGGCGAGCGGCCAGAGGACCACTTCGAGCATGAGGCCGATGCGCGGGTCGGTGAGGCCGTCGAGCATGGCGCGGACGTCGTCCCAGGTCTGCCCGTTTCGGGGGGCGTAGCCCTCGTGGTAGCCAAAATCGGCGCACAGCGGGCAGTCGTCTTCGAGGTCGGGGTACAGCTCGTCGCAGCAGACCTCGTCGAGACGGATGAAGCCCCCGGCCTCGCCGACGGCGGCGATGGCGTCGCGCAGGATGCAGATGTTGCTGCGGAGGAGTCCGGCACGCTTCCCGGCGGTGGAGAAGCTGGGGCACGGTGGGCTGATGATGACGCCGACGGTCTCGCGCAGCGCGGGGTGCTCGGGATCGAGCTTCGTGATGTCGGCGCATATTCGGACGTGCCCGGCGGCGACGGCGGTGGCGCAGGCGTCCGCGCTCATGTCGACGCCGACGACGTCGTAGGCGGTGAGGCCGAGGACGGTCTTGAGTCCTTCCGCCCAGCCCCCGGGGCCGGCGCAGAGCTCGATGACGCGCTTGCGGTCGCCAGGCTTGGAGGGGAGGAGCCAGCGGCCCGGCCAGGGCGCGGCGATCTGGTCCAGCTCGGCCATGACGCCCGCGGGGATGGGCTTGTCGGCGTAGTGGTAGTCCAGGAGGACGGTGTCGAGGAAGTCTTCTTCGGCGGCGGTCAGCTCGGACACGAAGGATGCTCTTTCGCTTTGGGTCGGTTGCCCGGTTGCTCTCCGGGCGGTGTCGGCGGCTGCTCTCCGCCAACAGAGAAAATAGTACAGCAGACGTCGCCGTGAAGTCGAATGTGCAGGTAAGCGCGTTGCTCGTGACGTGTGCTGGCGCTGTGCGCGCGGTTCTGGCGGGGTGGCCCCTGTCCCTCAGTCGGTGGGGCCAAGGGCAGAGAAGCGCGCCCGGCGGATAGGCCGGGCGCGCGGAAGGGGCGGAGCGGGTCAGCGGGCGAAGAGCGGCGCGAGGCTGATCAGGTGGTCGATGCCCACCCCGTGCAGCTCGGCGGCGACCGGCGAGCTGTCGCCGACGGGCGCGCCCGGGTCGGCGGGCGGAGCGACGTATCCGAACGGGCCGCTCGCCGTGCCGACGCTCAGCCCACCGTCGTCGAGGAGGTCGACCGTCGTGAACTGCGTCAGGTGCGCGGCGAGCCTGCGGCCCAGGGCGGTCTTCACCCCCCGGACGCGGCGCGGCAGTTTGGCGGGCTCGTCCAGGAACAGCGGCAACACGGCCTCCACCTCCCGGACGGGGCCCGAGAGCGCGAGGTCGACGGCCGGGTTCGCGCCGACCAGCGTCGCCCGGTACTCCATGCCGCTCCCGCTGCGCCAGACCAGAGAGTCGGAGTGAGGCAGCGGTCCCCGGCGCTCGGCCGGCTCGGCGCCGTGGGCGCGCAGAGCAGCCCCGATCAGTCCGAGGTGGGCCAGGCGCACAGGGGCGGCGTCGGCGGGCGCGGGTGCCTCGGCGAGAGCGGTCGCGTCGTCGAGGCGCGGCAGCACCAGGCGCAGGATCTCCCGCGCGATCGGCTGCGGGGCGAGCCGGTCCGTGACCGCGTCGGGGCGGTACGGCTCCCGCCCGTCGAGCTGGAAGGCGAGCTCGGTGCGCCACGCCTGAACGGCCACGATCACGGCCCCAGTGCGGCCGGTCTGCGTGAGGCGCGCGGCCGGACGGGTGGTCCACCACGCCGAGTAGGCGGCGGCGGTCCAGGCGTGGCCGTCTCGGTGCGGCAGGTGCTCGACGATTCGGTGGGCGAGTGCCAGTCCGGCGTGCCCGGGGGCGATGACGGTGCTCATGGGGTTCCTTCTCTTCGGGTCGACCGGCGTTGCTCTCGCCGGGGAGTGGAGCGGCGGGAGGCGGCTTACGTCGCCTCTCGCCGTGGGCTGCCCGGTGTTCACCGGGCGGGAGGGAGGGATGGGCGGCACCGTGCGGCCTGGCCATCGGGGTGTCAGTCGTGCAGCCAGGAGCGCAGTTCGCGCGGGCTCACGGCGTAGTTGTCGCGGGCGATCGACTCGAAGTCGGCCCGGGGGTTGTCGAGGAGCGTCAGCGTCGCGTTCACGATCAAGTCGTCGATGTCGTCGGGCAGACGACGGGGGCTGGCCCCGGCAACGAGCCGCACGCTGTCGTCGACAGCGCGGGCCACCTGGTCGCGGGTGAACTGCGCGACGTCGTCGTCCTCGCGGGTGACCGGGGTGCCGTTGCGGTGCTCCCGGATGGCGGCCCACGTGGCGTCGGGCTCGTCGAGCAGAACCAGCACGGCGGCCGATGCCCACACGAAGCGGTCCTCGCGGTCGGATCGGTTCGCCTCGTCGGTGGTCAGGTCGATGCCCGCGCTGATCGCTTCCCTGACCTGGGTGCGGGTGAACAGCTCGGGTACAGCCGGGACGGAAGCGGTGTCGAGGGCGGCGTTCAAAGGGTTCTCCGGTGTGGTCGTGGGTGAGCCGGCCGGAGCCGCAACGGTGCGGCCCCGGGGATGTGTGGGGCGCGCCCGGCGGCGCGCCCCAGGGTGGTCAGGCGGCGGCGCTCAACAGGCGCATCTCGCGGATCTCGCGAATCCTGTCGGCGACGAGGTGCGCGAGGGGGAGCAGCCCGTCGGCGGCGGAGGCGTACAGGAAGTGGCTGCGGCGGCTGCTGTCGTCCTCGTCCTCCAAGAACAGGTCTCCCTCGTCGTCGACGCCGAGCACGAAGCCGCGCACGCTGCCCGTACGCGTCAGGTGCGCGCCGACGCCGAAGGAGAAGGACTCGGCGTGCCAGTGGGAGCCGAGGAGCTGCACGGCGGCGCGGCCGATGTCCGAGACATGGAACGGGTACTCCGTGCCAGGGGCGGGAACGTAGCGGCCGTGCTCGTCGTGGGGGAGCGTCACGGTCACCGCGTCGGCCTCCTCGAACGCGACGATGGCGTTCAGGGCGGCCGTGGTCGCCGCTTGGTGCTCCGCGCGGCCGGACGTGGTCGGGCGGGCCGGGGCCGGGCTGACGGCTCGCAGAGCGCGGGTCAGGCGCTGGAGCGCGACGCCCCAGGGCTGTTCCGAGCTGCGGGGAGCGGCGTAGTCGCACATCTCGTCGAGACGGTCGATGAGTTCGGACGGATCGCGGTGCAGGAACGCGGCGTAGGCGCGGTGCGTGACGCGGGCGTCGGCGGCGAGCTGGGAGGCGGTGACGACGGCGGTGGTCATGGGGTGGTGCCTTTCGGGTGGGTCGGCGGCCGGTTGCTCTCCGGCCGGGAAGGGGCGCGCCCGGCGGCGCGCCCCCCGGGGGGTGGTCAGACTGCGGCGACGGCAGGGGCGGTGATGGCGGGGCAGTCGTAGCCGAAGCAGAAGCAGACGAGGAACTGGCCCCACAGGTCCCCGTAGCCGCACGAGCAGGTCGCCCATTCACGGACGCTGAATCGGACATCGTGGCCGGAGCACTTGGGGCAGGAGACGTGCTTGGCGACTACGGCCTGGCGGTTGCCGGGGCGGTGGTTGTCGACGTCGACCTCACCGGCCAGGCGCATCCACTTCGCCAGGACGCCGAGCACGGCGGTGAACCACGTCTCGGTGTCCTCGGCGGCAGCGGTCGTGTCGGCGTGGAGCCGGTCCAGGTCCGCTACAAGGGCGGCTTCCTCGGCTGCGTGCCGCTCCATCAGGGGCAGCAGCGGCTCCGGTATTGGCAGGGCGACGGCCGGAGAGAACGGGGCGACGATGTACGGCAGGACGCTGAGGGGCAGGCGTGCGTCAGGGTGAGCCCCCATCAGCTTCTGAGCTTCGGCGAGCGGGCGCATGACGGCCGGAAAGTTGAACGGGGTGGCCCCACAGGCTGACGCGGCGTCGTCGAGGTGGACAGCGATCGAGTGGAGCGCGCGCATCGTCGCGGGCGGAGCGAAGCGATCACGGCAGACGGCGGCGGCGACGCGGGCACGGGTCGCGACGGCGGAACGGGCAGGCAGGGAGAGGTTCACGGTGTGCTCCGGAGAAGGGGCCGGGGCGCTGGGCGCCCCAGCGGGGATGGTGGACGATCAGCCAGCGGCGGAGGAGGGATCGGAGCGTTCCGCCTCCCAGTCGCGCGTGGCCCGGTCGAGTACGTCGGTGCCGTCGGTGTCGGAGTCGATGTCAGCGAGGTGGAGTAGGTCGGTGATGAGGTCGGTGATCTCAGCGGCGGGGAACGCCTCGCGGAAGAGGTCCCAGGCGGGGCGTGCGTGGTCGGCCAGGGTGCGGACGGTGTCGGACACGGGTCTCTCCAGGGGTTGGGCCGGGGCGTGAGGGTGCGCCCCGGCCGGGGCTTGTGTCCGTCAGGCGGCGAGAGCGAGGCGCGCGAAGAGGGCGGCGGCCTGCTTGTCCTTCGGCCGGTAGACGGCGAGGACGGCGGCGATCTGCGCCCGGGTCCACAGGGCGAACTCGACGAGCTTGGAGACGCGGCCCTTGAGCTTCTTGCGCTTGGTGCCGGTGGCGGCCGGGGTGTGACCGAGGGCCTTGGCCTTGCGGGTGACGGCGCCGGAGAAGCGGTGAGCGGTGGCCGGGTCGAGACCGCCCGCGATCAGGTGGGCGGAGACGGCGGCGACGCCGGTTGAGACGGCCTGCGCGGCCTGATGTGCGGCGCGGTTGTCTCGGGCGCGGTGACGGAGGACGGCGGCGGCGCGGCGGGCGTTGGCGGAAGCCATGGGGATCTTCTTTCGCTTCGGGTCGGTTGCCCGGTTGCTCTCCGGGCGATGTCGGCGGCTGCTCTCCACCAACAGAAAAAATAGTACAGCAGGCGTCACAACGTGTCTAGCCGGGAAGGGTGATCGGATCGACTTGGGTCATCTACCTGCGTGTTCCTGTGCTGGGCTCCGATCTGGACGGCTGTCGGTGGCGGCTGCTGTGTCTACAGATCCAGGGTGAACAATGTGTCTTCCTGCGGCGGCTCCGCCCCACGCGCCCGCCTGCCCGGGGCGGGCGGCGCCCCCACCTCGTCACCGAACAGGGCCTCCGTCCCGTACGAGTCCGGCACGGCCGGCACGCGGCCACCGCCCCCGGGAGGTCGGAGGCGCAGCGGCGCAGTCATGTCGAAGTCGGCCCGGGTCATCTCCCGCCAGTCCCGCCCCTTCACGCCCCGACCTCCGTCGCGGCGACGGGCGCGGTCACCGTGCGAGCCTCGCCCTCCGACTCCGAGACCTCCCATCGCATCGCGGTCGCGGCCTCCACCTGCGCCCGAACCTGTTCGTAGGCGAGCTGCGCCGCCTCCTCCGGGTCGGCCGCCTCCACGTCCGCCGACCACGTCACGCTGAACGGGCGCCGGACCGGCCCGCTCGCGGCCTTGGCGCGCTCCACCCGCTCGGCGCGCACCACGATCACGGGCAGGTTGGCCCGCTCGATCACGCACGGTTCGCCCGCCTCTGCCGGGGACAGGCACACGTACCGCCACGCGAGATCCGCAACACGAGCGTGATCGGCCAGGGTCCACGCTTCCAACTTGGCGCACTCCTCACACGCCCTGCCAGCGCACCCGGGAGGCGAGGTGGGCGCGGCCGGGAACGGCTGAGGGCAGTGGTCGACGCGGCGCGCCCCGAACTGCTCGTCGGTGAACGCGACGACAAGGTCCCCGGCTTCCACCTCCCGGGCCCGAACGGCGACCGCGTCGTCGAGCGTGAGCCCGTAGGGCAGCGGCGAGTCGAACTCGTCGTCATCCGTCGGCCGGTCGTCGACGTGAAGGGACACGGTGCCGTCGGCGAGCGTCATCAAGCGCATGGGGGTTCCAATCCTGTCTGGCGGGTGGGGAGATGGCCGGTCACGACTCGTCGTCGGGCTCGTGGCTCCGGTACGGGAAAGGGCTGTCCGGGTCGTCCAGGAAGGCGAGCACCGCCCCCGTGAACAGCTGCCGGTCGTCCGGCTGGCCGAAGTCGAAGTAAGCCGACAGGCGGTCGAATGCGTCGTTGGCGGCCCGCTCGACGCGCTCCCGGCAGTAGCGCCGCACGGGCGTCGGAAACGCCCCGTTCCTCGCCCACGCGGGCACGATCACGAGAAGTTCGTCAGCGTTGTTGAGCTGGCAGACCGGGTCCAGGCCGTCGCGCGGCCAGACCGTGAGCGCGACCGGATCGGTGAGGTACGTGAACGGGTCCGAGCGGACGGCGGCGCACATCTCGCACGGGCACGCCGGGTCGAGGGGGCGCGGCCGGGCGGCGTACGGGACGCAGCCGTACGGCAGGTAGCTGACTCCGGCGGAGTGGCCCGGGTCGTGGCCGTAGACCTCCCCGAGCACAACGTCCCCGCGCCGGACCCGGTCGGCGCGCACGATGCGCACGGCGGCGGGGTCGAAGTCGTACGGGTGAGTGCCGGCCGGGCGCGCGGACAGGAGGACGGGGCGCGTCGTCGGGTCGAGGTCGAAGTACGTGGGCATCGCGGGTCCTTCCCGGCAGGGTGGGCGGGGGCGCAGCGGCGCGGCTGCGCCCCCGGGGTGACGGTGGTCAGTGCTGCTGGCGCCACTCGGCGTCGAGCGCGACCAAGGCGCTCTCGAACTCCGGGCTGCCCGGCGTCTCGTCGAGGTCGGCGATCAGCGTGCGGCCGTCCGGGTTGTCGGTGCGGGAGCCGTCGGCGTTCGTCCATCCGTACGGCGGGCGGCTGGCCACCGTTACGCACAGATCCATCGCAGAGCCGACGCCCTTGCACTCGGCAGGAACCGTGCGCGGGCCGCAGATGCGGTTGCCCATCGTCCGGCAGTCCCAGCCGCTCTCGTCCTCGTCGATCCGGCCGTCCCGGTTGTCGTCTCCGCGCTCGGCGGACAGCGGAACGGCGACGACTTCCACCGGGTGGCCCGCCCGCCCGGCGGGCGAGGTGCCCTCGGTGAGAGGCGAAGCCGAGGCGAGCGCGAGAACCGTGCCCGCCGCAACGGCGACGAGGAGCGCCGCGGGGCGCGGCAGGTAGGGACGAAGGCGCGATGAACGCATGGGAGTTGTCTCCAGAGGGGGGTCGGGGGCCCGGTTGCTCTCCAGGCCGGTGGTGCGCTCCGAACGCTACACAGCGATGAGGAAAAAGTACAGCAGGCGTCGCTTGGTAGTGAGCTGGAGAGTGTTGTTGGACTTGAATGCTTAGTAAATGGTCGTGATGTTGCGCATCGCGTGACGTCTGCTGTACTCTTTTTGTGTCGGCGGGAAGTGGTCGCCGACAACGCCCGGAGAGCAGCCGGGCACCGACCCAGAGCGAAAGGCACCACCATGTCCGTCAGCCTCGACAAGACCCCCTACGCCTTCACCGTCTTCCTCGTCGATGGAGCACCCTTCGGCGTCGCCCTCACCCCCCAGGACGACGACGAGCGCGACGCGATGTACCTGGAGGCGCACTTCGGCCTGTGCCTCGACGTGTACGAGGTGACCGCGATCGACCGCTACGAAGCCTTCAGTAAGGGCGTCGAAGCCCACGCCAGCCTCGTGGCGATCAACGAGGCCATCGAACGCGCCGAAGCCTGACCTTCCCGCGCTTCCCGGCCACGCCCCGCCCCGCACGGCGGGGCGGGCCCCATCCCGCGCGCCCAACACCCGATGCCGGCGCCCCGCACCCCATGACCCTCCCCTCGCAGAGGAGCACCCCCATGCCCACCCCGACCTTCACCATCAGCCCCCGCCTCTACCCCCACCACTACGCCAACGGCCAGGGCGGTGGGCAGGCCGACCACACGCGGTACATCAACGGCCGCCCGTTCTACTTCGAATGGGCCTGGAACGCCGAAGGAGCCGTGGAGCTGCGCGTCCGAACCCTCGTGCCCAACCCCACGCCGTACCTCGCCGAGGGCTGGGAGACCATCCACGACCTCCGCAACTTCTAGGCCCCATCAGGGCCACCGCGCCCCGTGACCAACCAGCACCTCTACGCGTGCGCGCGCGTAGAGGTCTCGCAAAACTCGCGAAATCTCGCGTTCCACCCCCATGTGAGGACCCCTGATGACCACGGCCATCACCACCCCGGTACTGACCGCCGAGCAGGTAACCGTTGCGCTCGACTGCTGGGACCGTCCCGTTGCGGTAGTGCCCGACGCCGTTGCCGCCCGGCTCGCCGCCGCCTCCTGCGAAGAGGTACGGGACTACGGATACGGCCATCACGAATCCCGCCGCTTCGCCGCCGACTCGTACGAGACGCGGGCCGTCCGCGCCATCTTCAAGGCCCTCGTCGACTCCCACCCCGACGAGCCGGGTGTCCGCCAGTTCGACCGGTACGGGGTCGGCTACTTCTACGGCTTCGTCGTCGGCATCTCCGGCTGGGACTGCTCCACCGGCTTCTGGAAGGACCGCGAGGTCGCCCGGAGCCTCTCCGTGGCTGGCATCCACGTGAACCGCGACGGACGCAGCCACTTCGGCTCCTAGCCGCTCACCGGCGCCCGCCACGAAGGCGGGCGCCGACCCACCCCACCAGCAGCAGAAGGCAGTCCGCCATGCCCATCAACCTCGTCAAGCCCCTCCGTACCTTCACCGTCCTCCACCAGCGCGGAGAAGTGCTGCACGTCGTCCCCGCACGCGCCGAACTCCAGCCGGACGGATCGCTCGGACCGTACGCCGCCGCCTGGCAGGACATGTTCGCCCGCGGGCTCAAGGCCACCGAAGTCCAGGCCGTCGACCGCCGGTCCGCCGTACAAGCCGCTGCCGGAGAGGTCGGCCCGTACATCTCCGAACGCGACTGGCTGGTCCGTCACATCGACACCCGCGTCGGGCGCAGCGACTGGCCGGACCTGTCCCTGCCCGTACGGGAGCGCACCACCGTCATCGACGTCCTCCTGGAGACCGGCTTCCAGCCCCACGTCGACCCCACGGGGCCCGCCATCGAATGGGAGCCCGCCACCACCACCGAACGACGTGACTGGCTCGCTCGACAGCCGACAGCCGTCCTCCTGCGCTGGTACGGGCACGCGCGCGGCATCAAGCGTCCAGCTGTGACGCCCTGGGGCTGACTCCCCTCCGCAGACCTCCGGGGGACGACGGGCCCCGCGCCGGCCGACCGCTGCGCGGGCCCGGACCTCCCCTCCATCCCGACCCCGAAGAGGTATCCGTGAACACCGACAGCTCCGCCCGTACCCTGGCCCACCGCTCGACCCTCACCGTCCCCGACGCCACCACCATGCTCGACACCGTCCGCTGGGTCTCCGCCCAGTGGCTGAAGGGCAAGTTCGGTTCGAGCGCTGTTCCCGCCGGAACCGGGCAGCACACCATCGCCCCCAGCACGGTCCTGCTGACCGAAGCCGCCTACGACGACACCGGCGCCGAGTACGCCACGCGAATGCAGCTCCGCGAATACCAGCCCTCGGCCACCTGGCGCACCACCATCACCGCCGTGCGATCCACCACCGGCCCGGGGACGGTCGGCGTCGACCTGGAATGCTTCCCCAGCAGCAAGCGCCCCCCGCGCACCGCGAAGCCGAAGATCGTCCGAGAGCTCGTCACCGAGCTGGAGGCGTACGACGGTCCCTCCCGGCTCACCCCCGAGGCCCTGCGCGTCACCGCGGAACAGGTTCCCGCCCTGGTGACCATGCTCCGCACCCCCGACCGGCACAAGCCCCTGATCGTCGCCGCCCGACCCACCCAGAGGCATCCGCTGTGGGTGGAGCGCGTGGCCGGCACCGTGCACGCCGTCTCCGGGGACGCCTCGGCCTACCTGCTGTGGGACCTTCCCGCCATCGACGCCTTCCGCGAGGCCGTCGGCTACGACCACCGCGTCAACGCTGGTGCCGTCCGCGTCTACCTACCACTCGTCGACCCTGCGTGGGCAGCCGACGGGGCCCGGCACCGTGTCCTGGGAGCGCCCCGCTGGACCAACCCAGAAGACCGGGCATGGCGCAGCATCACCACCAACATCCTCTCCATCGCGCGGGAGCAGCCGATGCCGCAGCAGCTCGCGGCCGTCGAGTTCCCGAACCGGGTCGCCGAACAGCACCGCCAGGAGCGCCAGGAGACCCTGGACAAGGCCCGCCAGGTCGCGAGCGCCCCCTCCGGCGAGCCCGAGGATCAGCTCACGAAGCTCCGCGCGGAAGTGACCCTGCTGAACGGGCTGCTGGGTCAGGCCGACGAGGAGCTGACGGAGCTCGGCCGCGCCAAGGGCCTGACCGAGCGAGCTCACCTGTCCGCCCGCAGTGAGCTGGCTGCCGTCGCCGCTGAGCGAGACGCCGAGGTCGAGGACCACCTCGCCACCCTGGACGCACTGTCGCAGGCCCGAGCGGAGACGGACCGGCTCCGGGTGATGCTCCTGCGCCAGGACCGCCATGACGAGGCGGAGCAGGCCGGAGCGGGGCTCCCCGGCGTTCCTGGCTCGTTCGAGGAGCTGTGGCAGCGACTGGAGGAGTGGGATCGCCTGCTCGTCACCGCAGACCGGCGCACCGCCCTGGGGCTTGACGTTCACCCCCAGGCGCGGACCTGGGCGGCGAAGGCGTGGACGGCCCTGGGCGCCCTCGACTCCTACACGGCGGCGGCCACCGACGGTTTCACCGGGAACTTCTACCAGTTCTGCCTGACCCCACCGCCCGGGGCCCGTCCCTACCCTGTCCGGCACGTCGCGATGGCGGAAAGCCCGCCCACGATGGAGAAGTACGGGCACGAGCGCCTTTTCCCCGGCCCGGACGGACGCCGGGTCGAGATGCAGGCCCACCTCAAGCTGGGCGCACGCGGCACGGTCGCACCCCGGCTGTACTTCCTGGACGGGGCGAAGAGCACAGAGGGCGCGGCTGCCGGCCGACTCGTCGTCGGGTACATCGGCCCTCACCTGCACAACCAGATGACCAACTGATACAGCGTGCGGCGCCATGGGGCGCATGAGGCTTATTGATCTGGGATTACTAGACCAGCGGTGACGCCTGCTGTACTATTTTCCTTGTTGGTGGAGAGCAGCCGCCAATACCGACCCGAAGCGAAAGGGACTCCTGTGTCCGTCGCCTTGTATATGCCCACCGTCGAGGAACTGACCGCCATATGCGGCCCGCTCCGTGCGGTCCTCGCCGACTCCGGCCCCATCGGCATCCAGCCCGAGCACGCCGATGTCTACTCGTTCGAGATCCTGGGTGGCCGCACGCTGCGCGAGTCCGTCATCAACGACGTGACCGGCCCCGTCCTGATCATCCGCCTCCTCGACTACCGCGACCCCGTCGCCGAGTCCCAGCGGTTCGCCGTCGAGAAGTGGTCCACGGTCGGCTTCCGCACGGTCGACCACACCGCCCGCATCGTCTGCGACGCCGAGTACGAGCGACAGGTCCTCGCCGAGTTCGCCAACCCCTCCCTCCCCGTCGGCCCGGAGAGGTCCACGAGCAGCCTCGCCGCGTTCTACGACGCCACCGACGTCCTCTGACGCCCTCCCACCAGGGCGCAGGGGCACATACGTCCCTGCGCCCGCCTCACCGGCAAGGATCCACCGTGACCACCACCCTCGCTCGCAAGGCGCACGCCACCCCGACCCCTGCCCAGCGTCGCGCACTGCTCGCCGCACTCGCCGACCCCAAGGGACGCGTCCCCGAATACACCAGCACCCGCGTCCTCGACGCCATCTACCTCGCCCGCTGGGTGAACGAGGTGACCAACACCGGCCGCGCCGCCTGGAACGCACGGCTCCACGGGTACGAGGGCCCGACGTTCCTCTCGATCAACTCGCGCGGGCGCGCCGCGCTCCTCACCGAGGCCGGGCGCACCGCGCTCCGCGAAGCCGGACCGGACGGGCGACTGCCGGAGGGCACCGCCTGGCCGACGGCACGGACGCTGCACCGAGACGGCCTGGTCGAGTACCGCGACGCCAACGGCATCGTGTACCCCACTGACGGCGACGACGGCGTACGCGGCCCGCTGTACGCCCCCCACGTGACCGAACTGGGCCGCCGCATCGTCACCGGCTTCCCGCAGGCACACCGCGCCGCCTGA